CCAGCACCAACACCGGCGACCGTAGCGCCAGCACCAACACCGGCTCTTATAGCGCCAGCACCAACACCGGCGACCGTAGCGCCAGCACCAACACCGGCTCTTATAGCGCCAGCACCAACACCGGCTCTTATAGCGCCAGCACCAACACCGGCAAGCAAGGGGTTGCCCTAGCTTGGGGTTTTGAAAGTAAAGCCAAGGGTGCAATCGGATGCTGGTTAGTATTATCAGAATGGAAGGATGGCGAGATTATTGACGCCCAAATGAAAAGGGTAGACGGTAAAAAAATTAAGGCGGACACGTTCTACTCGCTGGTAGGCGGGAAATTCAAAGCGGTTTCATAACGTATAAAGCGTACGCTAGGCGAATCCGGCCACGTGTTTTGTTTTAATCACAGAAAGGGAGCAATATGACTGACAAAGCGGGAACGGTGCGGTGGTGGATAGGTACAGACGATGACCCAGACAAGCGGGAACAGATTGTCGTTACGGCTAAGGATGCCGCCAAGCAACCTAACCGTGGTGACGTAACTGCATTCACTGTTAAAAACTTGCTCACTGGCAAACACGTTAAGTTGCGTAGAGCAGACTGCGGGTTAGGGTGCCAGTATGCCTTAGAACGTGCGTAGTTTGCAAGGCGAGTGCTAGGCAAAAGCGTACACGGTACGGAAATGAGGAAAGCTATGTCACTGGACAGAGCAAAGCAAGAATGGCCGGAAACGTATTATGTTGACACCCCCACTTTGGAGTGTGGTTAGGCGTACACTCATACGCTTCCAGTCGCGGCCACGTACTTGCTTTCACCCGTAATGACTCCATACCCTGCTACAGGGACAGTAACGCGTTCCTAGCGCGTCCTAGGCCGTCTGCTAGGCACTTCCTGAGCGAATGGCTTAGGCGAGTGCTTAGCGCAGTTAGTCTCAATATGAGATTATGCATAACTGTCTCATTATGAGATAACTAATCAATTAGTTGCTTACTGCTTAGCGTCTCAATGTGAGACAATCCTACCGTCGTGCTACGCTATACGTAGTAGTACATTCCAATCAAGTATAACTAAACAAATGGCTTAGGTGATTGCCTAGCGAGTGCAAGGCGAGTGCCACTGCCCGCTTGGGTCTATCGCCTAGCACTCGCAATGCGTTTACTTAGCATAACTTAGCGACTGCTATACCTTTGTCTGGTATAGCTTAGCATTTTGCCTAGCACGCGCTAAGCAGGCGCGGCCTGCTACTCTCCTGTCCTTACAACAAGCACGTGGCCGAATCCCGCACTTGCTTAGCACTCCCTTAGCGTATCCCTGTACGCTTGGCACTCGCTTAGCACTCGCCCAGCAATGCCCCCTAGAGATCTACCAGACGAGTGCTAAGCGATTGCTAGGCAGTTCCCATAGCCTTATACACAACAAAAAACCCTAGCGGTTAGGCTAGGGTTAGGTAAGGCGAGTGCTAGGGGTGCGCCTATCTGCTCAACTGTCCGTCTGACTGCCATCCCTCAGTCTGTACAAGACGTGGCCGATTCTTGGCCGTATCGTGTACGTGGGATGGTCTGCTATTCAGTTCTTTAATGCCCGTGACTACAGACAGGAAATGTTCACGGTCAAACCTTGGGTTATCCTCCGCGAGGACTACAGCAACTTGATAGGCCGCGTCCATTGCCCCTTGATAACTGTCAAAGCTAGGTGTGTGTCTAGAAACAGCGTTTCGCAGTGCCCCTGCTAGTACGATGTAATCTTTACGTGTCATAAAACATGGCCGCTCCTTAGTCGGCGTATGCTTGTACGGCTATGCTGCTTTGGCTTTTCCGCCTTGTATTACCTCAAGGCTGTAGTGCCAGTCTGTAGAATCATCCACGCGGTAAATCGTGGCCGGGTTGTAGGACAGGCGCGTATATGTGTACGTACCGGACCTATCCTGCTCGTTACGGTAAACGATCTGTAGGTCTGTCATACAGACTCCGCATAGTTTGCTACCAGATACTCGTAGGTCTCAGACTGACGCATTTCGTCGCAGAGTCTAGATGACCAGCTCCCTGTCATCCGAAGCTTAGACAGTAGGCGATAACCGCGTGACCACTGCCCGCTGTGATAGTCCATGAGGAATACAGCCAATTCAAAGTAGCATTCTTTCGGAATCTTGTTCATATTTCCTCCTGCTCGAATCCTTGCACACCCTTGGCAACTTGTCAAGCCTTCCCGCATAAATAGTTGGCAATGGAATTGCTAAGCACCCGCCTAGCGTACGCTGTACGGTCTGAGAATCGGCCACGTGTTTTGTTGATAGCAGAACACTCATAGGGAGAACACAAAGGGAAGCTATTAGAATACATAAGCGAACACAAAGCGAATGCTTAGCAGTATGTAATAGTTACACAGCGAATGGATGGCGATAGATGCAAGGTAATGCGGTGTAGTGCTTGGGGAGTGCTAAGCGAGTGCTAAGTGCTTTGTAGTCTGCTACTTACGATGGGGTAACCACCCGAAACGTGACCGTCAACTGCTGGCGGGCGCAGTCGTACAGAACTTCACCCTTTTACATGGGGACCTGAACGTATATGCATACGCTTGGCATTCGCTAAAGCTATCTTGCTCACTAACCTGCTTTTGTTTAGTGAGCACTCGCTTGGCACCCGCTTGGCACATCCTAGGCATTCGCTTAGCACTTTATACGTAAGCCGTCCAGCCTTCCTCCGCGTTATAGTTTTCAGCCTTAAACTCGTCTTCATACACAGCGTCTTCCTGAAACCAACCTAGTTCCACTAATCTTTCTACCGCTGCCGAAGGCAAAGGTTTGTCTGTACTATACGCAAAGAACGTGTCGTGCTCCGCTCCAATATGGTAACCATCCCCACCTTCATAGAAAGGGGCTAGTATCTGTAGCCCCTCAACTAGGTTCATTAGTTTCATACTGTTCTCTCCTGAGTTTAAATCAAAACGTGGCCGAATTTACGTTCCGTACGCTTATACGCCCGGCATTCTCTTAGGAACTTTTCTTCTTTCGCCTTGATTCCGTTCCTGGTGTATACCAATTATGTGGGCAATCGTCTTTGTCTAAGCATTGGTGTGGTCCCTTATGCCATTCCAAAAGATAACACGGATACTGCGCCCCATACGAGTAAGGTCCGTAATCTATAGCTTGGCATTCTCTCTTATCTTCCATGCTTCTTCTCCTGTCTCAAACCCGAATACGTGGCCGGGTTTCAAGGCGTATTACGTACGCTCAGTTAGATTCTTGCGTATCCTGACACATGTGAAATTCTACATACTTTTCTCTACAGTGCGGGCATTCCTGTTCAGGCAGTTCAGAGCCGCAACAAAAACAATGCCAATTCTTGTGTCCACGCGACATCAAAATGTTACAGCACTCAGGCGTTTCCATGCATTTTCTCCGCACCCTGGCACTCCCTTAGCATTTGCTGAGCGAGCCTCGTTTTTCTTTATTTGCTCCACGTCTGGTACTTCCCAAGTATTATTTTTCTTATTCCAAAAGGCGTCTGGACCCTTAAGTTCTGGAAGGTCGGAGCTCCCGGTCCTACGCAGTGTAATGACAATAACCCCGGTAGTGCTGCCCGCAAGGAACTCCCTCACCCACTCAATCAGCAACTGTGGATTCTGAACAACGTCGCAGGAGTTTACCCAGAATTCCTGAGATTCTTTCACTGGTAATTCCTTTCTTGTACCCATATAGGGGACGTTTGTTCCCTAATTGAGTACTATATAGGCACACTGGAATGGAGGAAAGGGTTGGAGTCGAACCAACGATAAGACGGATTCACAGTCCGCTGAGCCATACCGACAGGCACCACCAATCCAAACCCCTAGCACTCGCCCAGCAACCCCGTGTAGGCGATTGCTAAGCGAATGCCGGGTATTGTAGCGTATAGCCTAATTATTTAGCAACTACTCGGTACGGCGCATAAGTTCTATTCCACCGAACTATCATGTGCCAATGCGCCATGAGCTTCTCAATTTCGTCGTGCTTCGTCAGCACCGCATCCTGAGTCTGGTCCGAGTCAGACGTGTCATAGGGGCAGAGATTATCCGCAATCTGCTGGCACTGCACGTCGGTGTTCTTCCATAACCAGATTTCAGCGCCCTGAGTACCGTCTGGATTTACCACCCAAGTCTGGACCTGAGTTACGCGTGGGTTAAAATTTACTTGCAGATACGGCCAAGGCGATTTCAACGGGTCCCATTGTCCCGGTTGCCGATTAGTATTCAAAGCAAGCTCGTGCTCCTGTGTCTTTCCAAACCACTCGACGCAGTTCTCGATACCTCTCGGATCATCTGTCAGAATTGGCAGAAATATCTTTAGGTCCACAGGATAGAATCCCGGCGCTGGATCGAGATAATGGTACTCCACGCCGATGACCGGAATCGTGAGCGGCGTCCCCGCCGGATCGGGGTTGAAGACCTGAACTGTGTTGTACTGGATGCGATCTACATTGCCGGTGAACATCAACCTGTTGCCCTGAGCAAGGCAAACAATAGATGCGAGCATTAGCGTTACTAAAGCAAGTATTTTTCTCATAGATTCTCCTAAGTTACTCTGTTAATGCCTGGATTTCGCTTGGGGTGAGCCCGGCGAGTGCCAGGCGTTCTGTTTTATACCTATCGCTATCGCCCCTGAGCTTCTGAAACAAAATTTCCATTAAAAGCTTTTCTACCCGCGTTCTAGGTATGTATTGGCCTTGCACATCCATAGGTAAAGAAAGTTCCATTTATCTCTCCTGAGTTTATTTTTGTCCATCTACCCACTGCGGTTCTATACTATTCTACTTTACTAGACAAACCTAGTCTCCCCATGATTCGCTGGGCATCCGCCACGTCTTTGCATTGCTCGCATCCATTGGGAGTAACTATGGTTTTGCTGTCCCATACATAAGCGTTAGGTTTTGATTGGCTGAGTATTTTCCCGCACGAACAGTGCTCAACCCATTTCACGCCCCGTATTTCTAGAGACTTTTTGTAGCCGCTGTCCACCTAAAACCTCCCCTCGGCAACTTGGAAAACGCGTAAGCCGCGATCCCTATACATCTTGACAACTTGGTCTCTGTCCTCAAACACACCGCCGATGCTGTGCAAATCCATGTTGTAATCCTTTTTAATTTGGTCCAGTATCTCCGACTTGACTATACTGTCTTCCCTATAATCTCCTTCTTTTCTCATGTACAATCTGTCAAAGAAGACGCCGTTATTAAGAAGCCAATCTTCGGTCAGCTTTCTAATTTCATCACTACGCCCGGTTACCACAAGTTGGGTATAGCCCACCGAGTTCAATGCCTGGTTAACCGCTATGGTTTCTTTGATAGGTAAATCCTTATCGGCTGCCGCGAAGAATGCCCACCAGTTAGAGGGCTTGCTTTGGATGAAGTGCAGGCGGTGCTCTATATTGCTTAGTGTGCCGTCTAGGTCCCAGAGGTAGATAATTTTGTTGCCTCCTGTCTTTTCTCGTCCATTTCTTCCAGTAGTTTACGCTGTTCCGTTGGGGAAAGCAAGTAGAAATCTTCTCCCGTGGTTTCGTGGTAGTGCTTTGCCGTGTCGTACAAAAGTACTAGGTCCTTTTGCAACTGATCGGTAAGGTTAGCCGTGAAAATCCAATGGCAATGCGGGCAGGTTATTTGGTCCCAGCTCATAGGACTCCTAGATCAGTAGTCATCGGTACTCCATGCTCCGGGTTTGCTCACTGAAACAATGCGAATGCTGCCGTCATTGTATTCTCCATCTACCGTTACAAAGTCTGTTTCTTTTAGGGATTTGGATTTTTCTACGGCTTCTTAAAAAGATGAAGCTTCAACTTCTACATCGCTAATAATTACAATACGGGCAGTAACATTAAACGTTCTGTCCTTGACGCTAACCTTTTTAGTTGACATTTATTCTCCTGAGTTTACCTATTGTCTCCTTCACTTTTTATTACATCACGGTTGCGACGATCAGAAAGCTTAGTAATGTTCTGCACGGCTATTTCACTTAGGTCCATGCCCAGTTCCCGAGCAGAAGCCGCAATATACCACAGAACATCTCCAAGTTCTTTAGCAAATTCCTTACGTTGTTCGTAAGAAAGATTAGCGGAAGACATGCTGCCCGCATTACGCCAATTTTTCTTAACTTTGTCTACATATTCCCCCGTTTCCCCAGCCAAACCCATAGCTGGATAAACAAGGTTCTCACCTACGCTCTGATACACCGCTGTTGACAAGGCCAAATCTTGGTAATCATCGAAATTAAGAGCCACAGGTACCGCCTTTTCCTGAAATTTCGCAAATATCACTTGCTTCTACAAAAGTTTCACCTACGTGCTTTGTTGCTGTGTTCCAACGAACGGGCGTTAAAGGTTGCCCGCTTCTAGCTCCATCAGGATAAGTAGTAACGCCCCGAAGAAGAGGCAAATATTTGATAAGCGTTTTACCAAACGTTTGTACCGTGTCTGCATTGTTTAATTCGCTGCCCCATTGAGGTAAATTTATCGTACTACTAATGCCATGATCTACATACTTCTGAACATGCGCTTGGAACGCTAGCCTACGTTCCACGTTTTCTGCCAAAACATAAGCATCTTCTATGTTGTCTGGATTCACCCCTTTCTCTTCTATCAGACGCTTCGCTGTTGGATCGAGCACGTATTGATAATTCCATGTGCTGCCCTTAAGATAACGTCTCTTGTATGCGGAGCAAAATATTGGTTCAATACCCGTGGAACTTTCTGCTAAGATTCCAATTGACCCCGTAGGAGCAACCGCTCGGGTTTTTACTGGGTGTGACAGGTCCCACTTATCGGCGTACTGCCCGGCAATCTTTGTACTCTCCGTATAGGCTTCCAAGTATGCATCCAACTCCGCATCTGCGCCGTAAGGTTTTCCGTGAACAAGTAGCCATTCGTGAATGCCCATCAAGCCTAACCCGAGACGGCGGTTCTTGGTACGAACCATGTCTACCTTGGCAAACGGAACGTCACTATAAACCGTTCCTGCCAATAAGAATGCTGTTGCACACTCTATAACTGCCTTCATCTCCTCTAAGTTCTCAATACGCGCAAGGTTGACGGAGCCAAGATTGCAAACATCGCTGTCGTCCTCGCTGCATAATTCTGTACAAGCGTTTCGAAGTGTCTCCTTTCTATTTTTACCTATGTCAATGCTAAACCCAGGCTCTCCGGTCTTAAGCATACGCTCGACGGTTGCCCAGTAGACCATGCTGGCTTGAGTGTTCTTAGAATGTTTTTCATCTTCAAATGCAGCGAAGAATTCATCGTCTAATTGAACGCTGATATTGGTTCCGTCCATCGTCGCGGGAAAATTGAAGTCCTTGGCCTTCATCTCCCTGACTTCTGGAATCCAGTTCTTCATCACTATAAACTTCATTATATCAGCGTGCGACCATTTTAGTCCAGCCCATAATGCGGAGCGTCTACTGCCGCCTTGCATTACTCCCCGTCCGCATTCGTTCGTAATCTGCATTAGGGCCAACGGCCCCGTAGAGAAACCTCCTGTCTTACGGATTAACTTTCCTTCTGACCTAACAGCAGAATAATCTGTTCCTATTCCCGCTCCAGTCATAAGGCCCATGGTGTTCTTCTGTACGTGCTCACTCCAGCCCTCACGGCTATCTTCGGCTTTCATCATCAAACAGTTATTAACTTGGTGATAAGGCCTACCCGTTGCGTATAAATAGCGACCTCCAGGTATAAACTTTCTGTCTACAATGCATTGCTTGGTTTGTTCAATAAGAGTTTTTGGAGCGCTTACAGCTTTTAACACCGTTCGGCTTACCCTTTCTGCGATGTCCTCCCAAGTTTCTTTGGTTCCGTCTTTATGTTCATGTGAGTATTTCTGAAACATTATGTCTGAGCTAAACTTAGACATCACTTGCATTGTTGTTATTCTCTTTCTCTGACTCAGGTTTCTGCTGCTCTTTAATATAAAACTTATGTCCAGTGTTGCAGACGTACAAAGTAAATACCAAGTTAGGCTGCACGGGAGATATGTAGGTTTGCGAAGGACATGCCGGGCAATTGTAGTACCTACTGCGCTTAGCGTTTCGTAGTTTCTCCATCGCTACCTGTTTGTCGTTAGTGCACTCACCGCAGTATTCATCGTATAAGCCATGAATACTGCATACACCTTGCTCTCCCGGATGTAAACTCATTTAGTCAGCCCCCTTTAACTTTAGGAATTTACGAATCTTTTCTTCCATGTTCTTCTCAGTATGCTTTATGACTAACAAGGGAATGTCGTTTCTTTTACAGAAACGCCTCTTAATGCGATCATGATTTTGTATTTTATTTAACGCCCTGTTTCCACCAAAAAATGTACACTTTTTATAATGTTGTCCTCCGTGGAATTCAATGAGATATTTTTTATCTAAATCCACGGAAAAATCAAACGGTAGAGGCCTTTTGTCTCTGCACTCTGAAATACGAAGCTCCCGAGAAAATTGAACGTTCAGCCCTACGAGTATTTTTGCTACCCTCTTTTCTCCTTTTGATTCTTGGCACCTAGGACAACCGTTTCCTTGTTGATGTTGGTAGTATCTTTGCTTGTAATTACCATGGGTTGTACAAACGAACCAGTACTTACCTTTAGCCCCATTCCACCTTTGATTTTTTACTATATCAGGAAATCTGGCTTCGGCCTCTTCCACAGAAATAGAACGCTTTTTGGCGCGATTTTCTATCGCGCACGCAGAACATCCCTTTCCCATATCATGATTATGGTATGTTTGCAAATATTTCCCATGAGCTTTGCATTCAAACCAATACTTAGCCTTATTACCTAACCATTTTTGCCCCTTTATCATGTCTAGATGCTTGGATTCTACCTCTTTTGCGTTTAAATCTTTTGTACCACCACACGCATCGCACCTTTGTCCACTATAGTGGTTGTCATATCTTTGTAAATATTTTCCGTGGGTATTACAAACAAACCAATACTTGGCTTTGGCACCAATCCATTTTTGACCTCTTACCATTTCAGGGAAATTAGTTTCTACCGATTTTATATCTAAATCTTTTGAACCTCCGCACGCATCACATCCGTAACCGCTTTGATGACTCATGTAACTTTGCAAATATTTTCCGTGAATTTTGCAAATAAACCAATATTTATACTCAACATTGTTCCATCTTTGTCCTTTTACCATATCTGGACACCGATGCTCTGCTTCTTCTATCGTTAACCTTCTCATTTTTTCCAACAATCTCCAATTTTGTACGAACTTTCCATAACGACTTTATGCATAACCTGGGCGGCAGCCCGCTTGAATGCGTCCTTAGCTAATTCTGCTGGTATATTTCCAAAACGCTTAGGATATTCGATCTGCAACTCATCGTGGACCATTGATAAAACCCTTGCTTTATACTTTGGCAGAGTATGCCAAAGGTACGGCACTCCATCTCTATCAAAGCCACAAGAAAGCGCAAGTTTCACGATTGAGCAATTTGTCCCCTGTGCGGGCATGTTGCGCCCCTGCCTTTCTAACCCACCCATTAGCGCCCTTACCGCATAATTTATGTCAGATTTGTTAATGGGCCTATGAGATAACTGCCACAGTTCCTCTTTTCGCGGCTCCCGTAAATTCTTGGCTTTGAAGGAAAATAAATTCTGCTTTACAACCTCATCTGGCAGCCTTAACTTTTCCTCTCTCTCAGATTTGAACCAGTCCTCCGCCTTTTTTTGGCTGGGATGTGGCAGTATCCGCCTCCTGCCGAACATATCCCTAGCTTCCCCCTGCTCCCTCGCTTCCCGTCCCGCCTGCTCCAAGAACTTCCACACGTCAGGGAAGGCGGCCTCGTGCTTCTGCATTAGTACCTTGGCATTCTCTATGGATATGCCAAGCGCGTCAGCAAGTGCTGGTGGCCCACCCCCATAGGCAATCAGGAAATTAATTTCCTTAGTTTGTTGCCGCAGTTCTATGTGCCCCGGACATTCGCATTTCGCGTGCTTAGGTTTCCCATCAACAAGTGCGTAGTAAGCGCACGAAGCGAGTGCCAAGGATGGCCACTTATCTGGCCAAAGTATTTCTGTACTGACGCTATGAATATCTGCGCCGGAATTAAAGGCATCAATCCAACTCTTTGCCTCGGAGAGGTCAGCAATAATGCGGAGTTCGCAGCCCTCTAAGTCAATGGTCGCAATTACATAACCTTCCGGCGCATCTTCGTCAGCTTCTCTTGCAATGAAGCACGATCTAATTTCTTCAATCAACGGCAAATTCTGTCCGTTGGGTTTTGACGAAGAAGTCCTCCCGGTCTCCGCTTCGTACTGATTCCACTGACAGTGCAATCTCCCATCCCACGGATGCAAGAATCCCTGTTCTTTGCATGGATGATCCTGCCACTTGCGGCACCACGATTCTCCGTAGGTCGATAATTGCTTGCTGTTTAGCCTGTACTTACGAAGTTCTTGAATAAGAGGGTTATCGTTATAGATCAACAACGCGTCATCGGCAGCGCTTTCAAGCTTTATACCTTTTATTTTATTGAGAGCAGAAATTAACTGGTCATTCGAGGAATAATTGATATACGCTTCGCCTTCGCAGCGCTCCAAATTTTTAACTACATCTGTTCTCTTCTTACTCAATTCGGAATATTGCTTTCTTGCGTCTGCCTTTTTTACCTTTCTCTTATTCTCCAATGCCTTTAGTTCTACACCTAGCACTGATTTCTTAATCTTGTCTTTTTCTAACCTCTTCTTTGCAGCCAACTCTTTTTCTTCAGCAGTAGCCTCCTCGAATCCTTCTCTCCATATTTTTTCTCTACGGGAAAGTTCTTCTTCGTCAATCTGCGAGTCTTTGCGACCAACCAAGGGGATGAAACCTCGGTCTAAAATTTTTAGTGCTTCTACCCTCTGTGCTTTTAAATTATCAAGTCTCTTCAACCACTTTTCTGTATCTAATCTCTGCCCATTCAAAAAAATATCTGAAAACGCTACGAGAGAATCATTCTCTATTTGTGCAATCGTAGCAAGTTGTGCACTAGAAAGTGTTCTCATTTGCATCAGACGAACAGCAAGTGGAAGCCTAATATCTAGCGCGGCGTATTCGAGCTGCGCCGTAGTAAGCGCCGAGGAAAGGTCGAATGATACCTGTAATTCCTTACTAATCTGCTTACGAAAGTATCTCCTGAAAATAGCTTCTAGCGAATACTCATCATACTTCTTTAGTGAGATAGCCCCTGCCTGTATGGCCCTTTCAACCAAATCTATGGAATATAAGTGCCAGATTCTTTTACCAAAATTCCATCTGAGAGTTTCATACTCGAACTGCAAAAACTGCCCGACCTTAACCGCCGCATTGGAGCAGATTAGAGGCTCTAAGATATCAAATATTGGTTTGTAAACTTCCCCATTATTCTGCCCATAAAACCCTTGTGTACTTACTAACTTTTCCGCCGTCTCGGCAAACGCTAAAAAATCTATGACGAATTGAACGTCACGGTCTCCTACTTGCGCCGTTCTTACCCTGCGCGGTACCCAATCCTGCACTACATTAGTTTCCAAATCGAGCCCAAACACTTCTGGTTTCCGATCCGCCCACTTCTTCAGCTCCGCTAGCCCCGCCCCGTCCTGGACCAGAACGATATTTAGCGGTGGGGAGAGACTAGCAATGTCAAGCACTGGGTACTGCACGGCATCTGCCAAGTTATAACCTCCACTTCTGCCTGGCATCCGCTAGGCACTCGCTATGCTTTCGTTTATCTTTTCTCTAAGTTTGCATTCGCTAGGCACTCGCTTTGCATTTGCTAGGCGCGTGCCGTTTCTGTGCTTCTTTCCAACACCCCTTCTGCCACAAGAACATCGCACCGCAGGCCGATTCCACCGTTGTCTTTGTCAAACCATTCACAGGCGACCTTGCCACCTTGGAAGATGCCGTTTTGGCGGCAACGTTGTGCCCGTTCACGCACAAAATTCTTTGGGTAGCCGGTGAATTTAACTAAGCGATTTATGTTTGCTCCCACCTGAAGTGCAGAAAGTAAAAGTACCGCTGTTTTAAAACTAGAATCCTCAGATTTAATCTTGGGATCAAGGCGATGTACTGCGTTCTCTAAAAATTTTAGAGTCAACTTCTTCATTTTATCTCCCCGTATAATGTACGTTTCCAAATCTCGGCCACGTGTTTTTATGTTACCCTATTACCCAAGCACATGTCAAGGACAATTCTATGTGTGACTAGTAGTCATTCTATTTTTATTTGTAGCGTTTTTGAGTACATGTCAACGTTGTCCAAGACTTCTCGCCTGATTCTATCGGCGGTAATCAGAAATTCTTCTGATCCTGGGGTTGCGTAGTTGTCTTTCCTGCTTAGAAAATCCACAAAATCATCTAGCCTGACTTCAATCATAGCATCTCCTCAATTCTGCCTAGCACACCCTTGGTATTCGCACAGAGATTAGCCAGGCGAGTGCTAGGCATTGCACCAACACCAGTCTATGTCTCCTGCCGCATCGCATACTATTTCCTGACATCCGGTAGTAGAGTGCTTGGACAGTAAGTGCTTGCAGGCCGTGCACCGAGGGCCGGTTTTTGATTTTTTAGAAATTATTTTCTTTTTGGAAAATCCATACGTTCCGTTATCGTTCCTCCATCCGGCCAAATACGCTTTCCAATCGTTTTCTGTACGTTCACAGAAATATTCCCCATTTGCTGCCTTCTCGAATTTATATTGTAGATGGCGGGAACCAGATTTTGCCCACTCCTCGAACACCTCGTTTATTGCTTCCTCTATTTTCATATTCTCCTATCTGCGCCTCCCGACGGCGCACATATTTTAAGCATTCAAATGGCTGTCAAATTCTTCTCCGACATCTCTCCAAGTATGGTTTCCCATGCTCGATTCCCACCCGCAAAGGCATTCAATCCAAGGAGTTTGCGGCCATGTCATATTACTGTATCCAGCAATTGCAGGGCCATGCGGTTTTTCTTCTTCAAGTTCAGTATTTTCTGTCATATTTTCTCCTGTCCGTACGCCCGTACGCCTCTAAACCCGGCCACGTGTTTTGAAACCCCTACTGTTCCACCTTCTGCTTCTAGTCTCTAACTTCTTCAATTCTAATCGAATTCTAGCTTCTTCTGCCTTACAGAACACGAACTGTAAATCCGCTAGTGATTCGCCTGGTTCTCCGCTTGGAAAACTTAGCGTTTGCTTAAGGGTGTTTGCTTGGTTAACCCAATGGGAGAGTTGCTGGCTTAAAATAAATCTTTTCTTAGAGATTTGCTTAGCAGTCATTTTAACCATTTTTATAAAGTCTCCCTAAGTTGTTGATAATTTCTTCTTACTATTTGTTTAGTATATGCTTGGCGGAGGACCTTAATCTTAATTCTATCATCTAAAAATTACTCTGTCAAATCTGCCTGTGGAAAATCTGTGGAAATTCCATGTATTTTATTCTTGAATTCCTTTAGAGTGCGTGGTATAATAGCATTAGAAAGTGAGGTTACCAATGAATTATTCCGAGCAATCCTGGTGGTCCGACTGTGTAAACAGGGGGATGTCAGGAAGTGTTAAACTGATTAAAGAATACCTGAAAGAAGTGGTAGAAGTCAACCGGGCAGACAAAAGAATGAAGGTAATTGATAGAAAAATAAGGGAGATGTCTATAGAGGAAAGGGCACTTAGGCGAAAAAGAATAAACCTACAACGAAAGGTTTTGGAGATCGGAAGCCCGCAGTGGGCCAAGGCTTTTGCAGAGGCAGCAGAATCCGCCGAATTTAATAAGTAGGTAATCTGCGCATAAGCCTATTTGTTTCAAATAATTAGGAGCAACCGCTTGACAGAGCAAGATTTATCTGTTAAACTATAGATACTTAATGTCAACTTTCCCTCCTTACAAGGGAAGAGGGTTGGTGCCTCTAACACTAACCCTCATATTTTCAACATCTTCAACACAGCCCCGCAATAGGGCAAATACGGCTCGCGGCTTCGCCTGACTTTCCACATATCCTGCCGGGAAGGTCCCGAAGCCGCCCAGCCAACCATCTGCGCCTCCCGACGGCGCACATATTTTGCAAGGAGGTCTTGCTGTGAAACGTACACGTATACGCTGGAGAGGAATTTGAAGAAAATTCTGGAAGTCTGGAACGCTCCAGAGACAGAGCTTCACGTTTCGCCGGAAGAATTCAGTTGGATGCGAGATAACTCGATTCTTCTACATGAAAGTCAGTTTGTAACTACTATTTACAATCGTTGGCAGAGACTGCGCAAGCTGCCGACCGGCACAGAGATAAAAGTTGTGGCGCATTGGGACTGGTAGTTTCTACTTGACACGCTCCTAAGAATTTGCTATTATTTGAATTGTTACTATGGAAGAACGAACTCCGCAAGGGTTCGCATATTCCCCGTTAACTTGATGACGACTTGTCCAGAGGGTGGCCACCCTAAGTTGTCAGGAAGGCGGAAATTATAAGCGCCTATGGAAGGACAAGTTGGTCATGACAATTCCATAGGCCGATAAATGAGCACCTACGCTTACCGTATTGGAGGCCCGTGGAAATCGGCCAGATTTTAATTTTGGGCTAATCTTTCAATAGATGTGCCTGGCAAACCGCCCGGCACGCCCAAGCGTATTCTAAACTGTGATGGCGTTTGCGGTGAGTTACTTCTATGGTGAAAACACTCCCGCTATTTGTTCCTCACAGTAAGTTCAAGGCGTCCGTAGTGTATGGCGAGGGCTACTTCTTCCATAATAGAACCGCCCTTAAGTGGGCATATCTCTTGCCGCTTGTTCTCGGATGCGAAGTTTTAAGATTGTCGATGGTGTAGGACAGTGTTACTTCAATGCTAATGACGAGGTTGCGGGTTTGAGTCCCGTCGGATTCTTCGGAATCTGTAGCTCAATTGACTAGAGCGCGAAAATCTCACTGACCGTTTGTTCCTCGACATAAATTCAGCACTTACTCAGGAGGCTGTATGGCAGGACTAAATGTAGCACGACGTAAATCCTCTCCGACGCTGCGTACAGCCGAAGGCGGATTAGCGGTAAAATCGACCAAAGGCCAGGCACTCGCTCGGCTAGTCAACGCGTGCTTGCTTTGGGAGGATAACTTCTACATTGACGGGCAGAGCGTAGCCGATTTGATCGCTAAGCTTGTCCACGAGGTTACTCCTGAAGTTGCGCAGACCATTGCCGTAAAGGCCCGTACGGAGCAGAAGCTTCGTCATGTGCCCTTGCTGGTTGCTAGGGAGATGGCGCGTGCATCTGTGGCTCATCGCCTACTTGTAGCTGATACGCTGGAACAGATTATTCAACGGCCAGACGAACTTTCTGAATTCCTTGCCATTTACTGGAAAGAAGGTAAGCAGCCCTTGTCCGCGCAAGTTAAGAAGGGATTAGCTCGCGCATTCACCAAGTTTTCCGCTTACAACCTTGCAAAATATAACCGAGACGCAGAAATCAAATTACGAGACGTGGCGTTTTTGTCTCATCCCGCGCCCAAGGACAAGGAGCAGGCTAAGACGTTTGCTCAGTTGGTCAATAAAGATCACTTTCCGAAGGCCCTAAAGTTAGGGAAATTTTCCAAGTTGGAGACGCCGGATACGTGGGAAGTCGCGCTGTCCGCCGGTAAGGACAAAAAAGAAACATTTACTCGTCTTATTCAAGAAGAAAAGCTCGGCGCGTTGGCTTTGCTTCGCAATTTGCGAAACATGACCCAATCCGGGGTAGACGACGATGTAATCCGAGAAGCACTTGTTAGTGCGAACGCAGAAAAAGTTCTTCCATTTAGATTTATTGCAGCAGCAAAATACGGCCCTCAGTTCGAGTCAGAGCTTGAGCAGTCGATGTTCAAGTGTCTCAAAGACCACGAGAAACTTGAAGGAGAAACCGTCCTTCTGGTTGACGTTTCGGGCTCTATGGATGCGCCAATTTCTGCAAAGTCCGACTTACAGCGCTTGGATGCAGCCGTCGGTCTTGCAATGCTTCTGCGTGAAATTTGCGAGAAAGTAAAGGTATATAGTTTTTCTAACAAAGTCGCCGGGGTTCCGCCGCGCAGAGGTTTTGCTCTTGCTGAGGCGATTAAGTCGTCGCAGCCGCACATGGGAACAGCCCTAGGGGAAGCCGTGCGGGCCGTGGCGAGTGCCGAGCGGAACGCTGATCGAGTTATTGTTATTTCGGATGAACAAGCCGCAGATCGGGTAACTAATCCCTTTTCTAGAACCGGCAAGAAGGCATATATGGTCAACGTGGCAACCAACACGTACGGAGTTGCCTACGGGGATGGCTGGAGCCGCGTAGACGGCTGGTCTGAATCCATTGTTAGTTACATTCTCGCGGAAGAAAATGAAGACGATTTAGATGACGACGAATAATCTCATCGGCTTGAGCACCTGAGTAAGAACCTGCGAGGGGTGCTCCAGCTTGAGCATAATACCCTAGCGTATTCTGTACGATTATTTAGGGAGTATTAAAGTTTGGGGAGAGGCGGAGATGTGGTCCGCGCAGCCCATGAGGGGCTGAGGACGTAGGTCAACCGGAGACGCAAGTCGGCAAGACATTACCTTCCGTTCAATAACCACCTACCTTCCCAACCATTTTTATGGAGAAGTGCGCCTTGAGCATTTCTTAAGGTTTCGGTACATGGCCCCGAGGCACCATAACTCATTTTGTTTCTTCGACTGTTGCAGTCAATTCAATAAATGCAGAAAAACATGTTCGGAAACAAATTTCCTGACAAGGAACGTGATAGAGGCCGCACGATACAAAACGGCCTCACCTTTTTAAAGCGGGTTTGGTGTTTTAACGGCAGCATTTTGGTCTTCCAAACCAGTGGTATCGGTTCGATTCCGATAACCCGCTCCAACATTGGATTAAGATAGCGGCTAATCGGCCCATCTCCAAAACGGTGGAACACTGGTTCGAGTCCAGTATCCTCTGCCAATTTTTGCCCTTGTAGCTCAGCAGGCCAGAGCAGCAGTTTTGTAAACTGCGGGTCGGGAGTTCGATTCTCTCCTGGGGCTCCAATTTTATGGCGTGGAAGTGAATAGGATCACCTTTGGCTCATAATCAAAAAATCCGGTTCGAGTCCGTCGAACGCTACCATTCTAAGTAAGGAAATTTTCAAATGCTAAAGTTCCTTCGCGGGTTACTCGCGGTTATTCTTTTCTCTGCTCTCCCACTAATTGCTGAATCCGTGCACCAAGGCTCTGTGCAATCCGCCTTCCTTATCCAAGGTGGAACGTTGTTTACACTGACTAGTGGAGGACCATCCGGCCCATGTTATTTAGGAAACGGCTTCTGCTGGGACAGCGGCAGTAAATTTATTTTGCACAAAGTTGGCGGTCTCGGCCTATGTTCCTCGGTGTGTAACTTCGATGGGACAGTAGAGTCCGTACTAAACACCAGTCTAGGCGGTGTTTGTACACAGATCAGCTTTGAGATTTCTAATGCTACTTTACAGGTGAATAGTTCATACCGTACAGGACTCCACGCGTGGTACACACAAACGTCGTGCAGTTTGCCCAGTGTCTTTATGGGCGGCGGTAGTTTATTGGTTTATAGGTAAAAGTTTTGGTCTCTAGCTCAACGGCAGAGCCCCGCACTGTTAATGCGACCGTTGTAGGTTCGAATCCTGCGGGACCAGCCAATTGTTGTTAAATCTAACCGACTTTAAGCACTAGGTTCCTAGTCGGTGAACCTTAAGGAGCAGTATGGTTTATCGTAATCGTTTTGTAGCCGCCATTAAAGTTGGCGGTAAGGTTCTTCGTGAAACTTCGGACTCGGTTTCTATTCCCTTTGGTTCTGAATACAGCATTCTGTTGAAGAACTTGAATTCGGTGCGTGCACAGGTAAAGGTATCTGTGGACGGGAAGGATGCTACCGAGGGAACTTGGCTGATTGTTGAGCCTAATGGCAGCATTGACCTAGAGCGTTATATACGCGATGGTAATCTGGATCGCGGAAATCGTTTTAAATTCATTGAGCGGACCAAAGACATCGAAGACCACAAAGGAATTGGTGTTGAGGATGGGCTGGTTAGAGTAGAGTACAAGATGGAGCAGGTTGTTGTGGAGCAGCCTGTTATTAGAACAAAATATTACGATCAGTGGGTCCCTGTTGAGAGGCCCTATTACTATGATCCATACTGGCCATACCATCCATATCCGAGGCGTTGGCCTTATTATGATAAGATTTGGTACGGAACCAATTCTTTAAGTAACTCTTCAACCTTCTCCTCAACATCAAATTTTGTTGGAAACGCCCATTCTTCCGGCAATATGATGGCGATGAATCTTTCCAAATGCTCCGAACCGGTACAAGATTCTGCTTTTAATGACGCCGGAATTACCGTTCCGGGAAGTGAGAGTTCTCAGAGGTTTGTTTCTGGCGCGTATTTTAAAACCGAATCGCAGAGTGAAGTGATTGTTATTAAGTTGCGAGGCGTGGTGGCCGGAAAGAAGGTTTCTGCCCCGGTTACGATTGAAAGAAAGCCAAAGTGTAGTACTTGCGGAAAGGTTAACAAGGGAGACGCATTGTTTTGTTCTAAGTGCGGTACGGCTTTGAATTTGATTTAGATATTCCACACAATGAAAGCAGTAAACTAAAGGCTTTGGCGATGGAAAATTCGCCGGGCCTTTTTTATTTGCCCAAATGTACAGACGGTGCTGTGGGCCTCTGGGAGACGCACATGAAAAGTGATCCTACTCTCCGAAAATGGTTCCGCATAATTAATAAGAGATTTTTTGGCAATGAAATTACGGATAAGGTTTGTGTACGATGGGCAAATGAGGAAGATAACGATGAAGAAGCCCGCTGCGAAGAGAAGTATATGGGGTGGGCAGACTTAGCGTCTGACGGTTATCATGAGTATGTAATTGTTCTTAGTCGAGTAAACAAAAATTCCCCGTCCACTAAGCTTATGACTCTATGCCACGAAATGTGTCACCTCGCCACGAAATTAAAAGACGACCACGGCCCGGCCTTTGAGGCGCAGAGACAGTTGATAGCAGATCGCGGAATTTTTAAGAAAAACGCCCTTAGAAAAGGGTTAACTATATTTTAACAGGAGACGACTCAGATGGAAGTTACAGCAGAAGAAGTACAGAAGGCAAATGGAGTAGTTGTTAATCAAGGCGAACAGGTTTCGGAGATTTTTAGCGGTAAAGAAGAAAAAACCGCCACTAAAGCTTTGCCGGAGCGCGTTGATCTTACTGACGCAGAAAAGTATTCACTTGCAAAAATTGAGAACGATTGGTTGAAGGCGACGGCGGAGTACTCACGATTGCAGAAGGCCGCCGAAGAAACACAGAAGGCAATTCAAGATGCGGCGAAGAAATTTCCAGAGACCATTAAAACCCTTGTTGATAAGTATGGAATCTCCGTGGACAAATACGTGTACGATAATGTTTCGTCCGCATTTGTGTTGAAGAAATAGGAGCGGTAATGGAGGAGGACTCGGAGCAGAAACCTACGGAGGAGTTTAATCTTCCGCCGAAGACGGAGAATGCGCAGGTAATAGTTAAGAAGGAAAAAGATTTAGGCGGCTATTCTGAAATAGCCCTTCGGAACCACGACAATTCTTTTAGAATTCAGCGCAAAGATGCTAGCGGAAAATTTATTCGCAGTAAGAAGACCTACGCCGTAGAAACCAAAGACATAACCCGCATGATGCGGCAGATGTTGATGGTGCCGGTAAAAGATAAAGACGGCAGGATCACTAAGGAATCAAAAAGTTTATTTGTAAAAGGCTTCGAGAATTTGGCAGATATAATGACTGCGGATTCTCGCGTTCCAGTTCTTGATAAGTTTGGAAAGCCGATTTTAATAGATGGAAAGCCACTGTTGACCAGGGACTCGAAGATGGCTATGGCATCTATTAAGGCTTATCAGGCGTTGATGGAGCGCGGATTTGGTAAGGTACAGCCCGGTGATGAGGAAATGGATGCTTTACGCATCGCTGGAGTGAAGATTGTGGTCGTGAGTTCGCCGGAATTAATGAATCCAGAAGTAGTAAAAGAAAAACCAAAAGAGTTAGGAACGAATAGACCAAGTTTTATTGAAGCAGAAATTGTTGAGAATAAAAGTTAGGACTCAAGATGCCAAGGAAAATGGCGAAAGAAGTTAAGGAAAGACCATCATATATAAATGCTGATGGTGTTCTTGACGTTTCGAAAATATTTAAATTCCAACCGAAACAGACGGAATTACTACGAAACGTAGAAAGAAACGGACATACTTACGTGCAGCCGGTAGCAGAACAGTGCTTATCGGTTGGTGGTATCCGAGGCGGTAGTATTATTTGCTGCATTAGTTAGTAATAACTAATTGTAAACCTAGAGAATTCGGTGGAACGCCCGTAAGGGCCAATACCGAGCCGAGCTTCTGAAAAGAAGAAGGTGTAACGACTATCTCGAAAGAGAGTAGGGAACAGCGTTCCCGAAGCACTAGGGGTCCTGCAAAGGGATCAAGATATAGTCTGGACTTATTAGTAATAATAAGAGAGTAAGCGGACGCGGCTTATTTGTAACATCATTGAAAACTCTCGGATGGGTGATGTATGGAATCATGCATTACTGCTTAGCGTTTGATGGTTGTGATATTTTAGTGCTGCGTCGAACGTATAAGGAATTGGAATCGGGTGCGATACGGGATGCACTCAATTTCACTCCTAAGGAATTATTTTCCTATGACACCACGCGGCACGTGATGAAGTTTTTAAACGGATCAAGAGTTGTATTTGCTCACTGCGAAAATCTTTCTGAAAGAGACATAAGCGCCTTCTTAGGTCAGGCTTATAGTTTTTGCGTCGTCGATGAGTGCGGTCAATTTTCTTCCGATGCTTGGTTGAGATTATATTCAAGAACTATTGTTAATGCTACTTGTAAACCAGACGCTTGGGGTAACTTACCAATCCCAGCGATTGTCGGCTGCACAAATCCTATTGGTCCTCACTATGAATTCTATAGAACTTTGTTTGTACAGAAGGAGCCATGGAATAAGCCGGAAGACGCAAGGAAAGATGAGCTAACTGGAATTTGGTGGAGACCAGAAGCTGGTGAATGGCTTCCCATATATGACCCCAGTAAGTATGCGTACCAGAGAACAACAGTATTAGATAACAAGGAATTACTTAAGCGCGATCCTGGAATTCTTTATAAGCTTAATAGCTTACCAAAAGCTAAGCGTGATAAAGAGCTTTTAGGACTTGACGGGCGTTATGAGGGCGCATATTTTGACTGCTTTGATCCTTACTATCATGTTATAAATTTGCGTGAAGACCCGGAAGCCATTATATGGCAGCCTTCTTATCAAAAAGTTTGGTGCGGGCACGACTTTGGCGCAGGAGCCGGTGGTCACGCCAGTGCGGCATATTTGTTTACAAAGGCTTTAGTAAGGGATTCAACTGGCGGAGATAATTATAGAATTAAGACTGTATGCTTTAGAGAGATGGTTACTACTGCTGGACAGACCCATAAAGAGTGGGCCGCTATCTTAGCTAATGCTTGTAAGTTACCTAATGGTGTACCGATAAAGCCAAGCGCTATTTATTTTTCTCACGAAAAGTTTGCCAGGCAAATGGCAGGATTTGGTCATACACCGGCGGACGAATATTCCAGAGAATTAAAAGCTTTAGGGTTGCCTCCGGTAGTAAGAGCCACAACAGATCGCATAGGAAGAGCCAGCCTTTTATATAATTCCTTCAAAAATGGGGATTTAGTAATCACAGACAATTGCAGAGAGATAATCCTTGCAATACCAAATTTGATGCGGGACGTTGACAATTTGGACGACGTGAGTAAGACGGACGCTAAGGGGGACGATTGTTATGATGGTTTCTCTTACGCGCACTACGGACAATATACTGCACAGAAAAAGCCAGATGTAGAAAGAATACACGAGCACGCCGCCGGGCTTGATCCACTCGCAAAGTTTTTTTATTTACAGAAGCAGCTAGCAACGCAGGCAAATAAGTCGGCAACGTTCAAACCATCAGAAATTCCCGTGTGGCAATCAAAATTAAATCAGCAATAAAATATGCTCAAGACCTCGAATCTTGAGACAGAGTTGGGAGATGCCATATACATCTCCCTTCTCGCATCTTATATGGAGAAAAAAGTGGGAGAAACATTTTATACGTATTTTTGGCTAAGAGAAAACGGAACTCCTTATTATGTTGGTAAGGGAAAAGATAAACGTGGATTCGAAAGTAGGGGGCATAGAGTTTCTTGTCCTCCTGAAGACAGAATTATAATACAATACCACCCCAGCGAGGAAGAAGCTTTAGAGGTAGAAATATTCTTCATAGGGTATTATGGAAGAATAGATTTAGGTACAGGGTGTCTTTCTAATTTAACTGACGGGGGAGAGAATCCTCCAAGCATGTTAGGGAAAAAACTTTCAGAGATTACCAAAAAGAAAATAGGAGATGCTCACAGAGGCAGGAAATTATCAGATGAGGCCAAAAGAAAGATAAGTAAGGGGCATACAGGTAAAAAGCATTCAGAAGCGCAGAATCGTGCTCATAGCATTGCTATGACGGGCAGAAAGCATACAAAAGAAGACCTTATTAAAATGAGTGCCGCACAAAAGGGCAAAAAACTCTCAAAAGAGCACATTGCCAGCATTATAGAGGGCGCAAAAAAGAGAACTATCAGAATACCAACGTGCCACCCAGATAGAAAACATGGTGCTTTTGGTTTATGCAAATCTTGCTATGGTAAGAAGGTATATTGGGACAACAAAGGGAGGACTCAGTGAACGAACCAGTAACCCAAGAAGAATTCAAAGCGCTGTCGGAAGATGTAAAAAATTTAACTACTTCTGTTAAAGATTTAGCTAACTTTGTCTGGCGTATTAATGGGACTTTGCACGGAGACCCAGAACGTGGTATAGGTTCTACTATGTATGATTTAAAAAACAAAGTGCGGCATTTATGGGAAACATCGTTACCTGCACAGGTACGCATGGGCAAGGAAGTCCTAAGGCAAATTAGCAATGGTTAATGATCTCGGTTTAAACATTAGACAGTTCTTCCGCTCGCTTTTTGGAAGCCGTGTCTCGGAGATTTTAGAAACTTCGATTCTACAACTCAGACAGGATACCGAGCAACGTATCCAAGAGAAGAACGAAGTAATTGCAAGTCTCCGAGAAGAAAAAGCCCAGCTCGTAGCAGAGCTTACCCTTTATCGTCTCCGAGCGGGCCTCCCAACCGCTTCCCAGTTGTCTGCTAAGAAGCAACCGAGCTTTCTCTTCGACACCCCACAAAAAACTTCGTGGCAACTGGCGCAGGAGGCCCACGACGCGGAGAATGCCCGTCTAGACGCAGAGGAAGCCTTAGCACTCGCTCAGAAGAAAGAGGCCTCCCAGTGAATCTGCTTCTAGCCCTTGTTTTGATGTTTTCGCACCACACCCCTTGGGTTCTCTCGTACCACTGCGAGTGGAACCGAGACGTTTGCGAATATGCCGACGATTACAACGGAAGCCAGAAGAAAAGCTTCCACAGCAAACAGCAAGCTATTGATTGGGCGCAGGGAAATTACACATATGTTCCCGAGAACTTGACGCACGGAGATGATGTTTTTCCTTGCCACGTTAAGTACTTGAGTATGGATGACCCTGATCCCGTCACAACGTATCGCAAGGAGGTCACATGCGAACTTACGCAATAGCATGTCCGGCAATACTGCTTGTATTGTGCCTGCTTTCTATAATATCAATTTTTATGGCAGAGGACTCAAAATCACAAATCGTATCCGAGTACGCCTGTGTTAAGAACTACAGCTTTATAGATGCAGAGCGCGTCCCAATTTTAGGACTAGAGCATACGCGAGACATTTGTCCGAGTGGAACTGAAATGGTTAGGCTGAAATAAAGGAAGAAAACAATGCATTACAAAAATGGCCGTGAAGCAAAGAACGGTGACAAGGTTGTTTTAATACCATCTTATGGTAGTCCGGTTATTGGAATCTTATATGATGCGCAAGCTGGAAATGATTATTGCAACGGGAAAATAGCCCCGACTGCGCCGAATGATCCTTGCCCAAATCTGAAAGAAGTATTGCATTTGGAAGATGTGCTTAAAGCTTTGCCCGCCGACGTACCAAATACGTCTGTAGTTACGCAGAAACATCAGGAGAAATAAATGGCATTTCCCACTAAGGACGGAAAAAAGAAGTTTGGGTCAGGTTTTGTGGCAAAGCGCTACGACTCTATGCACCCCGGAGAATCAGAACCAACGGCAGGACCGGCCAAAGCCCCCGGTGGTCTAGGCTTAAAGAAAGCATCTCCCGCCCCTCTAGGTGAAGATAACCCCTTTGCTGCTAAGCCCACCCCTAGCGCCGCAATGAATCCGGCTCTGGGCGCAGAGCCCGACCCCAACGCGCAGCCTGATCCCAACGCGCCAGAGGACCCGCAGAGTACCGTTGCACAGCACGGGGCTGCCAGCAACGTTACTGTACACCATTCCCATTCTACTGGTAAGCACGTGGTCGTGAGTAAGCACCCCGACGGACATTTGCATCATTCAGTACACGCTACTGCTCAAGACGCCCACAGCGCGGCCAAAACTCTTGGTGGTGGGGCAGAACCTACGCAGGACGAAAATGAACCGCAGTTGGGCGAAGTCGAAGGCGCGGGCGCACCACGCCCCCGTTTCGCATAGGAGATATTTATGGCATTTCAAAGTAAAGACGGAAAATCGTACGGATCGGCCTATGTGGCTAAGCGTAAAGACAAAGAACACGGTGACGCCGCTAATGAGCCCAAGCGTTTCGATTCGTATGAAGGTGGGAAGCAGCCCAGCGAAGAGAATGATAATTCCAAGGCAGAGCCTAAGGAACACTCGGAAGACAAGGTGAACGAGTTTAGTAAATCCGAGAATGTGCCAAGCGAGCATAATGAGCACGTTGAGCACGAAGCCCCGGAGGCTACTGTGCAGGCGCACGGTTTGGCTCACACTGTTCACTATAAGTTAGATCATGAGAATGGGCAGCACCAAGTGCGTAGCCTACATGATGATAACTACGAGGCGGAAACAGTGCATGGGAGCACTTCGCAAGCGTTTGGACATGGCAAGGCTTTGGCTTTCGAGGCGGGTGGGGTAGAGCAGGCAACTTCGCCTAAAAAGAGAAACCACCCAGACCAACAGGGCGCGGAATCCGAAGAAAGACCATACGAGCAGCCCGATCTTACAATCTAGGATATAAAGATGCCTTATAAATCTAATGCACAAAGAAAGTTCTTTCACGCGAACGAAAAGAAAATGGAAGCGCAGGGCGTGGATGTCGGTGAGTGGGATGCCGCAAGTAAAGGCAAGAAGTTACCCGAGCGAGCGCCAAAGAAATTCACTTTTGCTAAAAAGGGAAAGTAATGCTTGACAAGGGCCAGGTATATTTCGAGCACCCCGCCGTAGGAACCGGGCAGCACTGCGGTCAGTGCATTCACTTTATCAAGGGCAAAAATAAGTGTGAAATTGTCAGCGGTGTTGTTAAGGCAGAAGATTGGTGTGAACGCTTTGAAAAACGAGTATCTAAGTTCCATCAAATAAGCAGGGAGACATGATGCTGGGGATTGGTCGGGAAAAGGCTAAGTTGTTGCAGATTAACTCGGCATCTGTTAAGGGCGAACCTGGGACTGGATTTGAAAAGCGTAAACAGGGTGGAAAGTCTGGGCCGTTCGAATGTTCCAATTGTGAGCATTTTAAAAACGGAAATGCTTGCGACCAAAAAGACATGATGAAAAATTCCAAAGAACCTAAGCATCCAAATGGAACTATAAAGGTCTCTGGTCTTGACTGTTGCGATTATATTGAACGTGTAAAATAAATTGGAGATAAGATGGCAGAAAACGATACACCGGCAAATGCTCAGACTACCAAGAGCACGCCATCAAATGATCCCAATGATTTTCCTATAGGTTCCTTGGCGTCCTTCCCATATTCTCCAGAACCATTTGCTAAGCTCACTGATGCAGCTAAGGGCGCACTTATGGCCCTAGATGTAATTGCTACGAAGACAGATGTTGCAGCACGAAGATTAGAAGTTGAGCAAGCCTGGCAGGCTTTGCATTTCTCAAGGGGTTATCAGCATTTATTTAAAAGACGCGGCGGTGGTTGGGAATTGCCTGGAGAAGGTTCCGGCTTTAATAACGCTAAGAGCCATAGTAACCATGACGCCCAATACGAAACTAATATTTATTCCACTAAAGGTGAGGATATAATTGTCGCAGCACTCTCCAGGGAAATTCCTAAGATGGAGTTTTTCCCAGCAAATCCTGAGTATGCCCCAGATATTGTGGCGGCAGAAGAGAGTGAAAATTTTAAGCAAATTTGGAGTCGTAACAACAATCTACACGCCTTACTAGTTGAATGCTCTAGGATTTTTTGGAACGAAGACCGTGTTCTCTTATGGACTCGCTACGAAATAAACGGACAAAAGTACGGGTTTGAGGAAGACAACCTTGAATCTCCGACAGTCCCTGAAGATGTTCTTTCTCCCCCAGATTCCGAGCCCACCGGTCAAGAAGGCCAGGAGGACTTTCTCGCGGCAGAAGAAACGCTTCTACCGGAAGGTACGACTGATTCTGTGGAGGAATCTCCTGCCGAAGAACAAACCGAAGAGGCGGCAGAAAGCGATGCCGGAGGAGAGGAACTAGTTGACGCTTTGGAAGAAGTTGCGGAGAGAAAACCCTTGGGCAGAGAGATTACTACTGCTCACGGCAAGTTGGATCATAAGGTTCCGATTGCTGTAGACAACATGTGCGATATGCACTTTATTCAGTTGTATCAGGATACAGATGAAGCAGTCGCTAAGGCTATGTTTCCTTGGATCGCAGAAAAGATTCATGCTGGCTCAGATGGACAGTCCGAAGTTGAATTAGACCGCATAGCACGTGAAAACGTGCGCCAAGCAGTATTAGGTTCGTATGTTACGGGAGATTCCCAGCAGCGTCACGTAGTCGTAAAATATACGTGGTTCCGGCCTTCGATGTTCATGGATAAATCCGTAAACGATGTTTGTAAAGCGGAGTTACTGGAGACATTCCCCAATGGTTGCCTGCTTGTTAAGGCAGGATCGGAGTACGCCTTCTCTCGCAATGAGAGCATGGACAAACACTTGGTAATCGGACATGCCTTGGGCGGCAAAGGGCAAAATAGGCGAGCGCTAGGCACGGCCATGATCCCAATTCAGAAACGTGTGAACGACTGGGTTGACATCATGGATGATTTCTTCAAGCGTACTATTCCTAAGAAGTGGTACAACGCAGAGGCCTTCGATATGCAAGCTATGAAGGATCAACCGAATATGCCAGGCAGTAGCGGATCGTTCCAACCGCAACCAGGATTGGCGTCTTCAGATCAGTACATGATGGTCGAGCCTACTCCCCAGCCTCAAGCAGCTTTACCTGATTTCGTTAAGTGGTTTATTACAAGTTTGACTGAAGAAATTTCAGGAGCTCTGCCTTCTCTTTTTGGGAGCCCGACGAACACAGATACTGTAGGTGGAATTGCGATTCAGCGTGACCAAGCGTTACAAAGAATCGGTTGCCCTTGGAATAATATCCAAGATATGTTTGCGGAAGCCGCACTTCAAGCTGTATGGTGCGCAGCAGAATGCAGAGACGGCAAAAGAATTACTCAGAATATTCAGGGTAGAGGAAACGTATCGGTTAATACGGCTAACCTAGCGGGTAATGTTCTCTGTTATGCGGAATCGAATCCGGCCTTTCCAGAAAGTTGGCAGCAAAAAGAGGCGAAAATTTTGCAGCTTATTGATGGCAGTGCGAATATTCCCGATCTCGCAAAGTTCTTGTTCCACCCGATAAATTTGCCCGCGCTAGCAGACAGTATTCGCCTAAAGACTTTTAAAGTACCGGGTGCATCTTCTATTACGAAACAGAAATCCGAGTTAGAGATACTTCTGCGTAGTGGACCAATGCCGAATCCAAAGGTTGTGCAGATGAAGCAGACTTTGGACGAAGCAACACAGGGAATGGCGTCTCATGTTACCAGTGGACAACCAATTCCGCCACAAGCCCCGCAGATGATGAATCAGTTGGAGCAGATGATAAAGTCCCTGCCTCCTACGGTCAGCACTGTCCCCGTGGCGCAAGATGAAAGCGAAGAGCACTTGATAGAAGCCGCTCAATGCTTGGAATGGGCAACTAGTGGAGAAGGTCAAAAATTTAAGTACGGACTGCCCAAACAAAAAGCGGCGTACGAAAATGTTTTGTTGCATTGGAAAGAGCATATGGAGATGGCTAAGAAAATTGCCGCCGCTAATGCTCCGTCAAATGTAAAGCCTCCGTCTGAGTCTATCTCCGTGGATGTAAGTAAGATGCCTGGGAATGTCGCTTCGCAAGCACTTGCTAAGATGGGTATAGAAGCTACCCCTGCGGATTTTGCTCAGCATATGAATGAGCAAACTAATCAGGCCGTGCAGAAAAAGGCCGTACCCGAGGCTTTGAAAGGCCCGTCAGATAAAACACCGCCCCCCGGACAGGGACAGGAACCTCCTAGACAGTTGCGGAGGTAATTATGCCAGAGAAAACTTTGGTTGGTATTTTGCAGCGGCACGGGGATACAGATACGAACGAGAAAAACCAGTTTCGTTCTAGACTTGATCCTCCGCTCAACGAAAAAGGCTTTTCGCAGGCGGAGCAGGCTTCCGATAACATTATAAGAGACAAGTTTGAAATCAAGAGAATCATTAGCAGCCCTCTTTTGAGAGCAATGCAGACTGCTGATATCTTTAGTGAAAAGCTGGGATTACCTGTTTCTCAAGATCGGGGCCTTCTTTGCTGGGCTCTTGGCTTTTTATCTGGCAGAGATAAAGATGACTACTCAGACATTCTTGATTATTATGTGGACAACCCACATAAAGTAATTCCAGAGGGAGAATCTTTAGATGATCTTGAGCAAAGAACTTTTGAATTTTTCAACGAACATCTTAAAAATGAATTAACTCTTTTTGTCACGCACACTTCAAATATCATCACGGTTGAGAACCTAGTGAATGGTAATCGAGAAGGGCGACCAGAAAGCGGTGAGTCTAGCGTAGATACTGGCGGAACAGTTGGTGTTTACGTAGACGATTCAGGAAAATATAGCACCGAGATTTTATTCGGTAACGAAAAAGAAGCGCAGTATGGAAGTTAGACTCAGAAAGACCAGGAGATAAAAAGTGAGTGAATCAGTATTGGATTTTGCGGGACTAGAAACACAAGTGAGTACAGAAACTCAGGTTGAAACTCCAGAAGTTACTCAAGTTGAAACTCCAGAGACTACAACTACTCAGGAACCTACGGAGACAACTACAACCACAGAACCTAAGGTTGAGGGGGCAGAAAAAAAGCAACTTTATAACTCTGACGGTTCTCCTAAAGAGGAAGTTAAAAAAGAAGAGCCGCTTCCCGGCGGGAAGAACACTCCAGATTCCATACGTCGCGCATTAAAAATGGTGCGTGACGCCAACCCTCAGAATAAGGGTTTGGTAAAAGAGCTTCACGATGGCTGGGAACGTAGTGCGGCATACGCAAAGGAATTTCCCACGGTTCAGGAAGCTAGGAATGCAAAAAGTTTCATAGAACTCGTTGGGGGTCCCGAGGGATATGAGAAGCTTAATCAGACAGTTGAGAATATTAAAGCTAGCGACCAGCTTTTATACAACGGAGATGCAACCCTCTTAGATAATATTATTGAGGATTTGAAATCAGAGGGCCGCATAGATGCCTTTGGAAAACTCGCCGCCCCGTTTTTAGACAAACTACGCGACTTGGACAGAAAGTCATACAACGATACAGTAGCGCCCCATATTCTCAGTAACCTTGAGTCGGCCAACCTACCGGGAGCCTTAGCAGGCCTTGTGCAAGCGCTAAACGATCCCGATCCAGCCAAGGCCGTAGCCGCCGCTAAAGAAATCGCTCAGGATATGAACGGTTGGTATAACAAGATTAAGCAGGAACACGCCGATAAGCTGAAGGCAGCTAAGGCGGAGCCCACACCTGAGCAACTGAAGTTCCAGAAGGAACGCGAAGAATTTACCAAGCAAAAGCAGGAGTTTGAGAAGGGTAAGCAAACCGAGTTCCAGAACGCGGTTGCTAGTGTACTAGAGAAGAGTAACAATCAGTTGCTAGGCAAATCCCTAGGTCCTTATTTGAAGATGGCGTATTTTAAGGAGTTCCCACGGACGGCACTTGTGGATTTAGGCAACGGTATTAAAAATAACTTGTATCAAGCCCTCAAAGCAAACAAGGACTATCAGCGCCAAATGGGTGCAATGTGGAAAGAAAAATCGCCTAATAAAGATAAGATTAAAGAGTACCACGACGCAACCGTGGAGGGCATGGCAGAAGATGTTGTTCGGCAGACAATCGAGACCAGATATCCGGGATATGCTAAGGGCGGACAGGCCGCTACTCGCGTAGCCGCTGCCGCTACGAAGACCGCAGCGGTTAACAAGGCGGATGCCACGGCGGTTGTTACGGGCAAACCTCAGTACGTTGCCGAGAAGCCCAAGAATTTGAATCGAGAGATGGACCCGAAGTCATTTCTTGAGATCGCTGGAAAAGGATACGTTCCAGATGGTAAAGGCGGTCACCGTTTCGTGACCTGGAGAAAAGTTTAAAATAGCTTTGCAGTTAAATCAATTTAGGAGAAACAATTATGCCAGCAGTTCCATTTGCATTTACTCGTGCGGGAAAACCTCTACAAGTAGGAGACGCTGTGTCAGTAATTGGCACAGTAACCGCCGTGTCGGGTTCAGGCCCCACCGCTTCCGTTACTGTCCAGTGGGCGGGTTCAGGTAATACTTCAGCAAACGTCCAGGCCCAAGATGTAGCAGCCGGTGGACAGACGCTCTAGTTTCGCGTAACTAAATTCAATTCAGGAGGTGCAACTATGACGCTCTAAGGAGGTCATAATTTGCGCACACCAGAACAAAAACTAGCGACCAAGCAACGCAAGGCGGCGGAACGCTTGGCGCACCGAACCAAAGTGTTTACAAAACATCCGCCAAGCGTACGCTACGCCAAGGCAAAGTTTAAAAAAGGTACCAAGCGTCAACGCAAGAATCGTAAGCCCGCCGTGATAAAACTCGGCGTACAGTAGTGTGGTTATCTTCCAGTAAGCAGGAGGTGATCCCATGTAACAACATTTGGCATACAGCGGCCTATTCATAAGTATGCAGGGGAAGGGCTAAAACCCCTTCTCTGGCCGCGTATATTGTGCGGAGGTACAAATGTCGCAGAGTAGGGCACTATCAATTTCAGGAAAACCGGTTCAAAAGGGGGATTTTGTTTCCGTAACGGGCCAGATTGTTTCTATTTCTGGAACGGGACCCAATGCTGCTGCTACCATTAAGGCGCACGATACCGGCGCTACTTTTACAATTCCGACCAGGGAGCTACACGCTTCACAATCACTTTAAACAGAGGAGAAACGTATGGAAAAACAACTATTATTTAGCCTAACCAAGAAGGACTTTGTTATCCAGACGTTCTGCACTGGAGGCAAAGGCGGGCAGCATCGGAATGCCAAGCAAAACGGTGTGAGAATAATCCACCCGGCATCCGGGGCGCGTGCCGAGCACAGGGATGGTAGGGACCAAGGCAAAAACAAGGCCGAGGCCTTTGAAAAGTTGTCAGAAACCCCTGTTTTTAAGAAATGGCATAAGGCAGAGGTTGCTAGACGTTTAGGTCAGGTTAGAAGTGATGAAATCGAGGTAGAGCGGGCCGTAGATTTGGCTATGCATGATAAGAATCTAAAGGTTGAGGTACTTTAATCTATGGCACAAGGAACCAATTACACAGGCGATGTAGTACTGGTTAACGATCAAGTTAGTATTTTAGGTATAGCCACGGCTATCTCTGGAATTGGCGTGACCGCCGCCGTTACTGTTCAAACACAATTGGCCGATACTTTCACCACTCAGGCCGGTGACATGTTCGCTTTTCAAGATGACGTTGGTTCTTCGGAGGCAGAATCTACCGCAGGTAATGATTTTCAGGTGAATGACCAGGTAACCGTGAACGGTGTTGTGACTAATATCACAGGAAAAGGCCAAACCGCCCAATTAACCGTGCAGTTGTTCTTTTCTGGTAATTCCGTTGTGTGCAGCGCGGGGACCGTGTATAGTTCGGGTCACTAATTATGGATTTTTTTACTAAAATGGAAGTTCTGTTTGCTAGAATGGATGAAGCTATGCACGTCCGCTCCCCGGAAGAAGCTAAGGCTAGGGTAGAGGAATTAAAACAAGAACTTGAAGGCTATTCTGATATTATGAAAAAAGTTGTAAACGAAATGCTTAAAGAACTCTAGGCGTTATAAACCTAGCGAGTGCTTGGCAAGTGCTAAGCGAAAGCAAAGCGAGTGCGGAGCGAACGCGGAGCGAGTGCCAAGCCAGAACGGGAGGGTGACTTTCACACCCTCTTGTTCGTCCTATGAAAGGGGACAAATGAACGGGATAATTTACAAAGTAACAAATATTGAATCTGGAACGTCTTACATTGGACAAACCACAAAAACATTGAAACAGAGGTGGACAGAGCATATTTATGATGCCACCGGTAATAGGAGCAAGGATAAAGGATGTTATTTTCACCTTGCTATAAAGAAATATGGCCCAGAGGCATTTAAGTTGATTGTTCTGCAAGAATGCTTAAATAAAGAGGCGTTGGACTCAGTAGAAAAGTTCTATATTTCCCATTTTAATACGGTTCGTCCCTTTGGTTATAATTTGTCTCTCGGAGGCTCTGGAGTAATGCACGGTAGGAAAATGAGTGCAGAAGCCAGAGCAAAAATTAGCGCGGGGCTTATGGGAAGACCGGGAGCACAATTTAGTCATACCCCAGAAGCCAGAGCAAAAATAAGCGCATCCCTTATGGGTAACAAAAGGTCAGTAGGTAGAAAACTTTCAGATGAAACTAAGGCTAAGATGAGAGCCGCTCATTTAGGAAGAACCTACAAAAAGAAAGACAAAAGTTTAGATTCAAGCAACGATGCTCATGATAGTGGCGAAAACACTTTAAATATGCGGATTGAGAAAGTTGCGAGTACTAAAGATGACTCAGCGATAGGCCAGTAAAATAACTCAGAGGTTTTACTACGTGGCACTTCGTAGTACAGAAGGAAAATAATAACTATGCCATTACTTGAGGCTGCTGTAGAAGCAGTCGAACTTGATGCATTTGCTAAGGAAATCCCTAGGTAATAAGGTCGGGGATTTTATGCCAAAAATACTTAGGACCTAGTATTTCATGGAACTACAGCATATTCCATGTTCAAGGCAGAGGCTCAATATTAGGGCCTCGATAAACCCGCTCTAATTGTCTCGAAATCTGAAATGACAACGAGGCGGAAGTCAAGTTTATTTGTAACAAAACTTGACACCGTGAGAGATCAAGCGAGAGGGAGCCAAAAGGCTATGCAATGATCCGAGCTGCATGAAACAGTAACATGCAGAGGTTAGCAGAAATGACTAATCCAAAATACAGTAACAAAGCTGACTAATATTCCTGTGAGCAATCAGTCACAGGCAGGCGGAGTAACTCGTCCGTCATTCCGCATCCCGTTTAGGGTGCAGGCTGGCGCGTCTATCTCCCAGGGAACCGGAAATGCCGACTCCATGAACCGAGGCACTGGAAGTAAATGGGCTTCCTTTGCGCTAGCACCTGTTTACCTATTTAACGTCTAAAAATTTCATGGACGTTTAAAATTTCGCTGTATCGGTGGAACGCCTGAAAAGGCCAATACCGAGGCAACCTGCCTAGGCAGAGAGTCCGTAACGACTACACGCGAAACAGGCATAACGCTTGATGATATAGTCTGAACTGCATGGTAACATGCAGAAGGCAGCAGAAATGACTGCCTCATAACCTAAAGTTATGTAACAATTTTTGGTGAAATTTCCTGGCTCGCCCAGGCTTCCACGGATAGCAAGCAACGCGGTCTCTTCGCCGTAAAAGCCCAGGAGATGAAGAACTCTTTGGATGCTGCAATGCAGGGCATCGAGGGGTTAATAAATTCCGACGGGAGTGGTATGATCGACCAAATCCCGGCCACCGCAGTCATTAACAACGGTACGGGTACTGGTGACAGTACCTCCAGCATCGTTGGGATGAACGTGGCGGTAGCATTCACCGACCAACAGACGGTAACGTTCTGGACGGTTGGTGGTGTTCAGCGTACGACCGGCGTATCCTCGGCAGTAGTTAGCTACTCCGATGGACCGAGCAACACTTTGTTCTTCAGCACCGCCCTACCGACCGGTGTGGCAGTAACGGATTACATCGTGGTGAACGGCGCGACCTACGGCTCTGGTGCCTCTATTTTGGGCATCAAGGCTTGGGACGTGAACAGCAATACCGGGAGTATCGCCGGGCTTAACCGAGCGACTTACCCAGGCCGTCTTAGCACGCCTACCATTAACTTGGCGGGTGCCGCTATTACGCCAGGCATTGCCCAGCGAGCAGAAGTGCTCCTAGGCCGTGCGTTGGGTCCTGATGCCGACAGCATTAAGTCCGGCATTTGGTATGGGCCGCCCGAGCAAGCCTTTGCGCAGAGCAATCTGATGTGAACTAAACGCATCATCAACTGGTAACAGTTGAAAGTAAACCAAGAGAATTCGGTGGAACACCCAATAAGGTCAATACCGAGCCGAGCCTGTTAGCGCAGGAAGGTGTAACGACTATCTCGAAAGAGAGTAGGGTCTAAGTAGACTCGAAGCACTTGGCACCCGTAAGGGTTGAAGATATAGTCTGTTCTCGCAGGTAACTGTGAGAGGGTAAGCGGAAACGGCTTGCCCGCAACGAACAAGACAACGTTCAAATTGCGAACGCACAGGAAATCAAGGGCGATAAAACGCTAGACATGTCCAAGAAGTATTTTTCGGATTAACAATAGTCCCCTCAATCGGAAACGGTTGAATGAAAACCGAGAGAATTCAGGGAAACGCCTTAGTGGCCAATCCTGAGCCGAGCCTCAAAAGAGGAAGGTGCAACGACTATCCTGTAATGGGAGTAGGGGTCAGTGACCTCGAAGCACTTGGGACCCGTAAGGGTTATGATATAGTCTGAGCTTGTAGGTAACTACAAGAGTTTAGATGGAAACGATCTAAACGTAACGTAACTGACGTTTGGTGGCCGTAAGTATCACAAGAGTTGGACAGCAACCGCAAGCCGAATGGATTTGCTGGTGCTAGACAACTGGTACATAGGAGAGCTGTCACCGCTAGAACTGTACGATTTTGGCGGCGGCAATGTGGTAGCTCCCGTGCCCGATATTGGCAACGGGACTTCAAATGGTAGTTATCTTACCTCCCACATGTTTGCTTATAACACATGCTTCAACCTGGCTAATGCAGCTCCGCGAGCTGGCTTATACGTTCAGAATGCAGCTGTGCCAACTGTGTAGATGTAATTGAAAACAAAGAACTTACACGCTTTTTAATTGTAAGTTTTGTACTTGTACTATAACGACGGTTATGGTATTCTAAAAGTGGGAGGAGACCTTGAACTTCTCCCACTATATTTCAAGGAGAACGAATGGAAAGCAAAGTTTGTACCAATTGCAGTCTAGAAAAACCATTTTCTGAATTTCAAGAAAATGAAAGATATGCGGACGGGTATTCTACGTGGTGTAAGGAGTGCCATAAGCAAGCTTCTACAAAAAGTAGAAAAAAGTTATCTAAAGAAAATCCTAATTATCACAAAGATAATGCTCTTAAACACAAACATAAAATAAGTTTAGAACAGTTTGAAGAAAAGCAAGTAGAGCAGGGCGGACATTGCGCTTTGTGTTTGGCTACTAAAAGCAGTAATGGTGATAGACTAGGAGTAGACCACGATCACAGAATTTGTCCCGGAAAGTATGCTTGCGATAAGTGTCGAAGAGGTTTATTGTGCAGTTCTTGTAATGCTCGATTGGGCTACCTAGAGGGGTTTTTAGAAGAAGCTTTTGTATTTCCTTTCTTAGGCAGAGGACAGTGGATACGGAAAGCAGTAGAATACTTAAACTACTATAAGAATGCATTATATCAAGCGTCTCTTTTGGAGTCTACCCAATGCAAGTAACTCCTCTGACCATAAAGCAAGCTAATGAATTGATTTCCAGATTGCATCGGCACCACAAACCAGTAGTAGGACACAGATTTTCCATAGGACTTCTCAACCAAGGGGTTCTTGTAGGCGCTGCCGTAGTAGGAAGGCCAGTTGCCCGTGAAGTAGAACAATATACCATAGCAGAGGTAACTCGGCTTGTGACGGACGGAACGCCTAACGCTTGCTCAATGCTTTATTCAGCGTGTGCACGGGCAGCCAAGGCTATGGGGTTTACGAAGATTCAGACCTATATTTTGGACAGCGAACCGGGAACTAGTTTAAAAGCCTCTGGCTGGAAACTAGAAGGCAAAACGGCAGGCGGTAATTGGAACCATAGTTGGCGTAAGGGTCGTAGAGAAGATCAACCCATGGAACCCAAATCTAGATGGGGTTTGGTTCTAAACTCGGTAGAGGAAGTCCAATGTCAACCACCTTCTGCTTCGCCCGTGACCACGACAACAATTACAGAGAATCTCACAAGCCTGTGCCAGGAAAATACGATGGTCTCCCCATCGTAACCTGTGCTTGGTGTGGAAGAACTTTAGAATCTACTCAGGAGACTCAGCATGTTCATAGCGCCCAAGTTCCTCAAAGAGTACCTAAGCACTCGCAAGGCACGTCGCGCTAATAACGCCGCCTTCTGGTCTATGATTAACGCCTATATTTACGTGCAGAATCTTCCGTGTAGGAACAATCGAGAAGATGTGGCCGCGTCGGACGCATTGCGTATTATTCACTTAGCGCTGTTAGAGCTGGAGAAAAGCCTTAAATGAGCGCCATCGGCTGGCTTTATAGGAAGTTTAAGATTTTTGCCCATAAGCATAATTGGCATCAGATGGAGCCAAACCCTAATCTAGAGCGCGGCAAAATTCATTATTGGTGCCATTGGTGTGGTATCAGGGCGGTTGAAAATGTTCCGTATTTTGATTTTGAATTAAGTGTCGGAACTCTTTTAGAAAACCACGAAGCTGGTAAAATACCCGGAATGGACATGAAAACTTATGAAAAGTACTACAAGTCTAAAATAAAGTCATTGGTATAAACACTCAGGAGACTCAATGGAAATCACAGCAGGACGCATAGTATTGTATAGGCTATCCGAGGTAGATGTCACGGCAATCGGTAAGCGCGGAAACGGCCACAAAGCTGGGGACATTCTGCCTATGATTGCAGTACGAGTTTGGCCAGACCAATCCGTAAACGGCCAAGTGTTTATTGATGGACAGGGAACACAGTTTGTGAATACTCGCCGGGAAGGTACCGAGGATGGTACTTGGCATTGGCCTGTGCATAAACAAGACCCAACGCTTTATAACCATGTAGAAATTACATCCGGCGCAGGCAATTCCCCGCTTTATGGGGATAATTCAGAGAAGATAGCCACTACTTTTGAAGTCCTAGCAGACAAATTAAAGGAGACTCAACATGCCAGCAAAAAAGAACAAAACCAAGAAAGTTGCCAGGCAATCGCCCAGAAGTAGCGTAGGTTCAACCCGTACTCCTTGCACCTGCCAGTATAACCATAGAATCTCCAAGGCATTTGATGAGAGTTTCGATAAGCTAATTGGCGTGGAAGGTTTGGAAGAATACCACACGGCCTTGGTTCACTCCGATAAATTTGACGACATTATGGAAGCCTTGGGAGAAGATGATAACGATCCGTATTTGGTGATAGCAGACGCCGTGCGTATCGGTTTTGACGCAGGAAAAAGAATGAACGAGTGCGATAAGCTCGAAGCGATGGTCGGCTATAAATGAAGTTTCCAATTAGTTTCATAAACCATAGTACGGTAGTTTCCGACGCGGAAGCGAAGATTGTAATGGGCCATTTGCAGACCCAGGTAAGCCGGGATTTCGCTCCGATTTGGGGTGTAGACGCCCAGTTGTTTTTTGTTTCTGCTTCGGGAACTCCTAACCCCGCGTATTGGCAACTCGTGCTCCTAGACGACGCAGACGCGGCGAACGCTCTGGGATACCATGAACTAACTTCAGCGGGATTACCCCTTGGCAAAGTGTTTGTGAAGACCACGGCGCAAGCTAAGGGCAAGTGGTCGGTAACCGCATCTCACGAATTATTGGAGATGCTGATTGATCCCGATATCAACCTCACGGTGTTCGTTCAGGACTCTAATACTTCGGGCCGTATATACGCCTACGAAGTTTGCGATGCGGTTGAAGACGACAGCTTGGGCTACAATATATATTCGGCTACGGTGTCCGATTTCGTCACCCCAGCATGGTTCGAAGCGCAGGGCTCGTCTTTAAGTCCTAAGTTTGATTTCATGGGCCACCTCACTAAACCTTTTGCTCTCGCCTTGAACGGCTACATAGGAATCTTCGACGCGACCGCAGGTACCGGCTGGCAGCAGCTTATGGGTATGCAAGGCAAGGTCGGGAAGTTCGGAGAGAATAGCAAAGGTGGAGAGGAAGCTAGAAACAAGACGCGTACCATTGGTATGCAGGATCGACGCAGGAGTAAGAAATAATGGGGGCTATCACAAACACCCCAGACCAACTAAAAAGAGACGAAGGGCTACGTTTACAAGTTTACATCGACAGTACCGGCCACCGCAGCATTGGCTACGGCCACAATATCGACGCTTCGCCGCTTCCCTTTGATGTGTCCAACGGTATAACTTTACAGCAGGCCTACAATATCCTTGACAATGATATAAACGTTACAAGGGCGGCTATTTATGCCGCGTTGCCTTGGGTACGATCTTTGTCCGAACCTAGATTCGGAGTGGTGGTGAACATGGGCTTTAATCTAGGCGTGCCGGGTTTGCTAAAATTTCACCACACGTTGGCGGCGCTACAAGCCAGAGATTATGCACTAACCGCAGAGGGTATGAGAAATTCTCTGTGGTACCGACAAGTAGGAGACCGAGCAAGGAGACTCGTGATACAAATGGAGACAGATAGATGGCAGTAATACTTGTACCACCTGATCCCACAACTGTAAACGCATGGATAACGATCCTTACACCGATAGCCATTGCAATATCAACCATAGTAACCTCATTAGGAATTAAATGGGCACAGCAGGCCGCCGAAAGGGCTAATTTGGCAGCTATAAATGCTAAAGCAGCCGCCGATGCTTCCAGAATAGCTGAAGCAAAATCCTCAGTTAAACTAGATGAAATTCATACGGCAGTAAACTCCGGGTATAGTGAGTCCTTAAACATAGGAGCAACCGCCCTGGAAAAGGTTGCCGAATTGACAAATAAACCGGAAGACGCCGAGTTGGCTAAGGCAGCCAGGATTGTATCGGATACTCATGCTGCTGGAGGAAATAAAAAGTGAGGAGAAAAGTTTTAGCACTAGTTTTTTGCGTAGCCTTGGCATCGGAAGCCTTGGCAGTTGACAGTAAATCGCTCTTTATAGGCATCGGAATAGGCCTAGGTCTTTATACCTACCAAGGCACCCGTACACACGTGTTTCTACCCGCAGCACACGCCGTACAGCGTACGATTAGACCGGTTCCTCAGGATAAGATTGATAAGGCGAATCGAAAAGCAGCAAAACTTGCAAGGAAACAAAACAAGGAGAAGGATTAATGAAGCAGTCACTTTTAGCACTGGTTTTATGTTTTACCATGCTGTTTACTAGTTGTAGTCCGACCTGGTTAACTACCGTGGACACTATCTTAGCTGTTGCCGCCCCAGCCCTAGTTAATATTTTGCAGATTGTAGCTATTGCTGAAGGACAGCCGGTAAACACCGGGTTGCAGGCAAAGATTAAGGCGGATGTAGACAACCTTGAAAAATTAGCGCATGATTTTTCTGTTGCTTCTGCCGCTGCTAGTCCCGGAGCGTGTCAGCAATTAAAAGCCGGTATCGAGGTATATAGCCAAGACATTCAGTTGGTCTTAAGTGTGGCCCAGGTAAACAATCCTAATACACAGGCAAAGATTGCCGTTTTATCGGCGTTAGTTGTAGGTACTGTAGAAGCTATTATAGCTCTTATTCCGCAATGCCAAACTGTGGCAAGAACGGCAAGAACCTCCGTTCCGTTTAATGCGAAGAAGTTTGTTAGCGATTACAATGCTGCTTTAGTGGTTCCAACTGGAGATGTGGCGGTAGATTCTTTGACGCCCAAACTTAAACTAAAGGCGCATAGTAAGACTTATCGTTACACCGTAGGGCTGTTCTAAACAAATTAGTGAAAGTAGGAATAAAAATATGCCCAAAAAAGTACTTTTTTTGGCAAAATTAGGACCAGGTTATTCTTATTCTGACAATACAACTTACCATGAGCCGAGCGGATTGCTAAATTCTTCTCGGCTTATCGTAAGAATGTTAAATAAACATGGGGTAAACGCTAAGTTCGTGCAAGTAGTTGACAGCAATTCCATCGACAAGGAAGTAGCAAGCTTTTCTCCTGACATTGTGATAATCGAGGCGCTCTGGGTTGTGCCGGAGAAGTTCACGGAACTTGCCAAGCTTCACCCAAATGTGCAGTGGTTCGTCCGCATCCATAGCGAAGTGCCCTTCTTATCACAAGAAGGCATAGCGATACAGTGGATAAGGTCCTATATTAGACAACCGAATGTGCACGTTGCGTTTAATAGTTCCAATACGTTGCGAGATTTCCTGTGGGTGTTTCCTTCTTCCAAGTATTTGTACCTGCCGAATTATTTCCCGGAGTTCGAGCAAGAGGATTCTATCAGTACTGTTAGACCAAGTGAACGCTATGTGGACATCGGCAGTTTTGGAGCAATCCGCCCACTTAAGAACCAGCTAATCCAAGCGATGGCGGCTATTTCTTACGCAGATTCCGTGAGAAAGATGTTGGCGTTCCATATAAATGCCACGCGTGTAGAAGGCGGGGAACAGATTCTAAAAAACCTAAGGGCGCTCTTTGCGAACTCCAAGCACAACTTGGTGGAACACGATTGGTTATCCGTTGAGGGTTTCGAAAACCTGCTGGCCCGTATGGACGTGGCTTCTTGTGTGTCCTTCAGCGAATCGTTTTGTATAGCGGCAGCCGAGGCGGTGAGCCTAGGCGTTCCGCTGGTTTGTTCGCCGCAAATTAAGTGGGCGTATTCGGCTTCTTATGCGGACCCCACTAATATGGCAGATATCGTGCAGACGATTACTAGAGTTAAGGACTCCTGGCAGAGCGGTCTTATAAAGAAGTTAAACCGCAGAGGTTTAAAGGAGTACGACAGGAGATCGGTTAAATTTTGGCTGGAGTTCGTGAAGTAAATTAAACTTTGCTTGGGATATCCGAAGTAATACCCGAGCAACCGCCGGGATTGGCTTGCTTGCCACTTCGGAGAGCTAAGCAAGTCCCCGGCGTCAATCTTAGTAAATAACTCAGGAGACTCAGAAATGACATTATCAGGTGGAGACCGGCTTGCGTCCGGCCAAAAGACGGCGCAATTTGGTGGAGCTGGCAATTTTGTAACCGAATTCGAAAGCGATTTTATCTTCAAATCTCCGGCAGAAGTTTGTAAGAAGTACGGTATTACCGGTCACGAATACCAACAGTATGATTCGGAAAGACAGAGGGGCGATAGTTTGCCGGATTTGCAGCCCGTGGGGGCAGAACAGGTAAAACCGAGTTTTACTGTTACGGATAGGCGCAGTCAATTTCTTCCCAATGCCGGGGTGGTGGAAGCTAAGGTTTCTAAGTATCCAATTAGGGAATATAGACCTTTTTCTGCTATTCTTGACAGGATTTTGGTGAAGAGAATAGAGACCGACCCAGATTTAGAAGAACTAGAAGACGGCTCTGCACGAAGTAAGAGAACGGGCTTGGTTATAGCGGCCCGTTATAGACAGCATAACAATAAAGGCATTGTTTTATCGGTTGGAAATTATATTGGTATTGGGGGACAGTGTATACCTCTTTCTAACTTTGTAAGTGCAGGCGATTTAGTAACGTTCGGGAGCTATAACACGGAAAAATTTGAGATGAATTTTAAACAAGCCAAAGATTTATGTCATTCCTTAGGTATAGATCATGAAGAGGGGGATGAACCATTTCAAATTTTAAGACTACAAGACGTGAGAGGCGTTGAGAAATTTATAGTTCGAGTAAAGTTGGTAACAAATGAAAGCTGAAACTCTCATTGGAAATAGATACGGAAGGGTAATTATTCTTGGAAGGGACCCGACTAAGTACAAATCAAACTATGCCATAATAAGGTGCGATTGCGGAAAAAAGAAATCAGTACTAACAAGAGACTTACTTTTAGGAAAAACTAAAAGTTGTGGATGCTTAAGAGAAGAGATCATAGCAAAAGGAAGAGACAATACCAATAGAAACGCCAATAGCCGCGCTTACAACACCAATATTAAAACGGAAGTATTGGGACATTATAGTCCTAATGGAATTTTGAAGTGCTCTGACAACGATTGTTGTATAAATGATATCGACATGTTGACTTTGGATCATGTTAATAATGACGGGGCTAAAGACCGACAAGAAGGTAGAAAACAAACCGGAGTAGCTTTATACGGAATGTTAAAAAGAGCGGGTTATCCAGAAGGATTTTCTACTCTTTGCTGCAATCATCAGATGAAAAAGGATTTAAATCTTAGAAGAAACTTGGCATGTAAAAAAGCTATATTTTCTTATATCATACCGATGATGCTCATAGGTTCTTATGGAAAGGACCTTCAAACATGCCCAGTTTAGTAAAGAAGCCACATGATCCCTTTTGGGATGGACCATTAACCAGAAAAGAAGCCCAAGCGGCTTTTGATAAGTTGGGAAGAAACGATGCGGAACTATCGGCCATGGCGGATACGGCCTCGATTTTGATAAATTATCTCTGTGAAAAGGCTGGTGTAAAGCGAGAAGACGTAGACGCATACGTAGAAGAGAAGAAAGTTTTGATGGCAGTAGAACGGGAACGTTTGCGGCAGGAAGCAGCGGCTAATGCTTAGGGAAGATTACGAGTGCTACGTATGTCCCCAGGAATTCCAAGATAGGTTGACGGAGTTGGGCGGTATAAATAGATATGACAAACCTAACTTCCTTTGCGTGTGGGGCCAAGGTGGCCAAGACGAGTGCTTATATCGCTCGGGGGGTGCTTGGCATGTGCCAGGCGAGCCCTCGTATTACGGCTACCGTGACCTTCTGATTGGCGGGGGTGTGCCGGGGTGGTGCTTGCTTCAGTGGCAGGATGCTATTTGCTTTGGTACGCCCGAGAGTTACTACGTGCAAAATCTGGACGAAGAAACGCAGTTGCAGGACCTAGGCGAGTATCCATACCAAGGAAAATACGTTTTGCTATACTCCATGGTGTGGAGAGACATGAGTTCTGGCAAGATGAAACTCGAATCTATGCCACTGAATTCGTTTATTTTGGATACGGTGGTGCCAATCATAATGGAGGCCAAAGAAATTTCTTGGCTTAAGACCAAAGCTGCCCTTCAAGATATAAAATCTCGTGAGGACAAGCTAGACTGTGACATGATCGAAGATTGTATGCGAGACGCGGCAGTTCCTTTTAAAGGTTCGCCAGTGTCTTATGCACGCCAAGGTTGTCGCACAAATTTAATTGACAAAAAAGTAGAATCGCTTACAAGAAATTGGAACAAAATGATCCACAACGCCAAATCATTGGGTAGAGGCTTAACTCAACGGGGCGTTGCACCATAATAGACTTAGGAGAAACAAAAATGGAAGCAACAGTAAGTGCGCCACAGCACAGAGCAGACCTTAGTGCAGGAATGTCTAAGGCTAATAATCAGGAATTTAATTTTTTTGGAAACCAGTTCCTTAGTAACAGAGAGCCCGAATACTTTGTGTATTTATACAACGTATCGGAAACAAAATTTGAAGTGAACCGCACACCCATTGTTGATAGGCTAATCATTGGTCCAAAAAAGTCTGGAGAGGAGTATACACTTGTCGGAAAATTTCCTCAACCGCTTTTAATCCCAGTGGGCAATATTGATTCTAACGAAATTGAATTGAAGCCCATGGACGCTCGGCGTTTTGCCATGGATATTTGTAACCCAGATAATTTTGGGTTAGATCAGAACGCGGTGATTGATCCTAAGCAGGGGACTAGTGCTGGGACTAATAACATTGGCAAGAAGGGCGTGTTCTGGTCTATTAATAACCCGCCAAAGCCCGAGGAAGTTAAGGCTGCAATTAAACGTATGGAAGCCTTCTATCTAAGCAAATTAGAGGAAGCCCGTACGGTTGAAGTTTCCGCGCCCGCTACTTTGAAAGACGTGCTTGGCCCCGAACATCATCAGGCCGCCGATTATTACGCAGAATCATTCAGTTGGCACGGAAAACGTTCAAAGCCCGCCGATTGTCCTAACTGCGGTTCTCGTATCATAGCAGGAGCAGCGTTCCACAGAACTGATGAAGGTGGGATGTGTATTATTTCTTGGCCAAAGGCCGTTGCTGCCGGTGTGAGAACTCGTGCACAAGCGTACGAAGCCACGGGAGATGAGCAGTTTGCTCCGAAGGCTCCTCAGCCGCTTGCCCAAGTAGTCTCCCAGACCACCGAGACCGCTCCCAAGGCGAACGCTAGGCAAGCACAAGCGGGTACCCAGGCGGGTGCCAAGCAAGAGACCCAAGTTTAACCACAACCTTGGCATCCAAAAGGTCCGCCGAATAGGTGCGTCCTGAGTCCGTGCTGAAAAGCAGTGGCTTTGAGGGTGCCATGTTTCACCAGTAGTTGCAAGGCCCGCTCAGGGAACACCTGGGCGGGTCTTTTTTAATTTCTAAGGAGGTTTCATTGAGTAGCCCAACAATTGCATTAGGACCGTACCCGTCCCTTGCTACCATAATGGACCTTACGCGCAGTCTCGTGAATGATGCCCAGGCAGGTGCTACGGGTACACCAGGCGAAGGCCAGATTTTAACAAATAATCCAGTTATCTCCCCGTTTACACAACCTTTTTTGAATTCAGCAATTCGCCAATTGTACAGGGAGTTAAGAAACATTGGCCAGGCGACCTTGATAAAAGATAATGTTGTTATTTTAAATATTCCCCCTTTAACTAGTCCTACTTATGGGCTCGGAATGGCGGACGCCGCTGTACAAACGTTTTTAGGCTTTGGCGGTTATTTCGACGGCTTTCAAATGAATTCCAACATTGTTCTTCCTAGTGATGTTTTATTCGTAGAAAAGGTTTGGGAACGGCAGAGCAACACACCTAATGATTTTATACCAATGATTCAGCCGCAGTCTGGCCTACGTTCCCGACGACAAACTCCGGCACTCTACGAGTGGGAATGGAGAAATGATTCTGTATGGATGGTGGGCAGTACGCAAACGCGTGACTTGAGGTTGCGCTACATGGCTTCTCTCCCGCAATTTTTTAGTCCCACATTAGACCTCACGGCTACGTATGTTCCAGTTATGGACAGTGAAGATGTTTTGGCCTACAAAACTGCGGTTCTCTATGCGAGAATGTTAGGATCACCCGGTTTGCCTGATTTAATCGCAGAAGCTAAGGAGCAAACATTTCAGTTGAAGAATCAAAATACCCGTAGGGGTCAATCGGTCGATTATCATAGAATCCCCCACGGTTCTCATCAAGACTACCACGGAAGGTACTAAGTAATGGCATTACTTCGCTACGATGGTTTTGTAAAGAGCGCTTTGGGACAAGCCATAGCTGGCGCACAGATTTATGCATGTACTCAGCCTGCCAATACCGCTTTTATACCGCCTTCTCCCTTACTATCAATTTTTTCAGACATTAATGGGAACTCGTTAATTACCCAACCTCTTCGGGCCGATGGTTTTGGTCATTTTGATTTTTATATCCCCAGCACCACATTCACCCTTGTTATTGTTAACGGGGGGAAAGTACAACAGGTATACGCAGACCAGGCCCCAATGGGCAGCTTCGGGAGTGGCGGAGGAAGCATTGATTTAGGGGACCTTGCTAGTACCGACCCGGCATCTGCCTTGAGCCCTTATGTCGCAAACGACGCAAACCCAAACATTGCTTTGAATCAGATTGTAATGATTAATAGGGGCTCCATCCCGGTAGATACTAAGCGTAAAGTCCTTAATGTTTATTTGGAGGTTAATGGGCAGCAATCCGGGGCAAATTACGATGGATTTCAATCTAACGTAGGGGTTACGATAGATGCAAACACATCCCCCTCCGCAGGGGCAGCCGAAGCCGGAGAATTTTCTACCTCCGTGTTTGGACCGGGTCCCTTTAGTCAGATAAATGCTCTAAAAACAAGAACCAGCATACTAAACGGGGCTAACTTAACTAATGTAATAGGTTATTCACAGTACCTTCCGCAATTTGATTCTGGAACTACAACTTCTAATTATTTCGGAATTTTCCAAGATAACCCATCTGGTGGTGGAAACGTTACGAATTGGGTGGGAGCCTCTTTGCAGGCCCCGATTAGCGGGGTTAATGTTACCAATGGCTACGGAATTCTATGCAGCGGTGGAACGGCAGCCCTTGTAGCAAACGATGCTACGCCTTCGCATGGTTTCATAGGGCACGGTTCCACCCCTGGGGGCTCGCCTGGCACTCTCCACGATGGCTGGTATGGCATTACGGGGTCTCCCGAGGGCGTGCTTACTGCTAACATAGGCTCCATAGCTTCTCGCCAAGACGGTGGGCCTGGTACAGCCCTATACGTAAAGGAAACCGGCTCTGGTAACGTTGGGTGGACGGCGGTGACCTCTACGTCTAACGCAACCAATTTGCAAGGCACCCCAATAAGTACCGTAGGACCTACTTCTCTTCAAGTTTTGCAGTTCGTAGGGGGGAAGTGGACCCCGGAAACTGTGGCCGGAATCTCCACGTATAACGTGGCTCACTCAACGGACTATATTTGGTCTATTGTAGCAGGAGTGGGCTTTGGCGCATTAACTGCGGGAACTCCAGCTACGGTAACCTTTGCTACCGCGCCACAAGGCATTGATTGCAGCGGCAGGGCGTGTACGCCGTACTGGATTTATATATCTGGAGTTGGCACAGCCGAAGCCGTAAAGGTTACCGGAGGTACTTGTACTTCTGGTGCACTTAATTGCACTGTACAATTTACCCCGTTTTTTAGTCACAGCACCGGCTACACCCTTGGCACTGCTACAGCAGGAATTCAGGAAGCTCTAAACATTGCTTGTGGTGTTGATCCTAATCCAATTTTGAATGGATATTGCAAAGTTATTGTTCCTCCATCGGCTATAGGGTTTTCTTATCCCGTGCACGCAACTATTACGATGTGCACTACGGAGTCTTCTTTAGAGGGGTATGGAGCAACCCTGGCTTGCGATTCTAGGGGGCCGTGCTTGCAAATTGGGGACTTGGTTCTTTCTACCCATGCCAATTCTAACACTGTACAGGGCCTTACATTTAGACCGACGCCATTGCTTTCTACTTCCGACTACGTGGGAAACCTAATTACCAGCACTTCTCGTGCTAGTGGGGTTTCCACGATAAACACCAATGCGTCCCATAATTTTAGAGTGGGCGATCCGGTTACAATTCTTTTTACGGATGACACCCGCTATTGGGGGGATGTTCCGCAGATCGCATCGGTACCGTCTTCTACATCCTTTACTTACAATTCTACCGGCAGAGGGGATGCTACACTGCAAACAACTCCCGGACTCGTGGCGCTTACATATGTCTGCGTTTTAGATAACGCCAATGGTACCGCCCTACGTGACTTAAAAGTAGATTATGAGGCCAGCGCGGGGGCTTTTAATGGCATATTCGATTTGTGGGACGATGAGGATTGCACTATTGATAATTTTACAAACAATGGGATCGCATTAAACAGAAATATTAACTGGTCTCCTTCGTTTATTGCTTCTTACGGAGCAAACAATTTACCCAGTGCTACACAGCAGTTAGCCGCTGTTCTTAGCTTATCTAACACAAGTATAACCGCACAATCGGCTAACGCTATTACCTTTTTTAATTGCAACGGGTTGTATATAGATAACACCGTTTTGCAAGCCACCGGACCTTGGCAGGTAAATTGTTCTAATCAAACGGGCAATTTTCAAGGCGCGTCTATTAGAAACCTTTATTCAGAGTCTGGAGCCGGTCTTAATCCGGTTTCTCCGGCTAGAAGTCCTTGGCCCGGCTTGGGAACCGCCGGGCTAATCGCGGGGCCTTCTACCGGCGCGGCATCCTTTAATATCCGTGGGAATGGTAATGTAGCGGGGGCTTATCCTATAGTTGGAACCGGTTCTACTAATTATATTTATTACGTAGTAGCCCATGACACCACCGCAGGAACCTCTACTCCACCGCTGCCAGTTATGTATGCCAAATCTAATGGTGGAGCTGTTACCGTATCTTGGCCTAGAATCGCCAACGGTACCGACGCATTTACTTATGATGTATTAAGGGTAGCTTCAGCAAGTGGAACCATAGCAGACCCATTAAGCATTTCGCCCTATACAGGGGGATGCCCAGGCGGATCAACTTCTGCTATGGGCAGTGTTGTAGTTGGACAAGCGCAGCAGTCTGGGTTTATACAAACATTTTCTGATGACACGACAGTTGCTACTACAAGTTATCCAACAGTTCCTACTGGGAATTATTTAGGGAACATTACTTTTTGGCCGGGGCAATCTATCACTACAAACGCTATTGTACACAGCGATTTTCCTTTGTTTGTAATGCAAACTGGTATGCTCGGGAACCCAACGAATGATTGTATGTACGCAGCAAATGGAGGGGCACAATCTCCTTCTACCACTACAGCGGTATCAACATTTTGGGACGCCGGTAACGGTCTTGTTAATCACCAAGCATTGGTTCTTAATGACGGGCCTAATAATGGTTCTTGGGGTAGTAATAAAAGAGGCCGACTAAACTTCGGCACCTCTGGAGGAAGTAGTTTAAATCCGGGACACATTATAACGCTGGTAGATAGCAATCCACTAAAAACCAGAGCGTACTCTTTAAACCGCCCCCCTAATTCGAGTAACGACACGTTTATCGGCTTAGATAGTGGTAATGTTGGCTTGGCATCCGCTCAGCTCACCCTCGGCGCACCCATAGCTATCTCCCAGTATATTTCTAATATCGGTGACGGAGCTTCTTGGTTGGAACGTTTGACTGCCACTAAGAAGCAGTTTGCGGTTCCTGTGCAGTTGGCATCGTATACCTTTGCGACCCTTCCTAGTTTGCCGGATGGGTCTTCCGCCTATTGCTCTAACTGTACAAGAGGCGGCGCTTGCGGCAGCGGCGGTACCGGAGCTTTAGCGGTGCATATTAACGGAGGATGGGCGTGTTTATAAAACCAAAAATGCCCAAAGCTGTGAGGATTTACACGCAGCTTGGTTGTAATCCGTGCGCAGAAACCGAGAAATATTTCGCAGAACACGGGGTATCTACAGAAATAATAATCGTAGATGATTTGCTTAAGCAAGCTATCCCAAAAGAGTTGGGCATGAAGGAAATTCTAACGCCAATTACCGTATGCTATACAGGAGAAAATCCTCAGCTTGTAGTTGGGTATAACCCACAAGTCTTTGATGTGTTCATTAATAACTCTAAGAATTTCAAGGAACCAAGATATTTAGGACCGCCGGTTATTGAAGGCGCAACGTTGCAGGAGGCATAATGCCAACTTATTTTCGTTATGATTCCTGGGTCAAGTCGGTTCTTGGTCAGGCCGTAGCTGGGGCACAGATTTGGGTCTGTACACAACCTGCGAATGTAACGCCGCCAGTTACTCCGCCCAGAACTACTCCGGTACCGTGGGCAGGCCCTAATCCGCAAGCGCCGATTTTCTCAGACCCTAACGGAGTTTCATTAGTTACTCAGCCTCTCCTGAGTGACGGTTTTGGGCATTATAATTTCTATGCAGCGCCCGGCATTTACACGGTAGTTGTCTACAACCAGGGTAAACTACAAAATTTCTACCCGGATCAATCCCTTGGTAATATCAGTACGAATACCATTACGGGCACTTCTATTTTATTCGAAACGAACGGCGTAGCGGATGCCCAGCAATTACTAAGAAATCTTGTGAGTACGCCAAGCGTGTCCGTGGCAACCGATGGGTCCGGGAACACCACATTTGGCGTAACGGGGACTGCGTTAACGTTGAAAACCAATGGCGTAGTTAACGGAAACCAGTTTCTTTTGAATTTGCAGGATGGGGCTGGCGTTCATATTACGCAGGACGGGGCTGGGAATGTAGCAATTATTAATACTGCTATTCCAATTTTTAAAACTAATGGCGTTACAAACGGGAACCAATCACTATTAAATTTAGTAAACGGGACCGGAATTAATATTACTCAAGATGGGTCTGGGAATACTACTATTAACAGTACTATTACCCCTTTGCTGCTAAAAACCAATGGTACTACAAACGGGAGCCAATCTCTCCTAAATCTTTTAGACGGCACCGGTATCCATATTACACAAGATGGGTCTGGGAATACTACAGTTAATTCTACCTTAGCTTTAAAGACTAATGGGGTTACGAACGGCAGTCAGACTCTTTTAAATTTGGTAGACGGAACCGGAACGCATATTACCCAAGACGGAGTTGGTAACGTTACTATTAATAACACCTCTACACTAAGAACTGGTGCAATTATTTACACAATAGACGGCGGTGGATCGGTAATTACTACCGGAGCAAAAGGGCAGTTAGATATACCTTTAAATTGCACTGTTACAGGTTGGGTATTAACCGCAGATCAGTCCGGTTCTGCCGTGGTAGATGTTTTGCGTAGTTCTTACGCGGGATTTCCTAGTACTAGTAGCATAGCTGGTTCTGATAAACCCACGCTTTCTTCAGTACAGAAGAATGAGAATTTATCAATAGGAGCATGGGGTTCTACCGCACTGTTGGCGGGAGACCAGTTGCAATTTAATGTAAACAGCGCCACCACGGTTCAAAGACTAAATCTAGCTCTTATTGTCACAATGACTGGATAAATACATGTCTTATGCATTAGTGCACAGCGGAAGTTATGGGTTAGGTACTTTTTTTACTACTACAACTAATACTACGACCGGCCATTATTCAGTTACTACACAAGCCGGTAATTTGTTGATACTTGTTATTGCATTTATTAACCAAGACCCAAATGCGTCAGTCCCATCTATAGGCACACCGTCTACCCCTGGATTTACATGGGTATTGGCCGGAACAATTACGAGTGATAATTATTTTGATGGTACATTTAATAATCAGCAGTCAATAGCCGTATATTATATAGATAATGCACCTTCGATGGCGGCCAGCGTAATAACTTCTGTTGTAGGAACACTGAGTGTAGCTCCCAATAATCATAATGACACATTGAGCTTTGAATTAAGTGAATGGAGCGGTGAAGTTATTGGAAGTGTAATAGATGTAACCGCAACTGCTAAAGGAATAAGTACTGTTCCATCGGCAGGAAGTATTAACACCAATTTTACAGATTTATTACTTGTTAGTGCTACAGATATAGGAGGAAATACAGAAGGATCGGGGTTTACAGCGCTGAATAATCATAACCCTCCGCCGCATATTACAGCTATAGCAGGGGCAATTAATCAGTATATTTTGAATGCAGTTCCGGGGACGTATAATACATCGTTTGTTGCTTCGGCTGGAGTTCCACTATATTGCTGGGGGTGTGTTGCCATTGGATTTAAAGCTACCGGTGGAGGAGGCGGTGGATTTCCTTACTCACACGGCACTCTCATAGGTTTTTAAATGCGCGTCCTTATAGCCGTTCTTAGTTGCTGGGCAATGCGCCACTATGAAGATAGCATACGCAATACGTGGGCTAAGGAAGTTCCAGAGGGTGTTGATTATCGGTTTTTTCTAGGCGAGCCCCAAGCAAGTGCGGCACCTGATGAAGTGTTCCTGCCCGTACAAGATACGTTTGACGGGGTGACCCATAAAGTCGTAGCAATGCTTCAGTGGGCGCTAGATCAAGAGTATTCTCATGTTTTTAAGGCAGACCTAGACACCCTGATTCGGCCAGCTTCTTTACTACAGAGTGGATTTGAGCAGTATGATTGGGTTGGTGGACAGAACGGATTTTTTCTCAGTGGCGGCGGGGGCTATTGGTTGAGCAGGAAGGCTATGCAATGCGTGGTAGCTACCCCAATAGAAGGGGGACAGGCTGAGGATGTAAACGTAGCGCGGGTGCTCCTAGCAAACGGTATAGAACTCCAAGCGGATGCCAGGTATCTATTTTACCCCGGCTCTGTTATGAACGACCAAACGCTTACGATGCATTTATCGAGCGTTAGAGGTTGGAATGTTAAAGCAACGCCTCAGATGATGTTGGATACGTGGGAAGATCAGAAAAATAGAGTATACAAGAGATATACGTCAGAGCTAGAAGTTAAGTTTACTAGGGCACTCAGGAGATTCAGGTGAGTTTAACAATTTTTGGCGGTAGCGGGTTTGTAGGTAGTGAGTACAAACGGCAGTTTTACCATCACGCTGTGGGGAACATATACGCATTCAACAAGCGAGACGACTACAGCGTTTTTAGTAAGGACATTCTTTATCTACTTTCTACCGTTCATAATTATCATATTTTTGACGCCCCCCTTTTAGATGTAGAAACAAATCTAATTATTTTGGTAAAAGTTTTAGAAAGTTGGAGAAAATACCAAGAGGAATCTGGACAAAAGGGTGTGTTCAACTTCGCGTCTAGTTGGAGCGTTTACGGAGACCAAAAAGAATTGCCAGTCGCAGAGAACGCTATATGTAACCCAAAAGGGTGGTATATTATTACCAAAAGATGTGCTGAGCAACTTCTTATTGAATATTGCACTACTTTTCATTTGAATTACAAGATTTTACGTTTTGCGAACGTTATAGGATCGCACGACAAGAAGGCTTCGGAAAAGAAAAACGTTCTTCAGCATTTAGTTAACAAATTGGCCAAAAACGAAGATGTTGAAATATTTGGAGATGGCTCTTTTCTCCGCGATTTTATCCACGTTAGTGATTGCGTTGCCGCCGTACAGTTAGTAATGGACAAGGGAAAGTCTAACGAAATCTACAACGTTGGGAATGGTCGGACCTGGTATTACAAAGATATTCTGCTCTATGCCAAACAAAATCTTGGTTCTACCGGGCGGATACTGCATGTAGAGCCAAGCGAATTCCAGGCGAATGTGCCGGTGCAAAATTTTTATATGGACAACACTAAGATTCGTAGACTAGGATACTACCCCCGATACACGGGAGAACAACTGTTTAATACGCTTCTGCCCACCGGAAAAGTGGAGTATGAATAAAACTCAGGATGTTATTCTTGGCGTTCTCTCAGGTCCCAATTATGGTTTTAAGTACCCCGGTGTCGAGTCATACATTGTCAGTATAAATCGCTCGGGATTTGCCGGGCGTAAAGTAATGATCGTCTGGAATATTCATCCAGAAACGCGTAGGGCGTTGGTTGTACACGGGTTTGAAGTTGTAGATTTATCGCCGTGGCCCCCTGACCGCTTCTTCCACGCTAGAATGCGCGTGGCGTGGGAGTACATGCGGGATCATTATAAAGAATTCAGATATTGTTTTTGGCTCGACATTAAGGACCTTTTGCTGCAATCCGATCCGAGTTTATGGATGGAACAAAACATTGGAAAAGCGCAACTCGTAGGTTCAACCGAGTGTACCGCGCTTGCCGAATGCGAAACAAACAACCTTTGGATTCGTACAATTTTTGGGGACAAAGTTTTCAACCAAATTGGTCACGAAGAAACAATAAATGGCGGGACTTGGGCAGGTTATGCTGAGCCCATGATGGAAGTATTCCATAGGGTTCATAATTTGATTAAAGACTATGGCGGCCCTTATCCGCCGTGTCAAGCAGGCATAAACGTAGCTCTGCATACAGATTTTAAAAGTATGCTATACATTCCTAGATGGGAGAAGGGCTTTGCTGCGTGCATGCATCCGTTTTGGAGTCCTTGGCGTGTGCCAATGGCCCCTTATTTACGAGATAAGCCGCCCGTTCTTGATTTGAGAACGTGTGTACTCTATCCGGGAATAGTTAGCGGCCCTAACAACAAAGCAATCCCATTTAACGGCAATTGGGGGCAGAATAAGGATTTCAGCATTTGCTCGGCATCCGCCGGGCCTATGCACTGCGTAGAATGCGTGGAAAACTCCCAGAATCGGCCATTTTCTATTTTGCACGGGTATGATCGTGATTGGAATCTTAAAGAAATGTTTGAGTTCAAGTACCGTTTCGACCAAGGCGATTGGAACTTGCAAAAGTTCAAGGAATATAAGGAGCTGATGGTGCCGTCGTACCAAAGGGAATTCAAGAGGGGTCTCAGGAGACCCGAGGCTGTTATGGCAGGTGCTAGGTTGGGAACCCAAGCGAGTGCCAGGCAGTTGCATAGGAGACCTTAAACCTATGAAAGTACTTATAGGGGTGATTACCTGCCATAAGCACTCGGCGTTTCAGCAAGCCATAAGAAACACTTGGCTACCACATACCCCTAAAGAGGTAGACGTAAGGTTTTTCTCGGGGAGGGGAGCTAAGCGAGAACCAAGGGAAGACGAAGTTTTTTTAGAAAATGCGGGTGACGAATACCTTGATCTGCCAGAAAAGGTCAAGGCAATGTTCACTTGGGCGTATGAACATGGCTATGATTTTGCCATGAAACTAGATAACGACGTGGTTTTAAAACCACAGGAATGGTACAACGGTTTTTATCGGGACGACTTCTCGGGCTATGGTGATGTCAACGTAAAAAATGGGGAAATCAAAACTCCATGGGGATTCGCCTACGTCCTCAGCAGGAAAGCAATGGAGTTGATAGTGAACGCTCCGCTTCCGGGACAGCCCGGTTCTATGTGGAGTACGTCGCATTCTAACGATGAAGCGTTTGTAAGCTCAGTTTTGCACTGGAACGGTATTTATTTGCACAACGACTCTAGATACGTGCTATTCAGGGGGAAACCGACTGAGCGAGACCTAAGCAAGGTGCATAGACCATTGCGTAGGCCTAGGCCGATGGAAAAAGAGTGCCAGGCGGGTGCATTTGCTACCTGTATTTATTTGAACTGGAACGGATTTCATATGACTCCAGACGAAGAGATTCTCAGAGAGTTTCATAGAGTATTTTCTGAGGGTAAGTAGAACAAAAATTAACTAATTGTATCCGACTAGCTCGGGGAGGAAATTAAATTATGCCACAAGTACAATTCGAGTTACCAGAGCAGCCTATCGGCTCGGCAACAAGTGCAACATCACAAGTCAGTTTGCTGGAATTAACGTTTCCAGACATTACGCAAAAAAGTATACGAGCATGGGGCATCATTACATTTAGTCCGGGCTCTTATGTAAAGGGCGGACTGTTTGTAAACCTCATGCAATTCGCGGATGACCGAGCAATCGACTTCAACGGATTTTTGCGTTGCAAAGTTTGGAACGAAGACCCGGTTCCGCCGGGTGGAATTAATTATACGTACCACTATGCACCAACTTCGGACGTTGTTCAAATTTTTAATAACGGAGTGGAGTTAGCTACTGGGACGCAAATTCCTGCGGCTATTCTGAATGACGATACCTTGTTTTTAGCCACCTGGGACCGTACTAACGTTCGTGGATAAGATTTTAGAAGTAAATTAACTAATTGTATCCGCCAAAAAGCGCGGGGAAATGGAAAAAAAATTATGCCAACACTTGATTCATTATTGGGTACCGCATCAAACTTTGATGTACTTGCGGGCTCTACGGTTACAAACTCTGGAGCAACTGTTCTTACTGGAGGTGATCTAGGTCTTTCTCCTGGTTCATCTGTAACGGGCTTTCCGCCAGGCGTAGTTACTCCTCCTAATGTACAGCACATTACCGATTCTGTCGCAGCCAAGGGTCAATCCGACCTTACTGCCGCATATACGTACTTTGCCGGATTAGCCGGAGCTACGCCTATCGTTGGAAACTTAAACGGTCAAACATTTGTTCCCGGTTTGTATAGCGGCGGCGCGATTGATCTGGCAGTAGGTGGAACCGTAACCCTTAACGGAAACGGCGACCCAACTGCGGAATTTATTTTCCAAGCCGCGTCCACTCTTACCTTCAACAACGGTTCTACTGTTGTCCTTACAAATGGTGCAACCGCCAAAAACATTATATGGCAAGTTGGAAGCTCTGCAACCATCGGAACCACGGCGGTTGTTTCTGGGGACATCGTGGCGCTGACTTCAATTTCCGTGAACACCGGGGCCACGGTCAACGGCAGATTACTCGCCAGAAACGGCGCGGTGACGTTGAGTGGTAACACTGTTACTGCCCCGGCAACTGGCGCGGGAACGGGTACGGGAGGTGGCGTAGTAGCGATAGGCACATCCTCAGCGAGTGCCACGGTGACGCTAAGCGAACTCACACACCCAGATATTACAGGAAAAAGTTTAAGATCATGGGGAGTGGTGACTATTAATCCTGGAGGTTACACAAGCGGAGGAATTCCGTTCGGATTGATGCAGTACGCGGACCAACGTACGGTGGATTTTAATGGGTTCTTGCGTTGTGAGGTCTACGGCGAGGAACCTAAGAACAACATCATATTGGCAACTATTGCATACCGTTATACCCCAGTCACAGATTCTCTCCAGATTTTTAATAACGGGGTAGAACTTGCCGGGGGCTCTGCTATACCAGTCTCTGTGTTATCTGACACCTTGCTTTTTGAGGCACAGTGGGATCGCACTAGCGTAAGAGGATAATTCAACAACAATTTCCTGAGATTAATTACCTCAGGCAGCCGTGGGGAATGCCTACCTATGCATGGGCATTCTCCGCGCATCTTCATAGGAGAAAAATAATGCCGCATCATAAGAATACACATTGTAAGCATGGACATGAGTACACGGTAGAAAATACAAGGATATTACCTAACGGGGCAAGAGTTTGTCGAGCATGTAAGCGTGAATGGGCAAGAGAAAACACGGGATTAGAAGAGGGGGAAGTAAAGCAAAATAAAAATCAGAACACTGACAAAACCCATTGTCTTCGTGGTCACGAGTTTACATCGGAAAACACATACATGAAGGGCGAACGTAGGATTTGTATAATTTGTAGGAATGCCGCCCAGCGCGATAGACAAAGGATTGCAGAAGCAAAATACAGAGCGTTAAAGAAATCCAGCCCTGAATTATGGGAAAAAGAAAGACGAAGAAGAAGGGCACAACAACTTAAAAGAGTCGGTTGGAATATTGATCTTTTTGAAGAGACCCTAAACCTGCAAGAAAATAAATGCGCCGTTTGTAGAACTGTTCTAGATATTAATGCTATAAAGAACGGCGCTACTAACCAGGCTCATGCTGACCATGAGCACGTAGAGCCTCCAAAGCCTAGAGGTATTTTATGTGGCAATTGTAATTTAGGCATTGGAAATTTAAAAGAAAACCCAGAAATTATGTTGGCAGCAATTGCCTACGTAACTAAATGGAAGGAAGAGAGGTCGTACGGGCCATAATTTATCGCAGTTAGGTAAGTAATTGCCTCATCAATCAGCAATGATTGTTTGTAACCTAGAGAATTCGGTGGAACACCCGATAGGGTCAATACCGAGCCGAGCCCAGAAATGGGAAGGTGTAACGACTATCTCGAAAGAGAGTAGGGAACAGCGTTCCCGAAGCACTAGGGGTCCTGCAAAGGGATCAAGATATAGTCTGGACTTATTAGTAATAATAAGAGAGTAAGCGGACGCGGCTTATTTGTAACAATAATCGACAGCATCATTAGACGCCTTTTCTGGATTAATCACCATAGCCGATGCAGTGGACCTCCCTGAAGGCGCGAGTCCTAGAAATTGGGACGTTCAGTTTAACGTAGGTAGCGTACGCACCAGGTCCGGTTTATTGAGCGTGTACTCTTACGCGACCACATTAATAATCACTTCCTATGTTCTTCATTACGGTATAGCAGTGTTTGGGTATACTGGCGTAGAACCAACGGTTAATGAGGGGTTTTTGTTGTCCGGTTTTATAAACAACCTTTCATATCTGAATGGCCTCCAGGTATTTGTCGTTTCCGCGACAGCAACAACCTTCTCGGTTTTCTTGCCATTTAAGGACGACGGTCCATTTTTCAATCTCACAGGTTCTGCGGTCTCCCTTTCAGGCGCATTCGCTGGGCCTAACCTAGGCAACACCGTAACTTCCACCGGGTGGACCAACCCCAGTGGAATCCTAGGTAACGTTTCTTACGCCTCGGCAGTCGGTGGCGCAGCCTTATCAGCAACAATGGTTCCTACGGCGGCAGGAAATGAGTCGTCTAGTAATCCGGCGTGGACCGCCCCTGGCAACGTATACACTACCGGCTCGGCATTCGCCCAAGTTACTCTATCTATCGCCGCAGGTGGTGGCGGAGGGGGCGGTGGTGGTGGCGGGGGTGGAGGTGGAGGGGGTGGCGGCGGAGGCGGTTGCTTCTCCGCAGCGGTTTCCGTTCGTACCCCAGAAGGTCTTATCGAGCTGGGAAATGCGCCCGGCACTCTCCAAGTTTCTAACGAAACCGGTACGCATAGTGCGCGGCTTATCGTTCACAAGGATTACAAAGGTTGGATGGTGGTAATCGAAGAGGATAAGCTTGTCACCATAGATCACGTTATGAGGTCCGGGGATAAATGGGAACCGGCTGGGCTTAAATATCACAATCTACGCCGAGTCTGGTTCGTGGGTACGGTCTTCGATTTACACGTTATCTCCGATAATGAGGCAGATCATCACTACATACTGTGGAACGGTGACATAGCCCATAACAAACAACTAAAATAGAAGGGAGTAACCATGGCGGTATCCGCATTGCTGCTGGCAAGCAGTATAAACTTTAACATACCCAGTAGCGCTACCGTGCTTGGCATTTCCACGTCGTTCGCAGCGCAAGCCGTGGGCACCGGAACTCCCTCTATTAACATTGAACTTGCTTTAAACGGGGCACCGATAGGGTCGTATATAAACGTTCCTATCGGCAGCTCCCTGAAGACCTATACTCAGGGTTCTTCCGCATTTCAATGGGGAACTACGTTAACACCCGCCATTGTAGATGGCAGTTCGCTTGGCATTCTCCTGCAAGCCGAGTTGGACACCTCCGGGACCTCAGCGGTCAGCTCCACGTTTAGCGTAAACAACCTCTCGGTGTCGGTATACTACACCACGTCTTTGCTTTCTGAAATTTTGCAGGTCGAGACGTTTTCCTTTGCGGTACCGGCAACATCTGGTATATCCGGCATCGGGGTGAGCTTTGTTGCGTATTCCAGCCTTACTACTAACTTGTCGGTGCAGATGATTAAGGCCGAGGTGCCGGTTGGTACGCCGAAAAGCGTAACGCTAAGCAGCACACCTACTATCTACACGATTGGGGCATCGAACGATCTGTGGGGCACCACGTGGATTTCTTCTGATATCAACAACACAGGTTTCGGTGTACAGATAACCGGGTCGGGGGTTGGTACTACATTTGCCAAAGATTTAGATATCTTGGCTTACCTTACTCCGTCTTTGGCTGATTTTCTGTACGTAAAAACATATGAGCAGAACAACGGGCAAATTACTACTCTTGCCTTAGATGATTCTGGAATCATGTGGAAGGAGGACGTTAACAATAACCCTAACGTTCTTTCCACGGCCTTGGTTGGTATTATTCCCGGTTCTTATGCCAAGAGCGCCACGGCGGATAACCAAGAGTACATCATGTTCTCAGACCTCTCCATTGGCACGGAGAGACCCAGAGTTTTAAGCGGTAACACTTTTTATCCCCTGTCTCAAGTAGGACCGGGAGCACCGCCATCGTTCCAGGCATCAATCGGCTCGATAAGCAATATACTGAGCCTTAGCCATTATTCTCTATCTGGGAATGTAGTTACCTTTACCTATACGGGTACTATGCCTACGGTAGGCAGCATTTATATTCTCAGCAATGTTGTTTCCTACCTAAACGGACAGTCGGTTATTGTACTTAGTACCGGATTATCGCCCACCACGTTTGAGGTGCAATTTCAACACCCTGATGATATTGGCTCAGCAATTAATGGTACGGCCACGCCTACTTTTAGTTATTCCATCCAGTCGATTACGCAACCGGTGCCCTATTCTGGCATCGCAGAATTTTTGTGGAGCGCGGGTCCGGGACAGACTTCTCCGGGATCAACGGTTACGGTTTATTATAAGCACGATACAACTGGTGGACAGGACCCAGGGTTATCTTCCACAACAAACCCTGTTTATGTTAACTTAGCACATGCTACAGGAGGGGCGGCACAGTTTAATGGTACATGGCTTGTTAATGGCACGGGATTAGGAAATCCTCCGGGGGTAGGGGGTAATTATTGGTACTTTACGTTTACTTATACGGCATCCGGTAGTTACAGTCAAATTTTTCCTCCAGGAAATCCTGTTTCATACCAAATTACCCTTGCAACCTTAACCACATCTACGCCCATCCCTAACCTTACAGCGGGTAGTCCGATTACTATTACCGGGGTTACACCCACCGGTTGGAATAGCAACTGGACAATAGTTACACCCCTGACTAGCGGAGTTCTTAATATTAGTGGCACCCAGATGGATGCCTCCGGTAACGCCTCGTATACGTACAACGTACAAAGCGGGGCCGGTCCTTTAGTCGGGGAAATTGTTACTGTTACGAATTGTACCAATGCGGCTATATTTAATGCCACCGGAGTTATTTCTTCTGTGGCAGGCGGAATATTTCAGATTGCCGGATTCCCGCCAAATCATCCCATACCGTTTGCGTTTGAAGCTAATGGCGTGGGTTCTACGTTTGGTACGCAGTTTACATTTGATCCCGGCGCAGTGGTCGCGGGCACTACCGGCCAATCTATTTTTGGCAACGCTGGTTCTGGTGGAAAGGTTACCATTGTTGGCAGCTCGATTCAGCCTTTAGGGGCCGGTACTCGCCAAGCGGTAGTGTTCTTTATTACGCAAAGCGGCCTGGAGACTGCCGTGTCGCCGCCGGTAACATTTACCACGTCTTCTAACGCCAATGAACTAGAGGTTACTAATATTCCTATCGGCCCTCCAAATGTCATTGCAAGAGGCATAGCGATTACCGAGGCGGGCGCTAACGGTGTGCCGGGAGCTAGTTTTTACGTGATCCCTAACAACGTTGTGTTAACCGTGGGAAACACCGTCACTACGTACCCATCCACAATTATTAGGGATAATATTACCACATCTGCTAAGCTTTCGTTTACGGACGCGGTGCTCCTGTCTTCCCAAGAAATAGATGTGCAGGGCAACAACCTGTTTAATCTAATCGAGCTGGGCAGTTCCGCTTGGTGCCTGCCTTACGCATCCCGCATGTTCTACGGAATGCAGCTAAACAAGGTTGATAACTTTAATAACCTCACGTTCGATGGTGGTTACCTACCAAACCCAGGAGGTAACTTATTTCCACTTGGTTGGATTGGAACCGATGTAGCCAATACCAATCTTATTAACAGCCCGGTTACCGGCATGTCTCTATACATCAAGAACGCCGGTTCTACGGTAAAGTCCGGGGTTGGTCTAGTTTATCAGACTGCCTACACGGACCCCTACCAAGTTCCAATAATTTTGCCGAATACCTTGTATTCCGTTAGAGTGGCAGCAAGCAATCCTTCTGGAAACGCGGTGGGGTCTCTGGTTATCGACTTGACGGACTTCAATACGGGAATCGGATTTGGCATCACCTACGGAACGTTCTCGGTGCTGTTAGCCAGCATGTCTACGAATACTTCGGTATTTACTGGGGCATTGCTAACCACACCCTTTACACAAGGCGTAAGCCCTGCTTTGCAACTAAGGGTGAGCTTAGCGAATGCCGGGCCGGGGGCCGATGTACAGGTGGACAGGATAGAGGTATTCCCGACTTTGGAGCCTTATCTGCTCACGCAGGTCTATGGCTCGTACATTGATAATTTGGAGGCGATAGATGCCAGCGGTTCCGGGGGGATTATTAATACCGCCTCGGAAAATAGCCAAACGTGCACGGGCGGGTTCGTGATGCACGACATCATGTATTTGCTCAAAACGAACTCGCTTTATTCCACGCAAGATATCCCAACGAGCGAACCGGGAGGCTGGAGCCTCAGAGAGGTGAGTAATAAGGCCGGTTCTATTGGAATACATTCTTATTCCTCAGGCGAAGAGTGGGCAGTGATGGCGTGCCGTGCGGGGATTTATGGTTTTAACGGCGGGCAACCTGTTCCCATTAATTGGGAAATCAGACAAATTTGGGAAGCAATTAATTGGGACGCTGGTAAGACAATTGTATTGCGCAATGATGTAACTAATAAAATGATGTATTGTGCAATCCCTTTGCCGACCGGTACTGACCCAGTTACAGGTATAACTACAAAGTCTATAAAGTGGCTTCCTTTTGCCCCCTATAACCCGGCTCCTATATCTCCAAATGTTATGTTGGTTCTTAATTACCAAGCAATGGATTCTTTTGAGGAACTAATAGGAGCATCAGGAATTAGGACCACGATGTTTGGCACGCTTGCCGCTGTTGATATGAAGCGTAAGTGGACTATTTGGCAGATACCAAGTCCGTACATGGATTTTATTATGAGGCCAAATGGAATTGATACTCCTCTATTCGTGTGTAACGGAATTGATTCTTCAAAAATTTATGAATTCGAAGACAACCAATTTAGCGATGATGGTACAGCAATTTTCAGCCTCTATACAACCTATGGGCATGTTAATGCTGCTAAGAGTGCGACCATACCCCTGTTCGGTTATCACGCGAAGAGATACACGGTATTTCAAGTGAACGCAAAAGGATCGGGTAACATGCAAGTTAGAGTTATACCTAATGTGCTTGAAGCTCGTTACCCTTATACTATACCAGGCGGAATTAATCTTTTTGACCCAGCTAATGACGATGCCTTTAGACCTTTAAACATAAAAGGTAATAGAGTGTTTTTGGAATTTTCTACCAATGCCGTTGGTTCATGGTTCCAAGTTTCTAAATCACTGTTAACTGGCAAGGCCGATCCTTGGTCCAGTTTGAATCCGACCGGAGGATTAAATACCGGCATAAAATAATATCTCATAGCTTAGCGGCTTTGAGCTAGAGCTGGAACAGCCTGATACTGCTTCCAGCTCGATCTTATCAGGAGAGAAAATGATAGTATATTTAGTAACAAACAAACATAACGGAAAACAATATGTAGGGCAGACCGTAAAACCTCTTCAAACTAGATGGGCGCAGCATGGGAATGACACTTCTCATGTATCTCTCTTACGCAACGCTTTGAAAAAGTATGGAACAAATTCTTTCGTAATAGAAATTATCCATGAATGTCTGCATAAAGAAGAAATGGATTTTGTAGAAATATTCTACATTTCATTTTTGAATACTAAATCTCCTAATGGTTATAATTTAACAGACGGGGGAGAGGGAAGTTTAGGGCATACGCCTACAAAAGAAGCAAGAGTTAAAATGAGTTTGGCTAAGAAAGGATTACTACCGCCAAAGCCCATAAAAAGGGGACAAAGGTTATCCCCGAGTACAGAAATTAAAAAGGGACAAAGATTATCTCCTAGTACTGAATTTAAAGCCGGATTTATTCCTTGGAATAAAGGTAAGTCGCATCTAAAAGGGGCGCTTAATCCTTTTTACCACAAAAAACATTCTCCCGAAGCTTTACAAAAAATGCGACTAGCTAAACTCGGTAGAAAGCAATCTCCAGAACATGTAGCTAAGAGAATGGCCAGTATATTAAAAAGGAAGGAACTAGATGGCTCACGGTGAACATGCAATTCTAGAAGGTGGCCGTGAACTCCCATTTCTAAGCCAACAAAACACTTATCTAGGTTCTATTCTTCAGCGCATCCTTGACGCCGTGAACCTTACCGCAAAGAACGCCGGTGTTTCATCCGTGGGCAAAATTGCACCCCCTGATCCGGTGGACAGTGTGAATATACAAGGTACTCAACTTGGTTCTAAATTAATCGCTCCTTCTGAAATATTGCATCTGACCTTAACTCATAATGGGCCTGTAAAGAAAAACGTCCAGTACATAACAGAAGTCGCTACGGACAGTAACTTTTCTAATCCGCATATTATAGATCACGGATGTAGCCGCTCGGCATTCGTTCATCTTCCTACTTATCTTGACGATGGCGTTACTAAGCAAATCTATTATGTTCGCTCGTATCCGCAATATCCCGGCAGCGATCCCGCCAGACCGACCGTATTTGGGGGTCTAGCGCAGCCAATACAGGTGCAGATGACCGGTTCATCCGCAGGTACCTTACTACAGTCTACGGGCAGCGGAACTGCCTCTCCGACCGGTAATCAGGGCGGACACGGCTTGGGCAAGATTCTAGACAGACCGGCTACGGGGCCGAAACGTAATTTGGTGTAACTATGGCAGAGAAAAAACAAACGTTAAACTTGAAGATGTACGCCGGGGTACTATTCCCAGATGACTCCGTGCAAACGAGCGCACTTCTCTCCGGTTCGCCCGGTCAGCTAACACAGACGCAGATGCCCCCTGTTATTGACCCTACTGGTACCCTGACTCAAATTGATCTAGGTGTTTTCTAATGTCAATCGCAATCCAACATAAACGAGGCCTAAAAGCCAATCTACCCGCGTCTGGCGCGGCGGGTGAGTTCTTCGTAACAACGGATACCCATGAGATAACCATCGGTACCGGCGCGGGAACAAGCCCACTCAAGGTCGATGCGTCAAACGTAACTAATTTGCCCGCAGCAACTCAGCCTGTGAATGCGCAGACCGGTACAACGTACGCTATAGTTGGAGGAGACGCCGGTAAACTTGTTACGTTGTCTAATGCCTCCCCAGTGGCGGTATCAATTCCCCAAGCTGGAACCGGGTTGTTTACCAGTACTTTCTTTGTTGACCTACAAAATCTAGGGGCGGGTGCGGTAACCATTACACCGACCACTTCTACGATTAACGGCGCGGCGACCTTCGTTCTACAGAAGAACCAGGGCATTCGCCTGAATTCCGATGGGGCTAATTACCAGGTTCAAACTGGTATGAAGCCGGCGAAGTTCACGGCGGTTGCTAACCAGTTCCTAACTAGCGTGGACGACAGTGGCAACTTCTCGGCAGCACAGCCCGCGTTTACGAACATCTCGGGAACTTTGGTTGAAGGACAGTTGCCCAGCACCATTGACGGAGTAACAGGGCTAGCAACTATAGATTGCGGCACATTTTAAAGGAAATTATGAAACTATCTATTTCTACTTTGTTATTGCTGTTAAGTTCATACGTGGGCGCACAGTGTACGGCTACGGTACCGCCGCCCGGTACAGATTGCCAAGGGCCGGTTAATGTGGTAGGTAATCCAACAGTTCAATCTGCAACTATTTTGAAAGATAATGGAAAGCCGGTTTCTGACCCCGCCGCAAATCTTTATATCCAAACAATTTTAAATGGGATCATTCAAGAATCCGATAATGGCGGACCTTACCATTCTCTTGTCGGCCCGCAAGGACCGGCGGGACCAATAGGTTTAACTGGCGCACAGGGTCCCCAAGGTGCCGCAGGAGCAACCGGTGCTCAAGGCCCAGCAGGCCCGCAGGGACAACCTGGTCCGCAAGGCTTAGTAGGCCCCACTGGTAATACTGGTCCCGCAGGTCCGCAAGGAAACCCAGGACCAGCGGGCGTAGCCGGAGCAACTGGCCCGCAAGGTTTGCAAGGCGTACAAGGTAACCCTGGTAACGACGGAGCAGTTGGCCCGGCTGGTCCTCAAGGTGTGCCGGGCGCAACCGGCCCGGCGGGCGCTGATGGTGCCCCTGGCCCACAAGGTCCTACTGGTCAGACAGGCCCAGCAGGGACAACCGGACCACAGGGTCCGACAGGCGCAACCGGGGCTACGGGGCCGCAAGGACCTCAGGGTGTGCAAGGCGTACCAGGCATCGTCGTAGGTCAAACCTTTACTGGACTATTAACCTGCGTAGCAGATGCCCACCATTCCGTGGTGTATGGGTTCTCCACTACGTGTACCTATAAAATAATGGCGATTAAATAGATGCCGATCCAGATACAGGTCAAGAGGGGTTCGCAGGCCAATATGCCTGTATTGGCCTTAGGAGAAATGTATTTTTGCAGTGATACTAATAAGTTGTTTTTTGGAACGCCGGGCGTAGGAATTGGAAAAATACAAATTGGGGATATTACTAACGTGAATGAAACACTTTTACAATTGCTTATGGAAATGCGTAGTATTCGCCTAGCACTCGTTCAGTTAGCCTGTGAGGGTGGCCGAGCGAACCCCAGGGATTTTGATCCACAAATTTTAGCGGCGGACGCCGAAGTAGCAGTAGACGCTTTATAAGGAGATATAGATGCTGTTCCAACTTAACCAAGGGCAAACGGGCAAGGCAGTTGGCCAAAATCTTGTTGCTGGGTGCGGGGAGTTTTCCGAAGTTTTAGTGACGGAGCTTCAGCCCCGATATTACGAGAACACTTATCGCGGACAAAAATTTTCCGCCCAAGTTGCTAATGCAAATCCGACTGGTGTAAGCACCGGAATATTGGGGGCTGCCGGAACACCGCTTTTACTTGTTTGGAATCCGACAGGGACCGGTAAAAATTTAGTTGTTGTGCAGACATATATCGCCATAAGGAATAACGGCACTGTTTCTCCCGGCAGCTTTGTCTGGTCGGCAGGACCTACAACCCCCGTTACGGCCAATCTTAGTCAGCCTCTTAATATGCTTACATATCAGGCTTCCGGTTCTGTGGCTAAGTTTGTAGCTAATGCCGCTGCTACTGGATTATCTGCGCTTCTTTACGTCCGACCTATTATGGGCGTTGGCGCGGCCACCACGGCGACCACTACCGGGTTTCCGCAAGGGTATGAAGAAACGGCGGGCGGACTTATCGTTCCTCCGGGATGCGCAGCCGCCATTATTTCCACTGTAACCGGAACAGCCGCAGCCGTGGACGCAGGTATTGTGTGGGACGAAGTGGCGGTGTAAGCATGAATGACTCAGGGGCAGCGATTAGGGATTATAAGCCAAGCGATTTTTCAGCGATTGCCACGATTCACGAAGAGTCAGGGATTGATTATAAATTGCCCGACTTGGAATCCCCGCTATTTCTCATAAAACAGGTGGCAGAATACGAAGGAAAAGTTGTGGCGGCGCTCGGAGCCTTGCTCCAAACAGAATTTTATCTTTGGCTTAGTAAAGAAGAATGGGGAACTCCAGAGCAAAAGTTTTCTGTGCTAAAAGAATTAGATGAAAGTGTGATATCTGAAGTTTGGCTAAAAGGCGTAGATTCCGCCGTACTCTATTTACCTCCAAATATGGAACGTTTTAGTAGGAGATTAACAGAAGATTTTGGCTGGTCTACTCCGAGGCCGGGGTGGAAAGCTTTTTCAAAGACAACTGGAAGGAAGCAATGAAAAGAGAAAAGATGTCCCCCGAGGAATATAAAATAGCCAGGGATAAGGCCAAGAAAAAGTGGAGAGAAAATAATAACGAAGAGGCGCGTGCCACCGCTACTAGGGCTAGAAGGAAAATGAGGGCGTTAGCCTATGCAAAGCTTGGGGGAAGATGCAATAGTCCAGAATGTAAATGGGTAAATTCTGATGGTACTTTTGGTTGCACGGATGTGCGATGCCTACATATAGACCATGTAAATGGAGATGGGTACTTAGAGATACATGAAAGTGGCTATCAGTTATGTAAAAGAGCTTTAAATGACACAGAGGGTAGGTACCAACTTCTATGCTCAAATTGTAATTGGATAAAAAGAGTGATTAATGGAGAATTGTGTTTGAGGCATAGAGTTAAAAAAGTGGAGACAAAGTAATGAAGGTATATATTGAACTTAAATACCAAATGTTGCCAGACGGCGGCTTGGAGCTTATCTCCGAAAAATCTTATGATTATACTGGCCCTATAGCACTTTGCGATAGATGGGGACAGGGCGCGGCTAAGGACGCAGCAAACACTGCCAAGACTACTGCCGTTGGTTACGGACAAGAAGCGGGCGCAGAAGGTGCAGCACTCAATCCATTTTTTAGACAAGAAATGACGGCTGAGCACGGCTTCGATCCAACGCAGACTAATGAATTGCTAACGGCAGCAGGCGCTGGCACAGGCGGCGCAACTAGCGCCCTTACCGGCCAAGCGGAACTCGAAGCTGCTCGAACGCGCAATCCTTCAGGATTTACTAAAAGTCTCGACGAAGTTGCCCGTGACAAACAGAAAGCCTTAGCAGGTTCCTCCGAAGCAATCGCAGTGCAAGACGTATTAGGGGCTAAGCAACTGAACCAAGAAGGTGCTAGGGGTATGGAAGGGCTGTACGGAACAAATGTAAAGGGACAACTTGATGCGATGGGACAGCAGGCTCAAGATATTAACTCCGAAGTTAATGCTGGAAAATCAGGATGGTACCAAAATCTTCTGGCTGGTGTAGACGCAGGAGCTAATGTATTTAAGGCGTTATACCCCAAAGGTCTTCAGGGTTAAGGAGAAAACATGGCAACAAGTTTAATGAGAAATCTCGGAGACGACGCCACGGACGCTGCTCCTCAGGACGAGTTCGCAGAAAATCAGCGCCACATAGACGAGTATAATCGGGCGCAACTTAAGGAACAAGGTTATCCTAGTGAACAATCCGATCCTAATTTTCCTGTAAACCCTAAGTATGCCCCAGAAGTTCCTAGGATGAACAACGCAAAGATGGGTGTAGAAAACGCACCCGCTCAGCAATTTCCTGTATCTTCCACTGAGCAGTCCGCAGGGCATCCGCTTGGCACATCCTCAGTTCCTCGCATGTCTCCTCCCCAATCTTCGGCAATGAAGCCGCTGGGCGGAGAAGACTTACCGCCAGGACAATCGGAGCAATTATCTCCAGAGGAACTTAAGAAACAAGGGTATCCAGACGCGCAATCCGATCCAAATTTTGCAGTAAATCCTAAGTACGCCCCAGAAGTTCCTAAAAAAGAAATTCATCCAGATACCAAGGCTATTATAGGGGCGCAGCGCACGATGTTGGCTAAGGAGGCCACCGATAAGGCCGCTAAGGGCGATCTATTGGGTGCGGGGAACGCCAAGATCGCTATGAATCAGTTAATGGAACACGTCGATACCGATCCATTTAAAGAAAAAGAGGCCGATCCTTATGTACAGGGCGGTGGACCTATGCGGCCAGAACCAAACGTGGCTGCTCCAGAAGCTAATGCCGCTTCTGCTCCGAATCCGGCGGATGTTACCCCGGCTTCCACAGCAATGGTACCGTTAGGCCAAGAAAAACCTCCGATGCCCGCATACACAGGTACGCAGCGCATAGGTAAGGGTACGCCGGGCGAAGCCGAGTTACACAATGATTTAGAGACTCAGCGTGGACATCTTAGAAATATCATTGCTACCGGGAATGAAACCCAAGCAGCCGAAGCTAGGTTACAACTTGCTCGATTGAACGAGATGAATCCTTATGGGTCTCCCGCAAACCACCCCGGAGCTTTGGGCCGCATTGGCCATATTGCTGCGAAAGTTGGTAATGTGGCGGGAAACGTATTAGCCCCAGAAGTCATGGCTAATATCCCCGGTACCGATCTTAATAAACAAATACAGGTAGGACAAGCAGAGCGGGAGCTTAAGGATGCGGCTGGGCACGACCTAACGGTTGCCGAAACCGCTAAGAACCGGGCGGAAGCAAATAAACCGCCTTCGGCAGAACAACAGTTAATTAATGCTCAGGCCGAATTGCGTGCCGCTACAACCCCAGAGGCCAAGGCCGCAGCGCAGGCTAAAGTTAACGATTTGACTGCCGCTATGGGGGCAGGCAAGGCGGCACCCAAGGATTCTTCCCCGGCGCAGCAAGCTATTGATGCCGAGGCAGCCTTAGTCGCCGCAAAGGCCACGGGTGATCCTGCAAAGATTACTGCCGCGCAGTCTGCATTGGATAGCATAGTTAAGGGCGCACACGATGTAACGGCGGTTAAGCCGGAGACGCAGGAACAAAACAAACTTGCGTTTCAGAACGCTATAGCCAAGGTGGCAGCAGAGGGACTCCCTACTGGTCCTAATCAACTTACTAAATCCATAAACAGTTCTAAAACACTCAAACCAGAAGAAAAGGCAGCGGCGGAAGCGTATATGGCCGCCAATCCGACACCGGCTACTAATTTAGAAGTAAAAGTAGACGCCGGAGATGAAGCCAATAAGCACGCCCTTGATAAGCACTTCCAAGGCAGCGAAGTGGTAGCAACAATGCCGGATGGTAAGCGCGTACAGATGTCTTATGGGCAGGCTAAAGAGTTAGGCCTTGATCCCAATAATTTGGAAAAGCTGAATTCTAAGCAGGCTCAAGATAACCGTGATAAACACGCTTCCATGGACAGTACTTTTAAAACCTTGGATACGTATCGAACAGATATGAAGAACGCTAAACTTAGTTCTAAAGATAGGGATGCCCTAAGGGTATTAACCGATCACGCCCCGGAGGCAACCTCTGGATTATTGGCGGGAATGTTTGATGAGATTCCTCTTGCTGGTCCTCTGGGTAAATATGGAAATAAGTTGATGAACGGAACAATAACAAGCGATCAGTATAATGCCCTTTCATCGGCGGCACAAAAACTTTTAGCTGACTATTACACGGCGGTTGTCGATAATTTTGCTGCTATGAAGGCACGTTTAGGTTCTGTTGGCAGAAACCCAGCTTTGATCCAGGCCGAGAATATTACCATTCCTTTACCGTACATAGAGTGGAATGCGGTTGCTCCGGCTTTTGAAGCAAAAAGACAAACTATGTCTGGTTATACATCAGAATGGCCGGACCTTTACAAACCTTCGAGTAAATAGAAAGGACCACCAATGTCTAATGACCGTTTTGCGTGGTCAGATGAGGGGGCGAAGCAGGAAGCGCCCCCGGCTACAAACAATATACCCGACCGTTTTACATGGAGCGATACAAAGGAAGGAACTCCTGCTCAGTCCCAGACGGCTGCTCAAGAAGAGCCTAGTTTTTTAGATAAGGCCGATGCAAATATTAATAAGGCTTTAGCGCCAAACCCTAAAAACTATAGCAGCCTTATGAGGACCAATGCTATAGAGGTTCCCAAAACTTTAGGCAGAGAAGTGTATTCTACTGCTAAGTCTGCTTTGGGGGTAATCCCCGGCATCTACCACGCATTCGCAGATGAGGCTACGCCCGAAGAAAAAGCTCAGAACGCCTCATTTGAACAGGCGCACGGAGAAGAACCCGGAGCGGAAACCTCTGGATTTAAGCGCATCGGCTTGGGAGTCCAGCGTATGTCTGGAATACCCGCCGCTATAGACGCGTACAAAACATACGCCAATCCTGCTACCCGCCCCACTTTAGATCAAGCTTTAAGCGTTGCTCCAGAAGCTATAGGACAGGGAGCGGGAACCGTTCTTGGAGCAGAAGCCGCAGGCAAGGCCGGAATGAAAGTGGCAGAAAAAGCTCCGGCAATATACGACAAGTACCAATTGTATAAGTTTCATGCCGATAAAGTAGGAGAAGCGAAGAAGGTCTACGATGCGGCTCAAAAAGAGGCCGACTTTTATAAGAATTCCCCAGAAGGTCCTCCAGAGGCGGTAACGAATAAGCTTGCTAAGGCCCATGCGGATTACGCGGAGGCCGCTAAGCACGCTAATAACGCCCGTAATGGTAGACCCGCACCAGCGCAAGCAAATATTACTGTGCAACCACAAGTAGATAATGCTGTGCCAACGCAAGTAGAACCTGCCGTACAAGATACGCAAATGCGGCCAGCCGCCCCTGAAACGCCCGGTAGCTTGGGTTCTCTAAAGGCACGCGGTGGTAAAGTTGTGGATACCGATCCTCAAGGCCTAAACGAAGCCTTGAAAATGTCATTAGCTCCAGATAAGACCGCTAAGCCATTCGCCATGAAACCCCTTGGCACACCCCCGGCGGAACCCCAGGCAGTCCCGCCCATAGAAAGCCGGGCAGCGCCCCGTACCGGTGGGTTTATAGATAAGGCAGATGATGCCGTAGGCAAGGAGTTCAGGAAGAACGGGGTTGCTATGCGTCCACTTGGTTCTGCCGTTCCCGGAGACGTAAAGGAGTTCGGATTCGACTTTAGGCCCGCCGAGGACATTGGAAATAAGATAAGGGGTGAGCAGCCGGTTAAACCTAAAGCTGAACCTAAGTCCGAACCTAAGGCGGAAGAAACTAAGCCCGCTACAGTAGAACAAACTAAAGAAGAACCGAAGAAAGAAGAACCTAGCGAAGGCCAAGAGAGTGCCGAGCAACCAGCACCAAAGGAAAAAGAAGTGGCAGTTAACCCCGAGAACAGAACTAGGACTGAAGAAGTGGTTTCTCAACATACCGATCAAGACCTGATTAAGCTAGGAGATAAACTAGGGCTTAAGCACGATCAGTACGATTTCTCTAGACGAGATTCCCACCGCCATCGGGTTGATCGGGATCAGTATGTAAAAGATGTAATTGCTAAGATGCCGCAGAGCAAGATTGACGATATTGCCGCCAAGGCCGCCAAATACGACAAGAGCGAGCAAGAAAACAACGAATTTCCCTTCGAAGAGGCATCGAGAAGCAGTTTATCTAAGGCAGAACGAGCCCGAGCTATTATGAAGGCGCACGAAGCCGGGGAAACCGTGGGCACTAAAGAAGGTGCAACCGCCGATACCAATCACTATGAGAATGCCAAGAAGGAGCTAGGCGAAGGCGCTAGTACTTCGGACATTCTTAAAAGAGCGCAAGAGATGAAGGACCAAGCAAATAAGAAAGAGTAGAAACGCAAACCTGAAAGTCCCGCTTTGATGCGGGGGAATGAGAATAACCAAAATGAGTCTATATGTAAAGTCTCCGTTTAAGAATAGCCCGGCCCTGATGGTCCAAGGTTCCATGTCTTATCTATTTGGCACATGGAGCGATAAAGTTGGTCCAACCCTAGGAACGGTTTTATCGGACAGCGGCAACGGTGCAACATCCACTGTTAAATTTCTAATTACGTCTGGGAACGTCCCGGTTGTAGATTCTTTGGTTACAATCGTTGGCACGGCAAATGCTGCCGGAGCCTATAACGTAACCAACGCTAGTATTTTGTCGGTGACAGCCCTAACAAATCCAGACGCTGGTGTATACTCTATTACTTTTTCTGGAACCGGAAATAGCGCCTCGGCCACTGATTCTGGTCAGCTAATTATTCCACAACCGGAGATCGGAGACGTGCTAACTGTTGGCATTGTTGCAGCTCTACCTGCTTCATCTGCCCCCGTAGTCTCTCCCGTTGCTGGGCCTAATTCGGTTGGTAAATCGCTTAGCGCCACTGTGAAGTTTCCCGCTAACACCGTTGCTAATCCTAGCACCCTTTCTGGGGTAACTGTTGTTATCCAAGGTAGCAACACTGATTTTGACACAGATTACAACACGATTGGCACGGTTACTACTACGGGTGCTGCCGGGCAAACGCTTAGTTGGCAAAGTGGACAAAGCGTCGGAACCGTATCTCCGGGTACCCTTGCCGCAGGTAGTGTGGACTTAATTAATTTTCGCTTTTATCGCTTTCAGGTTACCGCAGCCACGGGTGCCGGGCCAATAATTGCTAAGCTGATGCAATAAGGAAGGAATTACTATGGCAGATACGTACCCAGAAATAGCAATAACCCCCAACCTACAGATGAGCATTACCGGTATGGCGGTAAACATTGCTCAGGATTTCCTTATCTTAGACTCCCAGTTTGGGTCTGGAGGCGGCCTGGTCACTTCCGTATTTGGTCGTAATGGAGATATCCTAGCCCTTACCGGGGATTATACCGTAGCTATGATTACCGGCGCGGCCCCAATAGATTCCCCTTTGTTCACGGGAACACCATCTGGCCCTACCGCTCCCTTTGGCACCAACACTACGCAGTTAGCCACCACCGCTTATGTGCAGGCCAACAAAGGCGGAGGCGGCGGAGGTAGCACGCCGGAGTCAGTTCAAACTAAATCTGCAAACGCAACTATAGGATTTGCCGGAGCTATTAATACCTTAGTTGAAGCCACGGCTGGAGTTGGTGGTATTACATTAACGTTGCCCACCGCCGTGGGTGTTGTTGGGCAAACTATAAGAATTATCATGGTAGATGCCGGTGCTGGTGGGGTGAATATAGTTACCACATCCAGTCAAACCATAAACGGAGCTACTACTTATAAATTAACAAATCAATGGCAAACTATTTCTATGGAGTCAGACAATGCGAACTGGGTTATCGTTTCTTCAAACGGCTAAGTTTTTTCTACTAGCCTGTGTACTTTCTATATGTGCGGCGGGGCAAACTCCGACGCCGATTCGTGCCGTTACTACATTGCCCGCAACTTGCAAAGGAGGCAGCGCTACGGCTTCGACCGATGTGGTGTTTTTGATAACCGGAACATCGGGGGAGTTTTACAGGTGCTGGGCTTCCAATACGTGGGTTGTCATGGGTACCATGCCGTCTGACGGTGTACATGCCGGATCGGTACAACTAGGAGGCAATACTACACCCCCAGTTTTGAACTCTAATATTTTTGCTTGGATTGGCCCTAATTCCAGTTCTTTTACCTCCTGGGGCATAGAGATGCCAAGTGCTGAGCCCTCCGGCACGGTTCTTTTGGCTGTAGGCGCGGCGTCTTCTCATGTGTCTCAAGGGTCATTACTTGCGTTGCAGGGCACGGGAGCCAGCGTACAAACCGCCGGAACCGTCGCTGCCTCACAGCGTGCCGTTTGCACAGACGGAAACGCAGCGACAACTACATCTTGTCCTAAAAATGTTATGGTTTTATTTGTAACCGCCGATCAAGTTATAAGTACTACGTCCTTAAATTCAATTCCTGGATTAAGCGCAACTATTACTTCTGCTGTCCCTTCTGTTGTCTCTATGGACTGTGACATTATGTACAGCCAGCAAACATCGGCTGTAGCCGATAATTTTGGGATATCCGATACCTCTGCCCCAACTAACATAAATGCGCAAGCATCAGAAGGTACCAACTTAAACGGAGGCGGTCGAGTTGAGAGTAACATAATTGGGTTAACAACAACTGTGGCCACCAGCTTTGCTAATTTTACTCCGGCTGCTACTAATGTCGTATACAACACTCAAATTCATATTTTGGCTGAACAACCGGCTTCTACGGCGGCCCTTAGTATTCTAGTATCGACCGGGAATGCTTCCGACTCGATTACGATTAAGCGTGGTAGCAAGTGCGTGGTAAATTTCCAGTAAGAGACTATCTATGAAAAAACTATTATATTTGCTTAGCATTTGCCTAGCCTTTTCCATATCTTCCTATGCTCAGGGACCCTTGGGGTTCGCCGCGCTTCCCACTCAGTGGGTTGACAACTCTATTTGCAATCCCCCAGGAAACGCCTACGATGTAACCATTGTGCTCGATGGTGTTACCTCCACTAACAATGGACCAAATTTAACCAGTGGGGGTATCGGATCAAAGTACCCAAACACCGTTAATGGTTTACTAGACGCCATGAATAATTGGAGAGATAACGGCGCTAATGCTAATGGTGGTAATAGTTATACAGATGCGTGGTGGCTAATTAAGATTCCGTCTGGATCACTCCTACACGGTAATACACTTGACAGCAATCAGTCTTTGGTTACGTTACCGGGAAAGCTTAACGGTAGTACGGAACCTACAAAGTGTCTTGTATTGGAATCCACAACGCCTTTGCCTGTAGGGCAGATGGCGTGCGGTAGAGGTTTGCCCGGTTTTGGCGGGGCACGTAATCCGGGGTGTACTTCTCCAAACGACAAAGCAAACATGTGGCGTTTGCAATTAGATGGTCCTCTTTCTGGAGTTGGCAAAACAGTTATGACCGCAGGGCAAAGTCTAATTGATCCAGCTAAGTATACCAACCACGTCGTGGTTAGGGATGTTGAACTAACGGTGCAACCAGGCGCGGCCCAAAGCGCGGCGGGCAGTAAAGCAGTTCGATACTTTGTTGCTTTAAGCGCATTTAGCGGACAATCTGTGTTCGGAGTTGGACCAACTTTACGCCCGGAAGCCCACGTAATTGGCTTAGATCGCTATTATGCGCACGGGTGGAATCCGGGCGATCCCGGTCAACCTTCGGGAAGCGGGCCTAATGGCGCTTGCTCAGCTTGGACTAAATCTGGAACTGTTACTACAACCGACAACCACGATGGTACCTTCTTAATAACGCGTGCTACTGGAAGTTATTTTGGTCTGACCTTTACTGTAGGGTCTCCGGTTACTATTAACGGAAACGTTTATACAATTACTAATTCTAGCGATATATTAAACGGAGTATCTAATTCTACTTTTACGGTTTCCGGTCCCGCAATTGCTAATGGAACTTACTCCTACACGGAATCAAACCCACCGGCACAGTACGCCATAGGTTGCGGAGACGACTCCGAAGTAGGCGTCGTTTTTGACTGCGATTATTGCTGGAGAATGAACGGCTATATTGAAAAAATCCATTGGTGGGCAAACGAATCACACTCTTCGTCCCAAGGTTTTGATAACGGGCCTCAGAAGTTTGTTAACAATTGGGAAGAAGGTGGCTCGGCGGGGTGGTTTTCTGGTGGTGGTGCCGTAGATTCAAACGGTGGTCCCGGCGGCAACATGGAAATAAGGAGAAATTATTTTGGCAGGGATTTAAGTTGGAGAAATCTGTCTGCGGGTGCGGGGCAGAGCCCCAGTCCTCCGTGGGGATGCGGCCCAATAGATGGCAACGGGTCGCATGATACCTGTCCGTTTAATTACGCTATTAAGAACTCTATAGAACTAAAGTTGGGCCATAATGTGTTAGTTGATGGAAACATTATAGAAAATAACTGGTCCGATGCACAACCCGGCTCGGTGGTTGTTATTAATGCCCGTACGTGCTCCGGCGGATCGGTTTGTGGTATCTTCGATCCCAACAGTACGCCTCCAGGGCTGCCTAAAACAGGAATTGATAACATACGATTTTCTAATAATTGGATACGTAATTCTCCGAAAACAATTGAGATGGCCAATCGTTCTGGTATACCGGGAGAAGGGGGCGGTTTAAGTCTTCCCGTAAGGAACAACGATTTTATTAACAATGCACAAACAAACGTCGGTGACACAAATCAGTTTGGAAATCCGGGAAATGGCTGGCAATTTGTATCTGGCTCCAATTTGTTTAATTGTAATATGTCCAGCGTCGGAACAACGGTAACGGCCTCCTGTTTCCCCGGACAAGCAGACATAACCGGCCACATCGGTAAGATTGCGAGTGTAAACAATGTAGTGACCATAACCTATACTCAGGCGCGTCTCGATCCTATGTTGTGTCTTACTACTCCGACACTTTGCATAGCTAATGGACAAACTCTTATAATATCTAAGCACCCAGGGTGGAATGGAGTGTTTGCTATGGCAGATTCTGCCGGTAAGTGGGCAGCCGATGGTACCGGAGGAAATAACATTGTTTACACAGACAATATCAACAACCCCGGAACCGCTACTTTGTGCAGCAATACTACTACGTGCGCGGCTCTATTAGGTAATGGCGATGTTGTTTACACATCCCTTGGTTACAAGCTGACTGATATATTGGTTAATGATAATGTATACGCTCACAATATAACCAAGGCGGCGGTAATCACCAGTGTTTCTTCTAACGGTACCACCGCGTCACTTACATTGTCCGACAATACTTATACAGAGACTAACAGCTTGGTTGTCGGTCAATCAATTAGCATTTCAAAATTAACGGGTTCTAATAGTGTACTGAACTGCACCGGTTGTATAGTTACTAGTGTGTCGGGCTCTAATCCGCAAGTCGGGTTCACAGTTAGTTCCTCCGCGAATATAGTACTTAATACAACTGCGGGACAACTAGATGACAATACCTGCACCGCGAGTGGATACGCGGTCGGTTCTTCTTCCGCAAATACTACCTATGCCCAGGCCGGTACTCTACCGAACGGTTTAACTGTTGTATATACCGCGCCTTCCCCTACCGGAACCGCTAAGTGCATAATTGAAAACGGGGCCGGACAACCCAAAAACGTTACTATACAAAACAACACGGTTCTGTCTCCCAGCTTGTTTGCGATTACGTCCTTCGGACAATTTTGGCAGTCTAGCGGCAGCCGGTTCTTTAAAAACGTATTTATTACCAACGATACTGGGCGGAATTCCGATGTAACCTGTACCAATCAAGGAGGTGGGACCTCTGCTTTTACTTGTTGGGACCCGAACACTTTTGAATATTGGCAAAACGTTATGCCGGGACAGCTCTCAACAGCTTGGAGTACCCCCGATCCATTAGGGTTGTGTCCGGGGTGTCTTAATTATTTCCCGCCAAATGGAAGCCCAAGTGGATTTGGTGGTGGAAGCCAGGGAGTAAACTGCGCCACCGGTACCGCTAATCCTAATTGCTTGGGATTCTCCGGGTTTATGAACGGAGCATCCGCACTGGTTACCTTCCCAACCGGGCCGTGTCCAGACGCCAATGCGCCGTATAATTGCCCGCTGATGTCTTTGCCCTACGCGGATAATTTAAGGCTGTCCCACCTTTCTTATGTCGGGTCTAGTTCGTATTCGGCATTTGGGGTTAACACGGCGCAGATGACCACGGCTATGACACAGACCTTGTATATCTGCCCAATCGGGGCGAACTGCGGTCCCCATGGGCCTTATCCCGATGGCGGTGTTAACACCGGTCTAGGAATTAATGGGGTTATATTGACACCGTTTACCATCCTAACATCGGGCGCGGTAGAAAAGTAAAAAGGAGGACTAAGTGGGTACAAACTTAAACGACATAGCATTGGCGCTGGAAGAACGTGCACAAGAACTAGAACGGCAGAAGGCCAGCGCCGTGCACTCGCATAGAATTGAACTGGCTAAACTTAAGAAGCAAAGGGAAACCGAGCAAGCCCGCCAAGAAGCCGAGTATAGAACCAAGGTTGCCGAGCACGAGCGTATTAAACGAGAAAAAAAGGAAGCCGCAGAGAGAGAACTACGCGAGGAAGCCGTACGGCGTTCGGAGAAGGACATGGAGTACGCCAAGAAGCAGGCGGAGATAGACTTGGCGGCTAAGAAGGCGGAGGAGCTTAGGGCGCAGATGGTGGAGCTGGAGAACAACCAGGCGAAAGCCAAGCAAGCGGAACTGGACTACTTAGAAAGCCTTAAGCCAAAAGTTAACAGCGAGAGAATCATGCCGAACCCAATGCAAAGGTTCTTTCAGGCCCAAGAATAATTTTAAAAAATCTCAAACTTTGATCGGTTTGAGCCAGGGCCTCGTTGCCCGTAAGCAGCGGGGCTCAACCTACTTACGGAGGAATTTATGAAATTTATAGACATAACTGGTCATACTTATGGAGAATTAACTGTTATAAAAAGAAGGCCGGGAAATAGCAAGAATAAAAGAGCAATGTGGGTTTGTATGTGTAGTTGCGGCAAAGAGCATATAGTAGACAGTAATAGATTACGCTCTGGGAATACTACAAGTTGCGGCCATTTAATTACCCATTGTTTGCGTGGGCATTTAAGAATTCCTGAAAACTTATATGATAATGGCGGCTGTAAACAATGTAAAAAAGAAAAGGGCAATTCTTTACACAAAAGAGACCCAGAAGCGCATAGAATAGCGTGCCAACGCTGGACGGATAGAACTAAATTAGAAGCCTTAACTCATTATGGTCCGGGTGGAAAATTAGGATGTTGCTGGGAAGGTTGTGTGGTAGAAGATATAGACATGCTTAGTTTAGATCACATCAAGGATGATGGTAATACACACTGGCAAAAAACTGGAGCAAAGTACGGCGGTGGGGCGCTGTATACTTGGGCCAGAAAGAATGGTTGGCCAAAAGTATTACAAACTCTATGCTTTAACCACCAATTTAAAAAGAGAATGAATAAAGTCAGGGCAGATAGATTAAAGCCCTTAGGAGAATAAAATAATGGCAGTTACTCTTTATCCCGGCGGCGATAACCCTGTCACTGTAAATTTTGGACTGGCTCTTTGGGATATGAGCTTTACAATGGCTGAAAATTTTGAGATTATAGACCAGTTTCTCGGAGGTGGGGGAGGTTCATCTTCTTTTAGTAGCATTACAAGCGGGACAAATACTAATCATACCCTAACTGTAGGAAATTTATCTTCCCTAACTTTTACTGGAACCGGAGTTGTGAACGCAAACGAACTTAACGGAATAGGTATCGGCGGTACTTTGACCCATGCCGGGCAAATCCTTATCAGTCAGCCCGGTAATACCACAGCAGTTTGGGCAGACCCCTTGGTACAAGGTATTCAAGCAGAGGGCACAACCGCGTCCACGGTTAATCCCGTTCTTATAGCGGGCAAGGACAACTTAGGAAATCTTAGGGATTTAACGCTGGATTCTAGCGGAAACCTTTTAGTTACTGGCTCACTCACAACGACACCCCCGGCGAATGCGTCTACGAATGTCACACAGTTTGGCAGTAATAACATTGTTACGGGTACCGGAGCGAGTGGCCTAGGAATTCCTCGCTTCACTATTGCCAATGATTCTTCCCTTGCGGCCAACCAAAGCGTAAATGTAAATCAAATCGGAGGGTCCGCCATCACAGAAGGGCAGAAAACTATGGCCGCTTCTGTACCCGTGGTTATTGCCTCGGATCAGACTGCTATACCAGTTTCTTTAGGCTCTATTTCAACCGTAGACATTCAAAAATGGGCCGGTACTTCTCTTGGCACACCTGCTAATTTTGGTGTTAGTCCCGGTTCAGTTATCTCGGGCTCTGTTAATGCCTCATTGTTTGCCGGTAGTACCGCACTTTCAGCTACAGGATCAAATCTTAATGTAAATGTTAGTGGAGGAAGCACAAATCCGGCGGCTGGACTTACGGGATCGGCACCCCCAACATCGGCAGACTATAGCGGTATTAACGTTGGCGCGACACTTCGTGGACGAACCGGGGTTAATCCTACCGGCACAGTATATGCAGCGCAAACCGATCTTACTTCTCTTAACGGTGTCTCTCTTGGTTCTCCTGCCGCATATGGTACGTCTCCGGGGGCGGTAAACGCCCTCGGTGTAAACGCGTTTATTACTAATACTCCAGCCGTAACGTTAACTTCAACCACAATAACAGGTACCGTGGCTGTTACGCAAAGCACTTCTCCTTGGGTTGATAATCTTACACAGGTGGCCGGGACAGTTTTGGGATCAACGGCGGTTGTTAATTTTGGTACCGCTCCCGCCGCTGCCGCTGTACCTGGAGTCAATGCTTCTTTGTTTTCTGGCACTACAGCATTGACCAATACTGGCGGGGCTTTAAATGTTAATGTTTCAACCGCCCCGCTTACAACAGTAAACCTAACCCAATGGGCCAGTACTGCCCTTGGTACTCCAACTAACTTTGGCACCACACCTGGAGCTGTAGTTGCTGGAAGTGTTAATTCATCTCTGTTTCTTGGCACAACGGCAGCGGCGCTGGCGGGAGGCACCGCTGGTGTGCAAAAAGTTGGAATTGTTGGGGGCACAGCCGCTACGATTGATGCCACAATTGCTGCTGGTACCGCGCCTACTAATGGTCTAGCGGTTTTAACTCAATATAATAGCGCTACTGCCGTACCAACAGCCGCCCAAACTGTAGTTTTACAAAGCGATTCCTGGGGCAACCTACTTACTAGGCCTTATAGAAGAGCAAAGATAACCGGACAAGCTACTACAATTACAAATTCTTCTGCGGCTACTACGGTATTTGCTGCGCAGGGCGTTGGCACATTTGGTGACATCTCCAATTTTGTACTTACGGCGACACCAGCGGCAACCACCGCCGTAGCGTTTACCGCCACCCTTTCTGATGGCACAGTTAGTTACATTTTTGATATGGATACCGGATCGGTAGCGGCCCCAAGTGTGCCTACAAATATTAATTTCGACCCACCCCTTCCCGGCACCACAGCTAATACGGTGTGGACAGTGGCGCTTAGTGTAAATACTATTACGGTTCATATTACCGTTGTGGGAGTTGCACAAAAATCTAGTTAAAATTAAGAAAGTGCTTGACACGTAATTTGGTTTATGCTATGCTTTCTGTAGACCAACCTGCTGTAAAATCATAAATTGATTCGGGGAAGGCAATAATGCTATCTAAGCCAAGGATTTTGCTGTTGGACGTTGAGACTTTTCCAAACGTTGCGTATGTCTGGGGAAAATATGAGCAGAATGTCATTGAATACAAACAAGAGAGTTGCCTTGCAACCTTTGCTTATAAATGGCTAGACGAAGACAAAGTGTACGTTAGGGGATTGCCGGACTACAGCGGGTATAAAAGGGGCTCCTACAACGACAAAAAGCTGGTTACCGACTTGTGGAAGCTGTTGGACGCTGCCGATATTGTAGTGGCCCATAACGGGGATGCCTTCGACGTACGGGTGTGCAACTACCGGTTTATTGTTAACGGGTTAATGCCGCCAAGCCCATACAAGACGGTAGATACCAAGAAGGCCACCAAGCGAGTGGCTCGTTTCAACTCAAACAAGATAGACGACCTTGGTACCATATTGGGAATGGGGCAGAAAATAAAGACGGACTTCTCGCTCTGGCGTGGGTGTATTGAAGGCGATCCGGCAGAGTGGAAGAAAATGATGGACTACAACAAGCAGGATGTTTTGTTGCTGGAGAAGCTGTACCTTCGTATACGCCCGTGGATCAGCAACCATCCTAATTTTACAGTCGAAAATGGGGCGAGTTGCCCGAAATGTAACGCATTTGATATTCAATACCGGGGCTATGCAATTACTAATACCAGGCGCTACAGACGTTTCCAGTGCAATAGCTGCGGAGGCTGGGGCCGGGTAGTAAAGAGCGAGGGCAGCGCGAAGGTTACAAATGCTTAGGGAGAAAAAGTAATGTTGCAAGACTCAGAGACAATACATTCAATTGTAATAGGACTAGGGTTTCGCGCACGCAGCGGCAAGGATTCTGCTGCGGCTGCGATTATAGGGACCCATAGTAACCAGTACAGCATCAAAAGATTTGCATTTGCCGACGAACTCAAACGCGAAGTTAATGAGATGGCTCAGCAAGCTGGTGGTATGCAAAACTTATTCCTAAAGCATAAAGGAATCTGGCCTTCTTGGGTTGGATACGAAAAAGATGCTCCTATAGACTACCTTTGTCCTGAAGGAAAGCAGAGGCGGCTCTTACAATATTGGGGAGTATATCGAAGAGAGCAAGATGAAAATTATTGGGTAGAAAAGGTCGCCAAGAAAATTTCTGAGGATCAGCCAATGGTTGCGCTGGTTAGCGACCTCAGATTTAAGAATGAGAAAAAATGGATTGAACAATACGGGGACAGTATAAGGGTAGATAGGCCTGGCTTGGATTCCTTAGACAGCCACATTTCAGAACAAGAACTGGCAAAGGTGCCGGATTACGAATGGGGCGCAATCCTCAAAAACGATTGTAGTTTAGAAGAATTTCAAACTCGCGCAGTAAACGTCTTTGATTATCTAATGGAACGTCCACAAGGAGTGAAAAATGCTTAGCACACCCGAGCGTATCCTTATCGTCGTAACCTGTTCAATGTGGCTCATAATTAGTGTGGTTGTTATCTGGCAGGGTCTAATATGAACATATCTAGGGATTATCTTAACAAATTCGTTGTGGTCGTGGGTATAGCTTGGCTCACCCTCGGCATCACCCTTCTGTTCTTAGTAAAGCACTGGCGTCACCAGACGAGTACCCAAGCGAGCGGCCAAGCGATTTCCTGGCAAAAGCAGCACGCCTCTACGCATCGTATTGGTATATATTCCGTGTTTGAAGCCATTGATGATCTGGGCAAAGCCCATTGCAGTGGCACGGCGGTTGCCAAGCACGCCCTGCTTACGGCGCAGCACTGCTTTCATAACAGCAACGAAGTCTTGCTAGATGATTCTTGGAGAAAGAATATAATCGTGGCCGCATTTCCCGACGGTAATGACCACGTTATTCTACTCCTAGATCACACATTTTACGACTACGCTTCTATTTCTCAGAGGGAGCTGGTACCGGGAGAAAAAGTAGGTATTTTTGGCAACCCCGGACATAGAAGTGACGTATATCATACGGGTTACTTCGATTCCATGCGGTATTACAAAGATTTTGACCGAAATTTTCAGGTGTTTGAGCTACCGGTATTTAGAGGGGACTCCGGCGCTGGTATTTTCGATGAAAAAGGCAGAGTAATTTCGGTAGTATCGCTTTCTAATGAGTCCTCGGAGGCGGTATCCCTTCCTTTGTCCTTTAGCGAAAACCAGTTAAGGGCTATAGAGCAGGCCGCTCCTTAAACCATTTATCCCAATCTTTTCTCCAATCAGTACCGGTAGGAATTTCCCATCCACTTGATGATCCCCCTTTGCTTTCGCTATATACCACTACGGGGTGTCCGAGCTTATCTGCCCATTCTTGCCCAAGTTTCTTTAGCCTGTTAAACGAACCAATTACAGGCTCGGTATCTGCGTGGAAGATGCCATGAAACTCTTGTACACCTGAGTACGAATTTGGTTTATGCTTGTAGATTCTATTCTTTGCCACGCAGCCATATGTCCGCGACGTATTACGTACGTCTACACCAGTTGCGGCGTACATTGCGTCTGAACTAGAATGCCAAGGACCTTTCGCGGCGTACGTCGTACCGTCTTCTAAGGTAAAGTGCAATGTTGAACCGCCGTAACCATCGGATTTCAAGTCCTTCGGATCGTGGAAGTGTACCTGCTCTGCCGGAGTCTCGGAGTTAATCGGGTACAGCCACACGTGGCCTTTTTTATCTACCAATTTGCGGTAGATAAATTTTGTTGCTTCCCCGGCCCCAGAGAACATCTGGTACGGTTTGTCTACGACAAATATATCACCATCTAGGCCAACTTTTGTCGGGGGATCGGGCTTGTCTTTACCAAAGACACTATCTTGGCACTTCTGGCACATGCCGCTGATTTCAAACTCCCGTTTGCTTAACGCGTTCCTGAATTTTCCTATAGGTTTACTACAAATTGGGCACCTGCCCATATCAATGGCTTTTAGTTCTTCTCCAAACCCCGCCGCCTCCATAATCGTCCTATTCATTGTCCCTCCACAGGAATAATTTCAACCCAGGCAATTCCTACCTTACGTATCCCCAAAATCGTGGCTGCTCGTTCGGATAAATCTAAAATTCGGCCACTTACAGACGGCCCCCTATCGTTTACTCGTACTGTCACGGATGTCCCGCCTTTAGGGTATTTGACTAACAGCATTGCACCGTATTTATAGTGCCTAGAAGCGCACGTGAGGGCATCCGGGTCGAATACCTCGCCGTACGCCGTACGTTTGCCTTTGAATTTAACCCCATAATAGCTAGCTACACCCTTGGTACTCGCCTGGCGTCCGCTTGGTTTTCCTAAGCAGAGCGTAGCGAGTGCTAGGAGCGTAGCGAGGAGAATTGCCAGTGGTATGACTAGGGGAGTGCCAAGCGAGCGCTTCATTGGCTGAATAAATATGCTAAGGCCCAAAGCATAGCGGTCCATGGCCACACTCTACTTACTGGTACGCCTCCGCATACAGTAATGAGGCCACCAATAAAACAAGTAAACACCCCAACAGTACCAATAACAACTCTAAGTTTCATTTGAATTCTCCTTTGGTGGTTCCGGTAATTCATTGATAGTTTTAATATCTGGTTGTGCGTCGTACTCGATGGTTAGATAATACCACAAAAGCTTTATGGCGTGTTCCAATTCTACCTTCTGCTGCTCTTCCCCCGATGTTAGTTTTCCTCTGCTCAAAATTTCCAAGCCTGCTGACCAGATGTCGTATAACTCCATGAGGTGGTCCTGCCTAGTCCCGACATCCGCCATGGAAATTAGGGGCATAATGTGCTTCCCATTTCTCGTAAATCTTTAAGAATTTTTCGAACACGCCGTTCTTTTGCGGCACCCATTCCCATAGGCATACCGTTAGCGGTATTAAGACAAGGCTGTTTATTCTCCCGAACTACAAGAACTTCTGCTAGTAACCTTTTAAGCAATTTATTTTCGTAAAACAAGCTTGCGCAGTCGTGACAATAAATTGCCATCTATGTCTCCTTTGCGACTTTCTTAACAAGTAGCGTGACGTTTACGCGAAGTTGTTTTAGGAGGGATTCCAAGAGGTCGTAGCGGTCTTGGAGATGTTGGTGCTCCTCTCGCGCCTGCTTAAGCCTTGATTCTGCTCCTTCATACTGCATCCAGGCGGCGTTTCTCGATGCTTTTTCCATGTAAAACTGCTTTGCCAATTCGTCCTTTTCTTCATTGGTTACCTTTGCAAGTTTCTTATAGTTGAACATTTGGTACCTCCTGATTAACTGACAATCTGTAAAGTTTTAGTGCTGCGGCCATTGCTTTCCATTCCCCATATGTATACCTGGCACCTTTTCCTCCATTACAGTCCTTACAACATACAACACAATTGTCTACTGTGTATCCTATATCATTATCTGTTCTATCAAGGTTATACCTACAACTTTTTGCCCCGTATTCCTTGAAAATCACCGCAGAATCACAATAATGACAAATTGGATTAGAAGCAAAATTCACAAAGTCTTCGTACGTTATAGCAACTTCTCTAGTTGAAACTCTTGCGGCTCTAAGAAATAAATTGTAAAGAGCCTCATAAGGCCTACTGCGAAGATTAATGTTCTTTTTACAACCACAGCTTTTGGTGTCACCGGCCCTTAACGAGCCGCCAGAGACAGTGTGCTTATTTCCGCATACGCATATTACGTCCCATTTTGTTCTATACCCATCTTTGTTTTTCGCTTCAGATCGCCCAACTACCGTCCAAAATCCGAAGATTTTCCCTTCAAGTTCAGTGTATTTGCCTTGCACTCTTCCGCCTTTCTCACAGTTACTTTACAAAGTTCATTACAATTTGAGCAGCGCCAACCGCCCAAACCCTTCCATTCCGGCGTCTTGCCGTCCTTACCGTTTCCTACACGCCCGCATGGTTGTTTCGTGGCCTGGACCTTACAACAAACAGATTGGTAGTAGTTCACAGGGCCGGTTTTGACTTTTACTGGCTTGGGCTTGTTGCTCGATTTTTCTGCGTATCGGCTTTTGCCTTTGGTTTTGCTCACGCCGCACCTCTAGTAGACAGCCTATAGAAAGTCCGGGTATTTGTCAACTCATAAAAACGCATCAAAAATATACGCTTGGCTTCCTCCGGGGTCCACGGCACGATTTTCTCTGGCAAAGGCTCAATGTCCATGAACGGTTCACCCCAAAGCAAATCTCTCTGCTCTGTAATAAGAAGCCTGTTGTCTGCATCTTTGACTTCGGCGGGCTCTTCAAATGGCAATTCGAAGTGCTCCATAATAGCATCTAAGCCCTGCCTTTCATATATACGGTATGTTTCCATACCAACGCTGTGCTTGAGGGGCCGGGAAATATCCCCTAGGAAGGCCTCCGCGCTATCATGAAGCAAAGCTCGTAACTGGTTTTCTGGAGAACAAAGATAAGACACGCGTACGCTGTGCTCTGCCACGCTATAAAACTTAGAACAGTGGCCCGTAAACCTACAAATGTTGCTTAGACTATTTGCAATGTCTTCTATACTTATCTCCTCAGCAAGTGGCCAGCCAAAATAGTACTTTTTACGCCAAAAAGTATAGATATGGGGCAGAGATTTTCTTGGTGTGTAGGTCACCGCTCTGTCCAATCTTCTGGATCGGTGTCAATTACAATGTGACCGAATTTTAGCACCGAACCGTCTTGCTCGCATTCAAATGGTTTCTTAAAGTCTACCAAATGCACGCCAGTTGGTTTCTTTCGTGTTGCCATACTTACCGGCACTACTCCGATTAGCCCAGCATCCACCGGGTACGCATTGCCGTCCTGGTCATAATATTCCCCATCTCCATAAGCTGTACCAAAAGCTACGGCAGTTTTTCCTTTCTTTGTGTAAGGCTTATTGAAATAATCAGACGCCTCAAGAACCTTCATCCATGCACTTTGTTTGCCTTGAAGAACATAGCAAGGATCGCCTACGTAATACTTTCCCGCCTTTAATTTCATACTGCCTCCATTGGTACTTCTATTAGCCCGCCTTCTTCCTTCTCAAGTGAAGCAATCTTTACTCGCAGCGCCTCGATTATTTCTGGCCTCTCGCTTAGCACTTCCTTAACTTTCTCTAGGCCTTGCCCTATCCTTTCTCCAGCATAACTATACCATGACCCCGAGACTTCCAGCAATCCTCTTCGTATAGCATAAGCAATTAAATCGCCTATCTTATCAAATCCGCTGGGCCTTTCTGTGCCGGGATAGATCAAATCTACCGTGGCCTCGCGGAAGGGCCGACCTGTTTTGTTTTTGATGCACTTAAGGCGTACTTGGTGGCCTGTAATGTTTTCCTTGCTTCCAATTGCTTCTCTGCGTCTCACATCAATGCGCACACTAGTGTAAAACTTTAATGCGCGTCCCCCTGTAGTCGTTTCATTTGAACCGTACATCACGCCAATTTTTTCCCTAAGTTGGGAAATAAATATCACAGTTACCTTATTAGTAGCGGCTTTACCCGTTATCTTACGAAGCGCCTTAGACATCAGTCGAGCCTGTAAGCCTATGCTTGCGTCCTGCATTTCTCCGGCCAATTCCGCTTCTGGAACAAGGGCAGCAACCGAATCAATGACGATTAGGCTCACGCACTGAGAATCAATGCACTCCTCGGCCACTTGCAAGGCCTCTTCTCCCGAAGAAGGTTGGTTAATAACTAGGTTATCTATGTCTACACCCAGAGTTTGTGCGTAGGATGGGTCAAGCGAGTGCTCGGCATCTATGAAAACTGCTATGCCTCCTAGGGCTTGTTCCTGCGCTATTACGTGCAGCGTAAAGCTGGTCTTTCCGCTAGATTCCGGCCCTAGTACTTCAATGATTCTTCCACGAGGGATACCGCCGCATTCCAACGCGCCAAAATCGAAGGTAGGCAGACCAGTCGGTATAACCGGAATTGGTGTAATGTTTTTGCTGCCTAGACGCAATAACGAGTTAGCAGTTTCGTGCTTCTTATCGAGGGCCTTAGATAAGGCAAAAATGGTCTTAAATTTTTCTGTGTTACTCGACATCTTTTACCTCAAGCTGAGCCACTTCCAATTCATTAAGGCACCTGAATTTAGTGCCACGAATATCAATAGTCCAGCTACGATGGTAGTGGCCAAAAACCCAATATTCCGGCTTGTGGATATCCCACATAGCTTGAAGTAATTTGGCAGTTCTAGATTCGGTTGAACCCCACTTCTCCGGCCTAAATCCACCGTCCCGTAGCAACTGCTCCCCTATTTCCTGCGGGCAATCGTGCGTAGCAACAATCCTTGGCTTTTGCTTGGCATACGCCTCGTACGCTTTTTGTCCTTCCTCGGCGGACAGCTCCTCACCGAACCACCAGGATTTTCCGGGCACTCGCCACTGCCAATCTATGCTAAATGCTCCGCCTACCACGAACACGCCATTCCACGGCCCGTATTCCCCGGCGTAGTTGCTGTGGCTTTGGCACAGACCGGGATTATCGTGGTTGCCACGAATAAAGCCAAAGCACGCGGGTTGCGGCGGCAGATTAACGCCTTGGAACCCGAGGCCCATGTCTCCTACTTGGAGGATGTAATTGGCGTCTTGCCCTCTACGGGCCAATAGTGGCACAAGACATTCGGTTGTCTTGCCGTGTACATCTCCGATAAATATGTATTTCATACGGTCCCTCGATAAAATCCGAATCTTTGCATAAACCTTCCCACTGCGTCGTCATCCACCAAAGTTCCTATGTGGCCGATTTTGTCTTCCTTATCCACGAGGAAAATTTGTAATTCCTTGACATCCGCCTGGTGCTCGCTTAGCAACTTTATAACATGCTCAACGGGTTCCATTGGAATACCCCTAGGCTTCTTCACAGGCCGATAGAACTCAATCAAGACCCCCATTTTAGCGTTCCTATAAATAATGCCGCGAGTATGCTAAACACATATGAGTCTGCCGAAGGAAAGGAAGTATCGTGGATGATTACTCCTACAGAGAATAAAATAACCCAGTAGCAAAAAATTTTAAATGGCATCACTTTCCTCCGTACGTAGTACGCTTAGCTTCTTCCCAAGATACGCCTTGAACCGCTTGACGTACTTAACCCCGTATTGCTTAATTAGTGCTTGCTCACCGGACATTTGTAAGATACTGTGTAGTGCTGGGATATCTGCGTAGTTCTCCCAATAGGCTTGCCAGCAATCATCGCAGTTAAGGGCGGGCGGGCACTTGCTTATTTTGTGCTGGCAGGCTACTACCACGTCATGCTTGATCGTTCGATAGCCCCTCATCTGCAACATGTTCCGGCTCCTTTTTGTTTTTAACTCGGAAGAATAGGGCTCTGTAGTGCCCACCCGCATCTAGCGCATTTTCAAGAAACGCTTTGCCTAAACGTTGACGCAAATTCTCCGGCAAATTCTCGTAACTTTCTGGGTCTTCTAGGACTAAATTCCATAATTGCTTTTCAATAGGCCAATGTAATTCTCTTGCCGCTTTCAAAAAAATATCGCAAGTATAGTCCACCGGCTCCGCTCGGCATTGGTCTTGCTTAAGTTCGGCGCGACGAATTTGCATGTTTGCACCGGTCTTAAGCAGGGCATATAACGCCATCGAATTTTTGTACACCTCATCATACTTTCGTAATTGTTCTTTAGTTGTTTCAACCATTCTTACCTTTCACACTTATTTGGGCACTTATAAAGTTGATGATATGCCCATGGGGTTACATTAGAATAATAAAGTGCTATTGTGTCCAATTCAAGATGACGACCACACTGGGGGCACCAATTTTTACGATTCCACACCGGTCCCCAATAAATTGGCCTGTCTTGTTGGCAGCGGTCACACCAGCCGCCCCCGATACACCCCGAGTAATCGCAGCCAAATAACCAGCACCATGCTCTAAGCACTTGTACCCCCATATTTCATTTTTTTCTTGACCTTCGCAATACCCAGCAACCCCCAAGTTTTTTTACCTAGCGCTTGCTCGGCGGGCGGTTTATCGTGGTACTCGGCCAATGCCCTTAGCACATCGGCGGTATTCTTAGGGAACGCTTTTTCTATAAGTCCGTATGCTCGGTTAAGTCTCCACTCTAAAATTCCCGAGACTAAGCCAGAGGCGTGTCGATGATCGGTGCTCAACCTGTTGCCTAACAATAACCTGTATACCGGGTGTTGGCTCTGGAAGCGCAATATCTTGTCCCATTCCTCTGGCCTGAGTCTAAACAGTTTCCAGAGCCGCGCCGCTTTCGCGGCGGCTCTCCTTTCTTCTGGAGATTTCTTCATTGCTTAACAACCCTGTACTTAAGTCCCAGTAGGGACTTTTTAGTACCGTACTTGTCCGCAGCCTCGTTAGCTTCTATTTCTGTGGAAAAAACTTTTTCCTTTAAACCGGTATTAATAGAAGGGCTCCACCCGTCTCCTGTATTAACCTCCACAATCCACTTTCCTATCTCAATGTTAGGATGAATTGCAAAAGGAGGTTTGTAATAAATAGGGACTTCCGTAGCCTCATACTCACCCCTCTTCCTATTAACCACCTTGTAGTTCAACTTCCCGGCCTGCCTAAGCATACGCAGGATACGCTCGGGAGACCCAGGCGCTACATGTCCTACCGCATCGCGTACATAGTGCAGAAGCTGGGCGGTGGTGAACGTGGGGTCCGAGGAAGCTAACCGGCGTTCTACGAAGTACTGCACGGCGGGCGCTAGCCTACTTGCTAAGGTCTTAATGGTCTTATCTGCCTTTGCAAACGGCACTGGTTTATCTCTGAATAGACTAATCACTTAGATGGTCCTCCTCGTACCACTTCTCTGTCTGCCCTTCAATGTTATCGTGGAAATAATCAAAGGCCCAATCGTCGTCTATCAGCTTCAGTTCCTTGATGGCCTTAGTATATACCTTGTCTCGTTCTTTGTTTAGCCGGGCAATTTGCTTTTTATATTGCTGAGCGGTTGATAGTCTGGTTTTCTTTGCCATACGCCACATCCTTCTCTAGGAATTTATTCGATACTACCTTAAGAATTAGCCGACCGAGCCCGCGCACATACCGCTCGTTTACTGGACGAATTACAATACCTTCTCTTAATCCCTTGGCCCCCGGCACGGCGGTTTGCCCATCTACTAATTCCCAAGGAATGTCCTTGAAAGCTCCCGTGTAGAGTATGGGTACCCATTTAACCTTTTGTATATTAAATAGGGCAGTAAGTTCATTTCTAGCGGCAGCGTGCATCCAGGCCCCATCGGGCGTTCTAATATCAAAGGCAAAAAGTTGAGGTTCAGAACTCCCATATTGGAAGTTGCTGCCTTGGCTCGGAGTTACTTCGCCGTATAAACCATACCCTAGATATGCCCGGCACCATTCCTCGATCCAAGGTTGGGACTTTAGTACATCCCGCCAGATACACTTAGCGTTTACCGCCTTCCACTGTGTTCTAGAGCCCGCGTACATATGTTCGTCACGAAATACAAACCTCGCGTTCGACCCGTGAATTTTTTCCGTAACTTCAACCTGTTCGTTGGGCTCGAATGCATCCTTGTAGTTCTTAAGGGCCTCTACATCGTACACCGGCATATCGACGCCTTCTTCTGTGCCATAGTCGTTCGTACCCCGCGTGCGGATGCGAAGGAAGTGGAGGATATAGTAGAACCAACCCTTGAGACTGCGCGGCCATCGCTTAGCCTTCTTGAAGGTCTCGTTATCCGCAGAAGTTTCCTTGCCCGCGTCGGGGTCGTAGTGGGTGATGCCAAGGCGTTCCGATACGTCTGCGCCTTCAACAATGCCTGGATAAAGCTGGCCCACTTCTGCATACAAAACATTAAAATCTGTAACCGGCAGAAGCAGGCCTTCCGACCATTCTCCCCTAAAGCGCTTTACAGTAATACGCCTGCGTTTCTCCGGTACTGTTCCATCAAGCCCTACGTGCGCTTCCCAAATAAAAGCAAAGGGAGGAGTTTGCGGGATCACACTATCAGGTACGATGTAAACGCCCAAATCTCCCGCTTTGAATTCGCCTTTCTTCACCACTACTTGATAAGTAGTGTTAGGAATGTCCAGTAATTCTAAGGTATCTGCGTTAGGATGCACATGGGCAGCGCCTAGTCTCACTACAACTGCGCGATGGTTTGCCTTCTTTTCCATTTATTCTTCCCTCCTGAAGGGGTCCTGGTCCTTTGTCTTTTCCTTTATCATTCCCCATATTACGTCATCGTATGGCCGCTTGTCAAGCATTCTGAATAGCACAGCGCTTACGCTCTTCCTATCCCCTAGCGTAAAGAACTCGGCCAGCGCTTTCCTAGCTTCCTTGTCCTCCCCGTCTTTCGGTAGTGTACATGATTCGTAAATCGCCTTGGCCTTCTGCTCGATTCTACCGTATTCTGCTTGTAAACCATTCTTCCAGTAATTAACCCACTCCTGATAATGGCTGGGCGTGTTGTCCAACAATTCCGAGAAACTTTGACCATCTCTGAGCAGTTCCCAGATAGCTTTGGGGCTAATAGACGTGAGCAATCGGTGTAGCCTTTGATACTCTAAAAATTTTATTTTGAGCTTTAGCGGCGGTTTTGGGCCTAGATGCCACGTAAGGACATAACCCTCGGCGTTCTCCGCCTCTTTATCGATCGTATTAAATCTTACGTCCTCCAGCTTCTTGTCAAATTTCTCTACTAGCCTACACCCGTTTAAAGATGCTAAATTTTCTAACTCGGGGCGACACAATTCTTCGCCGGTCTCAATGTTTATTAGGGTCAGAAGTTCTAGACCTTCCCAATCATATTTAACCACGATTCTGTTGTCTGGATAAACAATCTCAAACAAAGGCGTCCAACCGCTGGGCCAAATAGCTTTGGACAAATTTTTGTAGTACCACGTAGAAGCCCACGCAGCTTGGTCTGAAATAAACGAGCCGCGAGTAGCTATGGCGGGCGTTTCTCCTACACGAAAATATACACCTAAACTTCCATCAGTTTTGGAAGTGACCTCTGGCAACCCTGGGGGCAAGTTCTCTACTGCCGTCTCTGGCCTATATGCGGTCCCAAGATTAAAGAACTTAGGGAACGGCCTAGCTACAACTTCCTGCGTAGCCGTATTGACAATCAAGCCCCGGCACTTGCATGTCACATCATCCCAGATACTCTCGAACATCGCCTTCTGCCCATAGTTGTAAATGGTCAGCGGCGCGTAGCGATGGTGCTGGGCGTTTACCACGCGGTTCTTGACGTGCTCAGCGAGTAGGTCTACGTCTAGGTAATCGGCTAGTTTCATTTCGCTTTTACCCGCATCAGCTTGTCTTGCTGAAGCTTTAGGATACCTTCCCAAGCAGCCGTTATGCGTTCTGGCTTAGCATCACCGGGTAACTCCGCCACGGCTTCAAAGTAATTTTCTCCACTGCCGGACTTGGTAGTAAGTCTGACCTTACCGCCGAACTCTTCACTAAAAGTTTGAAACACTGGGTCCTCCTTTGGATGATTGCGCTTATCAAATTGAAACGGTCTCATTATCAGCCTCGGTGGGTACACCGTTTTGTACTACGATGCCGTTGAAATTACGCGCTTTCAACTCTGCTTTTTGTATTTCGTCATAACTCCGTACTTGTGATCTTGCCCCATCAAAGTATAAGAAGCAAGAACCACCAGAAGAATATCGAGATAGTGCTACGTCTACTCTCATTTTTGAGTCAAATGAAGTATCGCTCTCCTTCATCGCATCGGCTTCTTGGTCATATTCACCTAACTTTAAATCTGAACTAAGAGACTTCCTCCATAGAATTAGCAGGGCATCGCAATCCTTTTCAATGTGCGAACTACCTTCGGTATCATTGGAATTGATTATGTTGGCTTCGTCTAACTTTTTAGGTTGCAGTATCCGAAATAGTTTTATTCCGTAATCCTTAGCAATCTTCGCGGACACTTTGCTAATCTGAGAAAGATGCACCGCCCTTAGCCCGGCATTCTTCAGTGTAAGATCGCATAGCAACTGGATGTTGTCCAGTACAATTGTCTTAACCCCATAACGTCTGATGCAATCTCGCATCAATTTAAAGACATCTTCCGGGTCCCGTACTAACAATGGATACGCAAAGTAAATGTCTCCTTCCCTATTTCTCTGTATCTCCTTGGCATCTACCACCGCTAATTTTAGTTCTGCTAACTTCTGCCTAGATTCTTCCGTTCCCGGCTCTGTGATATTGTCTTCGAAACCGGTTACCAAACTTACCCATTTCTTAGCTAACCTGGCAGGGCTCATCTCAAGGCAGCACACAAGTACATTCTCGCCATAGCTAGCTGCGAAGTGGTCCGCGAGATTTAAAGAAAATGTGGTCTTGCCTCGCTTAGAGGGTCCCAAAATATCGCATACATCTCCGTCTTCAAACCCTACTTTACTGTTTAGTTCTTTCCAAGGAGATACATACTTTGGTGCTAAGTCGTGCTTACCACTTAATTCGTCTTCTAATTGACTTAGCGCATCCTTGGCACTCGTCACGCCTGTTATTTCGAACATCGTGGCGCTTGCTTTGAGTTTCTCAAACTGCTCTAAGGTTCCCCCATTAACAAAGAACTCATTTATGTCTTTGACTCCGGCGGGCAGTATGATCTTCAAGCACTTATCAATGCCGATCTTACTTGCCATTTCCTGCGCGGCCTTGTTCCCAACTTTGTCACCATCGTAGCATAGGTATATCTTCTCGGGCGCAATGCGATCTAGCGTCTCAATCCAAGAATTTTTCTTAACATTAGCACCAGGCACACCCACGGCGTTCTCTATGCCGTTCGACATTGCACTCAGAACATCTTTTTCTCCTTCCAGAAAAATTATCTCTTGGCAACCTTCGGTGAGCACGCCCGCATTAAATAATCCTGCCTCCCAACCACTAGGGCACGCAAAGTCCTTCTCATTTGGGGGCATGGTACAGTATTTGGCAAACGTGATGTTTCCTTCCAAACTAAGGTAGGGAATAACCAGTGCCTTCGTTTCCCCTGCCTTCCTGAAGTACACCTTCTCCTTAAGCCCTAGCTTTTGCCGATCAATGATTTCACGAGTGAACCCGCGTACGTTTAGGAGGTAGTCCATAGCCTCGGCGTCCCCTATGAGGGCTCTATGGCACTCGTCTGGGTCGGGCAGTTCATCAGGCTTAGAAGGGCCGCCCGCCCATTCCTTACGGCTATCTATGCCGGGGATTCTGATGCCTAAATGTTCCTGAAGTGTACGCAGGTTCCCGGTCGCGGCGCAAGAAGCATGATGACAGAAATATAGAGAATCTCTGGTGCTTTCGTCAGTATTTGCTACAGCCATGTAGAACTTATAATCTGACTTGTGGCAGAAGGGGCAGGTCTCTATCTGTATCTGCCCTCCAGAAGGTCCTCTGTAATTCCAGCCCTGCTCAGTAACTAACCGCAACCCTCGGCTGTTCCGTAAATTCTCTGCACTCGCTTGGCTCATCCTTAGCACCTTCCTCGCGTTCGCCGGGCTCTACCGAGCGAACCCAATCTACTAGCTGTTCTAGGGTCCAATCTTCTAGGCACATTACATGGTGGTCAAATATATGTGCAACCTTTGTCCACGCCGCCTGACTATCAATATTGATATAACTATTAGGAAAACAATTGCAAGGAAAATCCATGTCAGTTTTCAGCCACGGCCAAAGCTTTTTAATGTTACAATACTGCCGTTTAATACCGCAGGCGTTTGCGGCCATCCCCAACGCACAATTATTTATGTCTCCGCTTTTTGGGCTGTCAACCGTTACCCTTCCCAACATAATCGCATCGCTTAGTCTCATTGTTTTCTCCTAGTTGATGTGCGGCGAAGTATACGCCGCAAATAATGCTCTACCTATCGTACTTAGCTCAAACACTTCTAAATCTCTTCCGGTGTTCGCCTTGATATTCTGCAATTGTATCCTATAGAATTCCGTGTTGTCAAGGATAAAACCCAGCTTTAAAAGCACAGCCAAGTCTTCCCTAGTTTCCGTGAAGCGCTTAAACTGCTCTGGATTGTCCTTGCTTGCATCGGGGAGCATGGAGAGTGCCGAGCCTGTTTTCATCATTTCCGAAATACACGCCATCTGGTTGCTGGTTAGTTCGGGAATTACTGTTGTCATCTTTCTCCTAATTTTGGTGGGCCTGCTTGGACTCGAACCAAGAACCTACGGATTATGAGTCCGCTGCTCTGCCAATTGAGCTACAGGCCCGGTCTCCAGCCACCTACCCTTTCGAACTTGTCCTCAGTTATATGATAGATTAACCTGTGTGAATGTATGGCATCGTGGCAGCACGAACAAAGACAGATTAGGTTCTCTTCTGTGTCAGGACCTCCGTGACTTCTAAACACGCAATGGTGCGCGGTTAAATTCTCTCTGTAGCCACAATGGCGGCACTTAAAACCGTCTCTTTTAAAGACCCTTTGGCAGAGTATCTGGTACTCTCTAGGCTTTAACCGTAGGCTCATACTTAGCGAATGCCGGGTGTTTTCCTTGTTGTAACTTATCCATTTTGCTTTTCAGTTCAGCAAAGCTAACCGGTGTGAAGTTCCAATCATCCACGCCGATATCTAGGGACTTGCCATAGGGCGGTAGACCGCCGTGGGAATGGCCGTACAGGTGCCAAGTGCCTCGTAGGTCGTGGTGCCAGGTTCGTAGTCCGTAATGGAAAAGTACAATCTTATGTCCTTGTTCAGTTATTTCCTTATAATCCGAGATAGAAGCGAATCTACTCTTCAATTGGTTCTCAGCCAATGCATCGTGATTGCCGCGAATTAGATGGATATGGCCGTGCAGCCGGTCGGCAATGTTTCGTATATACCATGGCTCCGCGTCTCGGCCAAAGGCAAAATCTCCTAGGTGCCAAACAGTATCGCCTTTTCCAACAACCGCGTTCCAGTTTTCCTCCATTGCTCGGTCCATCTCTCGATAGTCCTTGAATGGCCGGTTGCAGTACCCAATTATGCGGTCGTGTCCGAAGTGGGTATCGGAAATGAAGAAGGTTGCCATGTTATATAATCTCCTTCATTGTTCCTAAGGCCGCTTTACGCACCGCAATTGCTTCGGCTTTAGTTTTGAACAGTCCAAGATGTTTTCTTTTCCCAGGTTCTGGATAATACCTAGCTCTCCACACACCTTCGGAAAACTCAGTAACTCCGTCGCCTTTAGCGCCCACTTTAACAGCGTGTCTACGGTTCCCTAATTGGCTTCTCCACTCTAAATTGTCAACAACGCAATTGGCTTTAATAGTGTCCTTATGATTGACTTCTGGCAAATTTAATGGGTTTGGTAAAAAAGCCCCAGCAACCAGTCTGTGCAAAGATACGGTTTTTCCTTGTAACTTTACACTTAAATACCCGGCCTTATCTGCTGTAGGAGTAAGCAGTCCTCCAGAAGAGCCTTGCCTTCTTTTACTCCATACTCTTCCTAAGCTACTGACCTCATAGTTTTCAAAACCAGCAACCGGTTTCCACAGTTCATTCTTTATTTTCTGTCTCAATTTCAGTTTGCTCAACTCTTTCCTCTTCTGTGTAATTATTTGGATCGCTTAAAAATTCCTGACAAATCATCTCCACACAAACACCGTCTGGGTAATCCTTGGCAGTTCCTTCACTATCCCTACCCGCGCTCCCTAAGCGCTTACGCGCTAGTTCAAAAGCTTTGCTGACCACATTATCCCACGCAGACTGCGTGACCTTATAAGCTCTTGATACCATCTTATTTTCTTCCACTTGGTTTTTTAATCGGCTGACTTCTGCTTCTACTTCTGCGTACGACATACGCAACGCGGCCCGAGTAAGCCGTACAATATGCCTGTCTAACGGTTCTGATACTTTAGTATCTTCATTCCAAAATGCACCCTTCGGGTCTAAACTAGTTATTTCCCGGAGCTTACTTACGCCTACGGGTTCGTATTCTTCCCGTAACAACATAACTATACGATACACTTCTACTATCCTTGTTAAGTATTGTGCCTTCCTTTCTTTAATATCTAACTCCTTTACGGCGTAATCCCCGAGCGATTTAAAGCCCCATTCGCGGCAGTAGTCCTTCGCTTCGTAAAGCAGTTCAGCCAAGTCGAAGGTGTGCCGCTTGAGACTAGAGGCGAGGGTGCTCAGCGAATGCCGAACCAAGGCGGACCTACCCGCGACTGCTTCACCAACAATCGCGGGGACATTATCTGTTATTTCCATGCGCCTCCTATGCGGCCTTCTTGGCTTTACTAACGATGTAACGTTTGGGAATGCCAAGCGCTTTCACAACAGCATCTTTCAACTTAACACGAAAACTAAAGGGCTTGACGTGTCGCAAGTCATCAAAGTTTTCTATAAACCTTGTTGCCGTTTTTTGGCAAATCAACTCGTGAATACTCGTAACCCTCTTCGGTTTCATATTCGAAGTCGATGGCATCGACCACACTTACGCCGTGGAACCCCACTCTTGTAGCAGCCAAAGCTATGGGGCAAGTTTCACTTTTTGTTTGGCTCCCCGTTTTGTATGTCTTTGCTAGTGACTTTGATTTCTATCGTTTTCATTTGTTTTGTTTTTCTCCTGAGTTTTATTTTAATCGGTAGAGAGGCCTTGCGACCCCTCACCCTTCGACCGCTTTAGGCGGCCATAGCTAGCTCGTTAGAGTTGGCTTGTTTTGTTTCGTGTCCTGATTACGCTGGCCACGACATCGCGGGATTGTCCACTGCTGTCTCATCGTCGCCGTCGAATCCTTTCACGCCCGTCAAAGCCACCATTCAGTCGAGAATTATAGTTCACTACCCCTGCCGGGGGGTGCTATTCCGCGAGACCCGCTGAAAGGCTCTCGGTATTCATCATGGTGGCTATGGTGGACGTGGCGGCATCGAAGCCGCGTCCGACAACCCGGATAACAGTTTCATACAACCATAACCCTAAATTTCCACTGGTGGTAACACTTCGCTGTCGTACTTACTTGATGATTCTTCCGCAACTGCTTCGTCTACTTCTTCCGCTTCTTGTTGCGCTTGCTTTTGACCATTACGTTGTGCCATGTATTCCAGAAAAAGCGCTCCGAACTCCTGCTTATCTTTCTCCTGCATAAGAGCGAACTTCCGGCAAGCCATAACATACGGACCCCCTTTGGTTAACTGTGTTGAGTAAATTTCGAAGCTAAAGTCGAAGAGGTTGACAGATGGCAATGGCGGTAACTGCCCTCCGGGAGGCGGAACAAACCCCGGAGTAGCATTGAATAACCCCGTGGTCTTGTCGAACGTGTACCCCCGTTCTTTGTTTCGTAGGCGTATGTTAGACGTTTCCTTTGCAATCAGACCGTATAAATCGCGCTCCATGTGGTCCTTGAACGGCTTTACGCTCTTTCCGCCCACGTCTAGGTAATGGAACGTCTGGCTCTCGCGGTCTGCCAGAAACAAATGGTAGAACATCTTGCACTTGGGCAGAAGATCATTCTTCTGAGAAGCCGGGCGTGGATCATTTCTCCACGCTTCCCACATTAGATCACCAAATTTACAGCTTGCACAATACAACGCGGGGGGATTCTTTGCCTTTGGGTGTGGCTGAATGTTGTCCAGCGAGAAGCACTCCTTGCCTTGTTTCACATTAGGGTCCCAAGGCGGCCAATAATCGCGCTGTGTTCTGACATCAAACAGCACAACTTTCAAGGAAGGAACCTGTTCACCAGTTGCGGTATTGCGAAACATCCCCGGCGTCCCCCCTTCTTTCGTCGTGGACTTCGCTACCAACTCCAAAACGGTAGGCCGGATGTTGCTAAACAGACTCCCGGCGAGTCCCAGGCCGCCCTTAGCGAGCGGTGCCTGGTTGTTCAATACAACTAAGTCCTGTCCCATTATTCTGCTCCGTTTGTGTGAATAAAATGCTCAATGCGCTCGGCGGTTACCTTAGCGCGTGTCTTAGCGGTTTTGGCCCTCTGGTAACGTCCCGAAAACTTTTCCGGCCAGCCCTCATTAGTGCCAACAGACCGTGAACTAAATACAAATAAACGAAGGGCTTCTTCTTCGGAAAGTCCGAGGATTTCAGCCGCTACATCCATTGGCTCTGTTTCGTTTTTTAAATTTATGTTTTCTCCCGCATCTTTTGCATTCTTCAAAAAATCTTTCCACAATTTCAGGTTGTTTAGAAAGATTGTCCAGCCTGCTACACATCCAGTGGTCCTACAAGCTGGAACCTTATCGTCTTTAATTTCATAACCTGTAGTACCGCCCGCTTCCGAATGCACCATGCCCCAAGCTTGCATTGTAAGTCGATGCGGCTCCTCCAAGATGTGCGCCTGGACCTTGCGTAGTATCCTAATCGCTTTCTTGCTTAGCTTCTT